AGTTTTACATTATTGCATTTAATTACATTATAATTAATTGTTGTTGTAGCATTTGTATATAATTCAATTCCACCGCTTCCGCATGTGTAATCGGCAGTACTCCCTGCATCCAAGATTGTTCCGTTATAATTTCCTTGGCCTACATACATTTTATAATCACCAAAATTCAAAGTACCTGTATAACCTACCATTGTAAGGCTTTGAAATTGCCCTGTCGCTGGAAAATCAGCAACCAACGTACATGGGTTACTGTAAGTTGAGTTGAATACAACGTTATCGCCTGCAACTGGTACCACTCCTTCTTCCCAATTTGTTGCTACCGTTGGATTATCATTTGTTGTTCCTTTCCATGTTCTCGTTGCCATATATTTTAATTATTTTTTCGAGTTATAATAACAACATTTAAATATGTTGCATCATTATTACTTGCAATATTTAAACCAATTATATCATTCTCATTAATTACCGTTGTAGTCCAACCAGATATTGTTGCATAATTTGCTGTAGCATTAGTTAGACTTGGCTTATTACCACTTCCAACTGCGCTTACTCCATTAATTAATACATCAATTGAAGCTGTACATCCACTATTTGTTTGATTATTACCAACAATTTTCCAAGCTATTATATTATAATTGCCGTCTGCCATCGTTTTTGCCATTGTGTTTGTTGGGATATAAGTATAACAGCCATCAAATGTCACAGTAATTTTATTAAAGTTGTTATTAGTGATATAATCATATACAGCTTTAGTTGTTGGTATTTCATAATTTGTTGAAGCACTTAATATAGTATCAGTTATAGCTGTTATAGTATTAGTTTTAAGTGAAATGTTACCATTTACTGTTAAATCAGAATTAATTATTAATGGACCTGTCATGGTATCACCTGTTCGCGATACTCTATCCCATCCAATCGGTAAAATATCATTTACGGTTGTCCCAGATGCATATAAAATTACATCGGCAGTGTTCAATGCTAATTCACCTAATAATAAGTCGCCAGCCGATGGAACTTTACCTGGAACATTACTTCTTTTAATTAAGAAAGTGGTTTTTCTTTCTGCCATATATATGACGTTTTAAACTCCTATATAGGATTATTTATTTTACGATTATATAACCGCTTATAAATAAATATGCCTAAACTTACATTTGGATATATTTATTTATTCATTTATTTAAACAATATTTTTAAAATTAATAAGTACCGCCATCTAAAATATCAAATTCAGCCAATACTCTTACACCATTAATACTACCAGCAGTACCAGTATCGGTAATATCCGTACTTCTAATTACAATATCATTTAATTGTGTAATCCAACCTCTATTTGCATATCCTGTTGATTGTCCAGCATATTCTGTTACATCTGGAATTTCATTTACTGTTAATCCTGTAAGGTTTTTCATCCTTACAATTTCTAAATTTATATCACCAGTTAAACCATCACCATCTTGAATTGTCCAACCTGCTTGAATTGAGGTTGAAGAAGTACTTCCAGTTGGATTCCAATTTAATGTAATATTTTTATCTTCAACATACAATTGTGATGTAAAGGCTGATACAGATTGACCCCAAATAGTTAAATTACCATATACAACTAAATCATTGACAACATCAATATTATTAACATTTAATTTATTAAGATTATCATCATATTCAAATGTAGAATTAGTCGTTAAAATTCCAGAATTTGTAGTATAAACAACTTTATTTGTATTTAAACTTGTAATATTTAAATCACCATTAACTGTTAAACCTGTAAATGAATTAATATATGCTGTTAAATTTGGTTTATCATTTTGTGAAATAGTAAGTATATTATTATTATATGTAAATGCGGTTACATACGTATCAATACCTTTAATATCTGAAATATTAGCTAATACAAAACCATCAGTACTACCAGAAAGAAATTTACCAACTAATCCATTACCAGTTTGATTTTCATATTTTGTAATTCTATGTCTAATATTTAAATCATAAAGATTAGAACCTACTTCCCAAAATGTACTTCCAGAATCAGATTTAGTCCAACCAGAAATTGCAGAAGAGGTAACTCCTGAAAAATACATGATACCTTCAGCTGTATTAACAAAAGGTTCGCCAGCAAATAAATTACTCGGTAATGAGTCGTTAATTACATCAGTATTCTTTAATACATGTCTAGCGTATATTAATCCAGAACCACCTGTAAATAATAAATTTCTTAAATCTAATGTATATGCAGATAATTGGTCATTTCTATTAAAATACAATATCGTATCATCCAATGTAACTGCGGTTGTATAATAATCATGTTTTGCAACTCCAGATAATTGGCTACCATCCCCGTAATAAATTTCGGCGGTAACATTACCTTCAATAGATATATCATGATTAAAACTAATGATATTAGTACCCATTGTAATAGTAGTATTACCACTATAACTTTTCACTTGGTTTGTGTATAAAGCAGTAGAAGCCGTTAATGTTGTTGAACCACTTGTAATACTTAACGGCTCTAATATAAAAGTTTTGTTAATATTTGAATTACTATTATTACAAGTCATGGTTATATCAAATTACCTAGTAACTGAAATTTTGCAGTCTTATTTATATCCCTATGGATTTTGATATGTAATGTCTGACCAGCCATTGCAACAAATGGCACATGTACTGGTTCATTATCAAGTAATAAATCTACTGAAGTAACATTATTTATTAAATTAAGTCTTAAAAATCGGTAATTAAAATCTATTTTAGTTGAAAATGTTGGTTCTGACATTGGTTTTGCGATAACAGTAAATGTTACAGTTTTATTATCTTCATTTGAATTAATAACGATTTTTGGGGAATTATTTAATGATTCGGTAACTTCAGTAAATAGCATTGTTCTATCTATTGCTGGAACGACTTCAAATTCTTTTTCATCCATGATATATCCTTTAAGCAAGACCTCAAATAATTGAACATAAAATTTACGATTTTCAAAATCATCAATATTACTTTCATCGCCAATATTTTCTAAGTGTAATGGCATTGGATGTTCATTAGGATTAATATAATGCTGTCTAGACCTAAAAATTTGTTGCATTTTGGTGTTGAAATTATTGACTTCTCTCATTTTATTTGAAAATATTCTTACTTCATATGTAATATCTACCGAAACTGGTTGTGGAATTTTATACACATCAATACCTTTTCTTACGCCATCCCAACGCGGAACTTTAATATAAGTAAATGTAGGACGACCTGGTATATTCCATAATCCTTGTTGATTACTTCCTTCTTGAACATCTGGTTTTCTTACAATTGTAATGAATGGAACACTTAAATCTTTAAATTCACCAGTAAATTCCCATGTTCTTGCCAATTCAGCCCATCTTTGAATTGTAAGGAAAATAACTGGAATGGTTTCACCATTAACAGAAAAATTAACTTCTTTTTTAATGAAATCTATAAAACTAGCGTCCATATCTTCATACATAACTCCCCTAGGCAAATAACTAGCTTTGTAGTTAATCGCGTCCAACATCTCTTGTCGCCTTTCCACTCCTACTTTTTGCGGATAAAGCTTTATATTTTTTCTAAACCCTTTTGGTGCGCCCATATTATAACACTTTTAGTACATATTTTAAAGACCGCGAAATTCTGATTTATCAACTGGTGCACATAAAATTCTTCTATATGCTCCTTTATAACCAAGAATTGTGTTTGAATTATTATAATTCTTTATTCCGTCATTAACAACACTAAAATATCTCATTTCAGATTCTGTAACTTGATATCCTATATAATCGCCATAAGTAATATCAACACCAAGTTCTTCTAAATGTTTTTGATAAATAGTTAGCGTTAATTGTCCGTCTTGCAAATATCTTAAACTTCCATCAGAATTATAGGTTTTATTCTCTGGTTCCATAAGATTAACCAAACACTTAATTTCAACTGGTGGTAGATAACGAATTCCATCCTTAACAGTTTCTCCATAAATGCTATCAGTTTCAGTACTAATCCTATCTACTCTGAATAAGATTACAGTCATATTCAAATCACCTTCAAGATATTCGCGACCCATTTCAATTTCTAAATCAAAATCTTCACCAGAAAAGAATTTATCTGCTCTATTAATTGGTACTTTATTTTGACCCATAATTCGTTTTTTAAATAAATATCTAAAAAACAATATTAAACCAAAATAAATTAATATTTTCAATAATTTAGATAATAATTAATTTTAATTTAATATTTGCTAAAAAATTATTCATATATATTTTTCAAGTTCTTTATTTATTTTATTAATTTGCTCGTTAATATATTCTCTAAGATAATAATCTTCATATTCATTGGAGTTATTTTCTTTAACTTTTTCTAGCCATTCCTCCAATGCTTTTTTTTCGTTTTCTAAACTTTCTTTACTCATAATAAACCAATTCATATTTCATTATTGTTTAAAACCAATTAGTAAAAAATGAACTTTGATATAAATATATCAATAATTTAGATAAAAAATAAAGTTGATTTTTTGATATAAATAACTATATTTAATATTATGATTAAATTGGATGATATTAAGGATAAATCAGCTCTTGAGTTATTAAAAAGTTATAAGGGTAAGAATCCTTATATTTTATTAATGCAAAAGGAATTTAACAAAAATGGTAAATTACGCTTAACTGAAACCCAATCAAAATATATCATTGATAATTTCAATAAAGAACCAATTAAAATAAATCGAATTATAGAAATTTCTGAATTTCTAGGAGAAGAACTAAAAAGAAAAGAAAATTTATCTTTTACGCCAAAACGTATATTAATTCAATATATACTCGCAGAAACAGAAAAAAGTTTACATATTTATGGAAAGGTAAAACAAAATCAAGAAAAATCTAAAATGTATTGGGTCCCAAAAACTCAACTAATTGATGACCCTTATCTAGAACCTATCAATATTGATGTTGATTTTCAAAAATATATTGACCTTGATACTTTGCATAGAAACCCATATAATCATCAAAAAGAAGGTATTAAATTTTTATTATCAAGAAATGGATGTATTTTGGCTGACGATATGGGGTTAGGAAAAAGTTACCAAGCAATTATTGCTGCATTAGAATCTGGTGTAGAAAAAATATTAATTGTTTGCCCTTCTAGTGTTAAAATAAATTGGGAACGAGAAATTAACATGTTTACAGACCATACTTCAATTATTTCTGGTAGTAAATGGAAACCAAATAAATTTACAATTATTAATTATGATATTTTAAAGAACTTTCATTCTTTAAACAAAAGGAGAGGCAAAAAGGAAAAACCAACTGACCTTGTAATTGAATTTAAACAAGAAATTGCTAATCATAAATTTGATTTATGTATTATTGATGAAGCACATTACCTTAAAAACCCAAAATCGATTAGAGGCAAAATAATGTCCGATTTATGTATTAATCATGGAATAAATAAAGTATGGCTATTAACTGGAACACCAATTGCCAATCGTCCTATGGACTATTTTAACCTTTTAAAGATAATTAAAGCACCTATAGCTGATAATTGGGTATTTTTTGCTAAAAGATATTGTGCTGGAAAAAAGTTCTTTAAACAGCTTCAAAATGGTCAAAGAAAGCAAATATGGTTAACTGATGGTGCAAGTAATTTAGATGAGCTTTCAAATAAAACAAAAAATATCATCCTAAGAAGAAAAAAAGAAGATGTTTTGGATATGCCAGAAAAAACCATTATACCAGTACTTCAAGAATTAAGCAAAAAAGCTTGGGAACGATATAATGAGTTATGGGATGAATATATTGATAAAAAAAGGGAAGAAGCAGAAAAAAATGGAATAGAATTTACGGATGGGACATTACAACGTGATTTAATTGAATTAATTCTTCTAAGACAATTCATTGCAATGGAAGCTATTCCTTATACAATAGAATTAGCAGAAAATGCAATAGAACAAAATCAAAAAGTAATTATATTTACTAATTTTACTGATGAATTACTTGAATTGCAAGAACATTTTGGTAATGAATGCGTTGTACATTACGGAGCATTATCCACAAAAGAAAAACAAAATGCTGTCGATAATTTTATGACCAACCCAAAAATTAAGGTTTTTATTGGTAATATTAAATCTGCTGGCGTAGGTATAAATCTAACAGTATCAAATATTGTGATATTTAATTCATTTGATTGGGTACCAGGAAATAATGAGCAAGCCGAAGACCGTGCTTATCGTATCGGACAAAATAATAACGTAACCGTTTATTATCAATTATTTAAAGATACTATTTCTTTAAGAATGTGGAACATTTTACAAAATAAAAAAGAAATTATTTCTACTATAATGGGTGATACTCCTATAAAAGAAATATCAGAAGAAGAAAGAATGATATTAAATTACATAGAACAATTAAAAAAAGACGAAAATGAAAAAGGTTAAGGTTTTTTACATCGAATATTGCCCATATTGCAAAAAACTTATGGAAAAACTTGATGAATTAAAAATTCCATACGAAAAAGTTAATGTTAATACTGAAAAAGGTGGAAAAGATTTTCTAAAATTATATAAATTAACTAAAAGTGAAAACATCCCAGTTATAATTGTTGGTAATCAAGTTCTAGTACCTGAAATTTCTTTTTATGATATTAATACTGCTATAAAAATAATCGTAGAATTGTATAATAGCTAATATTCAGTAAAATTAGCAATAAGAATATCACTTTTTTATTATTTAGTTAAATATTTATAATAAAAACTATTATGGGTCCAACATCAGAAGAACGTGAACGTTTATATAGACAAGTTATAATTCATATGATAATGTTCCACAATCATATATTCTATTAATTCCTCTTTCTAACATTATTTCATGTTCTGTTTTATTTTTGGTATCAAATCCTTCCTTTTTTAATCTTTCTTTTCTAAAATTAAATCTATGTTTCCTCATATTATCAACAATATACCAATAATTTGGTTTATTAGTATGTGTTAATTTAAAACCTAATTTTTCATATAAATTCCCATCGGACCATCTCTTGTCAGCATAACTAACAATTTTTTCTGGCATAAATTTAATTATAAAATAATTTAATAATTTATTTGCCCCACCAATTACTGAAAATCCTAATTTAGAGGCAAACCTAGATAGTTCATACCCATCATAATTCTGGCCAATACCTAATCTTGGTTTATTAAATAACATTACAGATACTAATTCATCTTTATAGAATAAACCTATTCTTATTTTTGAATTAGTGTAACCTTGTAAATGATTTTCATCCATGAAATTTTTAGCTTGTTCAGGTGATATTTCTTTAATCTCACATTTTCTAGCATATATCTTATTTTCAGTTAATCCTAATATGTGTTTCAATCTTGATTTAACGATATCTTTTTTGAATAACCATTCATCTTCAAAAATATGAATCAATCTAATATTTTGTTTTTCACATTGAATAGTTTTATTAAGATGATAATTTTTATCTTTAAATAATTCTGAATGCCAATAAAGCCCATTAAATTCAATGGCGATGTTATGAGATGGGATAAAAATATCCAATTCATTTGGTGGGATAATTGATTTTGAATTTTCGATTATTGTAATATTGAGGGATTTAATAAAATCTTTTAACTCAATTTCAGCTTTTGAAATAATACAACTACATTTATTACAATTTTGACCTGATAATATATGTGCTGGCATAATCTCAAAAATACCGTGTTCTTTACATATAATTTTCACTTTAGTTCTAGAATTAATATAATCAAATAAAGAATAATCATATTTATCCCCATGAATTTTTATTAATTCATTAACAAAAACAAAATTTTTCTTTTTTTGGCTATCTATAACGCATAATTTACAATCACAACCTCTAAGATGTGATTCAGGTTCTTGTTGGAAAATACCATGTATTGGGCAAATAATAACCACTTTTTCCTTAGAACTTTTATATTTTACTAAAGAATAATCATATTTTTCACCATGAATTTCTTTTGCTTTCTTAATAAATTCATATTGTGACATAGATAAGTTTTTATACCCACATAATTTACAACCTTTACCTAATAAATGGTCTTTAGGCTTTTGTTTAAAGGTACCATGTATTGGACACGTAATTATAACTGGTGTATAATTATTAATATATTCAACTAAAGAATAATCATATTTTTCACCATGAATTTCTTTTGCTTTCTTAATAAACTCTTTAACATCTAATTTTAAATTTTTCGAACATTTTTGACACCCCCTACCTGATAAATGATTATCTGGGGTTTGCTCAAAAATACCATGTATTGGGCATATAATTTTTATTTTTTCTTTACAATTTTTATAATCAACTAAGGAATAATCATATTTATTTCCGTGAACAGAAATTGCTTTATCTAAAAATTCAAATTGTTTTCTCTTTTTCATTTTCCAAATCCTTAATTATTAAATAACGAATTCTTTCAGATAATATGTAATCATTATCAATACAATGTTTTTTAAATGCTTTACGTAAATCATTATCTAATAAAACATTTATTCTAACTGGCTTTTTATTAAATTTACTCATATACTCATAAATATTTAATTAAATACAAAAATACAACTTTTTTTCTATTTAGTCAAATATTTATAATAAAAAGATTTATATGTCGCCAACATCAGAAGAACGTGAACGTTTATATAGACAAGTAAGAACAGAACTCGGTGCTCCTATTCGTAAAGTAGAACTAACCGATGAAATGTTATGTACATTACTCGAAATTTGTATTGAAGACTACGCTCAATTTGTACAAGATTGGTTAATTGAGCATCAATGGCCATCATTATTAGGTCAAAATATCGATACTATTGATATTGCATTTGCATTAAGTACTAGGTCGTTAGATTTCATGACACAATATACTTATGCATATTCAAAACAAGTAGGTCTTCAAGCTAGAGGTCCATGGGAATTAAAGAAAGATTATATTGAAATCGTTCCAGGTCAACAAGTTTATACCATTCCAGCTGGAAGAGAAATTAATCAAATTCTTTGGATTACACCAGGTTCTATGGACTTGGCTTTATTTTCTCAAATAGGTGGAATAGATTATGGTTTTGGTGGTGGATATGCTCAGATGGGTGGTGGATATGGTACCACTGCTGGTGGTTTAGGTGGTTATGGTGGCGGTGCTATGGGCGGATATTATATTGCCCCAGCGTTTGATGTTTTATTAACCGCATCAGATTATAATCTTAAAAATAGACTTTTAAGAAGTGAATTAATGTATAAAATAACTGCTGGTCCTAATGGAACAAGATTATTGCATTTAATGAGTACACCTGGTTCAAGACTTTCTTTTGGTCATGGAGCGGCTACAGGTATTAATGGTATCGGAGCTAGCGGAATTGGTCTTGCAGGATGTCATGTATGGTATTATTATTATGATACAGGTGCTGACCCTGACAGATGTAGAGCTGAAAATAAAGATATTATCAAACTCCCAAATGAAGTTCCTTTAGATAAATTATCATATGAAGATTTTAATGAACCCACTAAAATTCTAATTCGTCAGTTATTGGTAGCAAAAGCTAAAATTACTCTTGGACGCGTTAGAGGTAAATATAGCGGCTCTTTAAATATTCCAGATGCAAGTGTTACTATGGATTATGAAAGTTTATTAAGTGAAGGCAATGAAGAGTGGAAAGCTATTTTAGAAAGATTATCTGAAAGATTAAAACGAATGTCTTCCACATCAATGATTGAACGTCAAGCAAATGAATCAGAAAACTTGAACAAACATTTAAAATATAGACCTTTAGGATTTTATGTATATTAATTAAAAAAGGGCTTTCGAGCCCTTTTTTATTCATCATCACCATCAATATCATCATTATCAGATTCACTATCATCATATCTGTCAGCATGTACAATAGCTTTTGTTTTTTCTTTTCTATACTTTTTTTCCCATTCTATAATATATCTTTTATAATCTTCCAATGACATTCCAGATTTTTCAGCCATTTTTTGATATTGATATTCTTCCCATTCTTTATATGCTTCTTCTATTGTAATATCACTACCTAAACTTGAATAAAATAAAGCTCTTTCTTCGGCAATACTTTTATATTTGAATATATCATTTAAATTACATATTTTTTCATCCCATTTTAATGATTTTAATATATATTCTTTAGATGTTTCATCAAAATCCAAATCAACTTTAAGATTTTCAATAATCCACAAATAAGCAGCATTCATATCATTATCAAATAATGCTGAAAAAGCATCAAAATCTTCTACTTCTAAACGTTTTAATTTATTTTCAAGTTCAAACATTTCATATTCTAATCCATTGATTTTAGCTTTTTCTAGCCTTTCTAAATAATCAGCTTTAATTGATTTCCATTTATCTAAATCTATATTATTTGGAACTTTATTTATCGAAATCCAAAACCTTATTTCTTTATCTTCCATTTTCATTAAATCATATTCGTAATCATCTTGGTCTTCTGGATTGTAAGGCATGCCAGAAACAAGTTCAGTTTCTTTTCTAGTAAAAATACTTCTTTCTTCCAATATAACTTTTTTGGTTGATTTATCAATTTTAGTATCAATAAGAATATTTTCTCTAATATCAGGATGAAAAACGACCAATAATGGCTTAATTCGTTTGTTAAATTTGTCAATATATTTGGCAACATTATATTTGTCAGTGGTTAAATCTGGGTCATTTTCAATTTGCTCATTAGGAATTAAAATACAATTAAATTCAACTTCTATTTCACCAGTTTCTTTATTTTTAATTGTTTTAATATCGGCATGTGATTTTTTATTCCCAGTATTAACATAATATATCGTATCACCTAAATTAACATTAATATTATCTTTAATAATCAATTCCATATGAGCTTGACGAGGCATTGGATTACCAGCTTTATTTAGTTTTTTACATTTCATTTTATATTCATCAATGCTTTGTTTAATACGACCTTTAGATGCTATCTTCATAATTGGGATTTGGAAATTAAAAATCTTATCAATATATTCGTAATAGTATTCAATAAAATCATATCCCCTACCTTCAAGTAACATCCTAATACCGTTATCTATGAATTCTTCAATATAAAGTTCCATTTTTTTAGATTTTACGGTATTTCCTACAAGTTTTATTTCACCATCAATAAGGTCGGCATAATTTTTACGAGAAAAATTAATTGTCGCTTCACCTATTTCATCAATATCAAGACCCATACGCCCAATCATATATTTGTCATTAAATTCTGCTACAACGGCTTTAATACCTTTATAGAGTTTACCTTTTTCAGTGAACCTATGGTTTCCAGTTGAAACATACTCAACTGAATCGATATTTTCTGGAATTGCGAAGTTAAAACCATCAGTATTTTTTAAATTCACCCCACCAATTCCACCAATAAATGTTCCGTCTTCGGTTGAAATATCATAGACAAATTTATTTTTATTATGAATTATTTCGTTATTCCAAACTTCATTGGATTTCATTTTTGTTTTATTCGTAAAGTTTGAATTATTTCTATTTCTATTTTTTAGTTTAAGTGAAATGAAGTTTTTATCTTTTCGTAATTTTAATTTTTTATCTATATTTAAACAATCCATTAAATATGAAATTCCAGCCATTGCCACTTGCGATTTCATTCCGATATCCGATGCACTTTCTAAATCATCACCATATCCGTCAGATGAAAAAACACCATTCAAAAACGCTAATTTGGCTTTTTTTGATGAATTTAAAATAAAATATGGAATTCTTTTTTCCCTATAAGATGTATAAAAATTATCGGCAAAAAATTTAACTATCATTTTATCATTGGAAACTAAATTGTAAACTTTTGATGATTTTAAATGGTCTTTAATTTTAACAGATATATTAAACCTACTTTCAATAATTTTTTTTAATCTTTCTAGTTTTTCTAAATTTTGACCAGATATTTTAAAATCGTATCTTTTTCCTTTATTTATGTTAATCTTTCCAGTTTTTTTGGATTTATAATATTGTTTTCTATTACCGTAGACACTAGAGCCGTCACCCAAAAAATAACCAAATAAAAAATATAAATCTTCGTCATAAATCCCTTCTTTGTTTAAATGTTCAATTTCACTAACATCAATTAAATCATTTCGTTTAAGTGATGATGGTTTAATTTGTTTTCCATTTTGAAATAGTGAATGGTCTTCTGTTACACATACCATTCTATTTTTTGTTGAAATTCTGTGAATGGGTTTATTTGATTCGTGTTTATAAACATAGTTTATCTCTTTCCAACCGTTAACTGTTAAAACTTGATATGGTTTTTCTTCTAAATCTCTAAGTTTATATTTATCAAAATTATTTGAATTTTCGTTAAAAATGTCACATATCGGAATAATATCAATCATCCCATTATTTTTCCATTTTACATATATTGGGGTATCATAAGTAACCGAATCACCAACTAAAGGACGAAAACCATGTTTTTCTTTAAAGTGACTTATAAGTAAACGTAAATATTGACGACCCCTACAAGTAGTTTCTTCAGCACAATTAATATCACCCCACGGAAAAATATATGAAGCACCGAAGGACCCAAAAAATGAGTTAGCTAAGATTTTAATAGGTAATTGTTTTTTATCGGCATCTTTTGCTAATTTATCATGTTTAGATATTGCTTTAAGGCATTTATTTCTTAATTCAGGAGTTAACTCATCTTTAGCTTCATATTCAAGCATATTTTTTTCAATTTCTTTTACCCTATTTTCATGAACATTTTTAAGGTCTTTGTATTTATCACGGGTTATAGCTATATAAAGTAACATACCTTTCATAACCCCACTAATATCAAGTTCAGGAAAAATATCCCAAGTTAATTCAATATTAGGATAAAGAGCAGCATAGTCAAATTTAACAAATCCTTTTGTATAACCAATAACCAAAAGTCTTGAAAGTCCACCAGTAAAATCTCTTTTTTCTTCATAATCAGGAATACCCAAACCTTGTTCATATGACCATGCACACATTAAAAGCTTCCATAACGAAGCAGTACCCATTGTACAAATTTTACTATAACTGGTCGGAACAATTTTAGAAAGCAAAAATGATGCCTGATTAAATGAGAAATCTACATGCTGCGTTTCCCAAAGGTCATCTAAAAGATAGCGTTTAACTATGTATTTACCTTCTACTATTTGATACCCTTCTTTTAGAGGATGTTTATCAGTTATTTTATACCAATCTCCGTTAATATCATTAAAAGCGTATTTGTTTTCTTTATCTGACCATGTATGAAAAATATTATCACCTTTAATATAAACTCGGTTAGGTTTATTAATCTTTGAATATTTTGTAATATACTTTAAGTCAGCTTTTTTAATATTTGAATTAATAGCTTGAGCTCTGCGTACAGCATGATAAATATCAATAATATTATATCCATACATTAAAGTTTGTTCATAATATTCAGTTTCAGAACCGTATTTTACTGTTGATTTTTTTCTTTGTATTTTATATTCTGGGTTTAGTGTAATCGCGATATTTTCTATATTAACTCCTAATTGATGACACCTTTCTATAAAAAAATCAAAGTCAAAATTTTCAGAATTATAGCCAGAAATTATATCTGGTTTTAATTCATCTACAATAGCAAAAAAGGTTTCAATTGCAAGTAATTCTTTATTTTTAATTTCTTCTTCGGTTTCACCATCTACTTCTAAAACTATTTCATGACCACGGTTATCTCGAATACCTATAGCGAATATTCTATTAATTTTAGGATTAAGACCCGTGGTTTCAAGGTCAAATTGAAGTCTATGAAGGTCATCATAATCTTCCATTCCTTTAAATAATCGTTTACCAGTTTGAATCATAAACTGTTCAACAATTGATAGCGTAATAAAATTTTTTTTATGTTGCTCTGAAAAAATGTCTACACCGCCTCTTTTGAAGAAGTTAATTAATTCACCATAAGTGCAATTTCCTTCAATTAATAAAGTAAAACCATTAGCCATTCTTTCTGGAATAAAGCCTTCATCGTTCGATATTTTAAGTTTTTTAGCTTTAATACCAGCATCACTCATGGCTTTTCTAATAGTCTCTTTGTTTCCTTTGAATAAACTTAACATTCCCTCTGGTTTAGCCCAAAGAAATGGTTTATACTTAACTTTTTCAATTATTTTTCCTTTTTCAGGGTTATTAATTATTAAATTAACATATTGACTTCCATAAGAACCTTCAACTGCTACAATGTATTTTTGTTGGTCTTTACCTTCTAAAAAGGATTCAATTTGTTCAATCGGAACTTCTTTTTTCATTTTTAATACTTTAATATTTTATTATTCGATATAATCTAAAAATCCAAATATTAGTTAATATGGATGTAGATTACTAATCTTACAAATATACAATATTAAAGTAAAAAAGTCAAAAAAAAAAGGTGTAAAAAGTTACACCTTAATTGAGCCATCTAAAATATGAATTATTAACTCTTCTCGAATTGGAACTATTAAAGTTCCTGAACCATCAAGAAATACTATTTCAAATAATCCGCGATATGAACCAGGTCTATTTGTATCCCTTTCTGTGAATTGATATGTAATATAATATTCCTCTTCTTCATTGCAAGAATTAGGTTTTAGCGCGCAGCCAGCAGGTTCCCTACAAATTTTCTTATAACCAGTATCAATATCAGTCATTGAAAAAAATATATCTGAATTTTGGATTAGCTCATGAAAGTTTCTAAAATCATATCGCCCATCCTGAATCAGTTCCATTTTTAACAATGGTAATGTTGCATTTTTATTAATAAAAAAGTTCATATCTTTTTATTTATAAATATCCAAAAATTAGCAATCTTCCCAATCTGAATAACCGTTTTCTTTCAAATATAAATAAGCTTTAGTGATAATACTATCTCTTATTGAGGTATAATCTAATCCTGCTTCAAACATTATAATTGAATCAATTTGTTTTTGTAAAACTTGAGGTTTATCAAAATTTGAAGGGTTAAATCTAATTTCTTGATTAGCCCATAATTCCATACGTGCTATTAAGATATTAGGATTTACAACATCAATAAATAAACTACTAATTCGTAAATAATTTCCATTTGTGTTTTTTAGTGCCATAATTCTTTTTTATTTATTATTATTCATTAAAAATTATAATTTAACATTATTCTACCCCACGCACCCCCATTTTTATTTGTTTTTATATATAAATAGTCTCCATCCCACCTAATAGCACCGATTTCTCCTGAAGTATCACCGCTATTTGATGGAACTCCACCAGGAGTAGTTAGATTAATATAACCAACATACATGGTATTTGGTGATGACCCAGTAATTTGTGAACCACCGAGAATCGCACTATTATTAGCTTCACTTGTTAAATAATTATAATAACCACCAACAAAAGAATAATTTCCACCTGCAAAATTATTCCTACCAATTACATGTGAAGTATCACCAGATGCTATTGACATATAACCTTCGGCATGTGAATATTGACCTATTGCAGTGGTAAACATACCTTCACTGTGTGAAGCAAGTCCTTGTGCTGTAGTTGTAATACCTTCAGCATGGGAATGATTACCAATAGCAGATGTATTAAAATTTTCGCTATGTGAATAATCACCAATCGTTCTTGAATTATAACCTTCAGCATGTGAATTAGTACCTACAGATGTTGTAGTATAACCTTCAGCATGTGAATAATTTCCTTTAGCCGTTGTATAACTACCTTCAGCATGAGATGAACTACCTGATGCTGTTGTTCTATAACCTTCAGCATGTGAATAATCACCTTGAGCTGTTGTTTTATAGCCTTCAGCATGAGATGAAACACCAAATGTTATTGTTTGTTCACCTTCAGCATGTGAATTAGTACCTACAGATGTTGTAGTATAACCTTCAGCATGTGAATAATTTCCTTGAGCTGTTGTATAACTACCTTCAGTATGTGAATAACTACCATTTGCTATTGTATAAGTACCTTCAGTATGTGAATAATCACCTTGAGCTGTTGTTTTATAGCCTTCACTATGAGATGACTTACCATAAGATAATGTTATTTCGCCTTCAGAATGTGAGAAATCACCTACAGTTGTTGTATTATAACCTTCGCCATGAGAAGCATTTCCATTAACAGTTGTGGCAGAACCTTCGGCATGTGAAGCCATTCCATTAGCTAATGTTCCATATCCTTGTGCGATAGAATAATTTGCAATAGCATCTAATCCACTATCATTCTTAGCCTTAATGGAATAATTACCAGATGAACCAGAAGTCCAATATAAATCATCACTATTTAAATCAATAGTTATTACAACATTATCATTACGATACAACATTAAAGTATCTGCAATTACAGTACCTCCAGTAACAAATGTATCACTACTAATTCCAGTAATTACAGCTGGATAAGTAGTTCCATCGGTTAATTTAATAGTTATGGTATCATTTGCATATGTTAAACCAGAAATTGACCTACCTTTCAAGAAAATGAAGTTATTGTCAACATCTTCCCAACTTAATACACTATTTTTAGTATTATCTGGATTAGGGTATGTAAATGGACTTGATAATGTCCTTAAAATTAATTTATCATTTGCCATACTATTATTTATTAATAAATATTAGATTCCAAAGTATTCAGATTCAAATTCAAAATTATTTTTAATTTCACACCAACTCAATGGTTCATCATAAAATCTGAATTTATTTATTCCACCTATAAAAGTCCCTGCAAAATATGTTTCTAACAATAACCCCAAATCTTTCATATCTTGACCATCAAATGTCATTGATTCAAGCAATCCTTGAGTTCCACCACCAATACTTATATTAAAAGGCACTCCTTCTTGTTTTTCATTATATTCATTTAATCTTTTGGGTATAATCTCTTTACAATTTCTAACAACATATTTCAGACGACCATTAATATAAAACATCAATTTTCCATTTCGCGGTGCTTTCCATAATAATTCACAATCATTAAGTCTTGTATCCGCAACCCATTTTACTGCCACATGGGTCCATCTATCATTTTGAACCATTCCGCTAGCACTATACGATTCCTCAACTGTTATTCCGCTTTTTACTGTTGTTATGCCAGATGTAGTAGCAGTTATACAACTAAACCTTAATGCTCTATATCCAATACTACCATCTTCTTTAATTCTTAAACCAAAAGCATTATTTTCTAAATCAGCTTTCCAATCTAATTCCATTAATGGTCTCGAATCACCACTATATTTACAAGTGGTTGTACCACCAGAATGATAATTTCCATTACAAGTGCAATTTTTTCCAGCAGTAGCTCGACTAAAAATAGTAAATTTATTTCTTTTATCAACTAATTCCATTGTGGTTGCTGTTAAGGTAATACTATCACCAGTAAAATTACAAATAGTATAACCTTTCCTTTGAATATACGGGTCACTTTGTCGTAAACCTGAATTTCCACAGCCACAATTACAATTATTATTTGAGTTTTGTGCTCGACTATAAATCAAAAATTTATTCGTAATATCAAAAATCGTTAATGGTGGTGGGTCTAATGGATAACCAGATGTTGTTCTAATTTCATATTCTTTTGGAATAGTACACCAATAAGTACAACCAGAAGTACAAGCAGAAGTAGAACCCGAATTCAATCCTTCAAAAACACTCCAAAATTTATTTTCTGCTCTAGTACCTAAATAAAAGAAAAATCCTGTATTACCAGTATAAACATCATTTAAAACTGTACCTGTATAACCAGAACAATTATTGTTTTTATTTAACCAAAATTCAACAGTCCAACCTTTAGCAAATCGATTTGGTAATGTTTGATAACTATTATCATCAATTTTATAAAATCCTTGATAAAATCCACCACATAATTGGGCATAATGACCAAGTGTTGATGAACTTAAAATATTGATAGGATAAATAAATTGTCCAGTATAGCCACTAACAGGATGTAAAATAAGTGATGTTTCACCAGATAATATTTCCATTGTAATACCAGTTAAAATACTTGTTAATCCAGTATTTGCAATATCAACTGGGTCTTTTTCATATTTAATTAATCCATTATCTAAACCAGTTAACCCGATATTGTTTAGTGTTAAACCAGTATTTACAGCTTTATTCCAAGTAGATAAACTATAAATTGTGCTAGTTGAAGTAATTCCTGATGGAGCAATATTTGGATTACTAAAATCAAATTCGGCTATTAAACTATCTCCAGATATTATTCCATCTAATATTTTGACTGAAAATTCATCACTAGCTAAATAAAAATCATAAAATTCGCTATTGCTAAGTTTAGCGTCTATTTTATTAAAAAAATAATTCCGTATATTTCCTGGTCCTCCCATAAATAATTAATTTTAAACTGCTACCATTCAATTAAAGCTGTTCGCTTCCATCCTGTATTTACCTTTATGTATAAATAATTATCATCCCATGCAATACAACCAACATCTCCATTATCATCTTTACTATCAGTTGGTGTATAGTTTTGCATTAATCTTAGTTGACTAAATCCATTATCCCCATTAATAATTATTCCAGTATTAAATGATACATCGCCAGTGGTTGTTGAACTGATTATAATATTACTATTATCTAGTTTACCTTTTTCAATTATAAATCCACCCCCAATAGCGGATGCATGACTTCCATTATAATTTAATATTATGTTATTATCTTCAGCTAAAATAACCTCGGTTGCAAATACTGAAGTACTACCACAAACATGTAAATCACCAAACAATGTCATATTTTGGCCGAAAATAGTATCACTAGTATCTGCTGTTATTGAATTTCCACCTAATATTACTGACCTTTGTGCGGTATCAATAATTAAATTATTATATCCCCCAATAATTGCTGAAGATGCTGCTCCACTTTGAATATTATTATTTTGTCCACCTAAAATAGCACTATAATTACCAGATGCTTTAGATATATTACCTTTAATTGAATATGAATGAATAAATGATGCTACCCCTTCAGCAATTAATCCACCTTTATCATCACTATAACCACCTATATGAGAACCAAATCCATTACCGACTGTTTGATATCCTTCAGCATGTGAATAAGTTCCATTAGCTAATGTTTCGTATCCTTCAGCATGTGAATTATTACCAATTGCTGTAGTAGAACTACCTTCTGCATGTGAATTAATACCAATCGCTTTAGTAGAAACACCTTCGGCGTGTGATGATAGACCTGATGCTATTGTGGAATTACCCTCACTATGGCTATAATTTCCATAAGAAGTTGTTTTATATCCTTCGGCGTGTGATGATAGACCTGATGCTATTGTGGTATCACCCTCGCTATGACTAAAATTTGCATAAGAAGTTGTTTTATATCCTTCGGCGTGTGAATAATTTCCAATTCCTTTATTTGTACTACCTTCTACATGTACCCCACTACCCATGCCTGAATTATACAAACCCTCTACATGCGAAACATCACCAATAGCACTATTATAACCTCCTTCTACGTGTGATGCTAAGCCTGTTGCAAGATTTATACCACCTTCAGCATGTGAATACGCCCCAGAAGCTGTATTCCCAGAACCTTCGCTAACACTTAATTTTCCAGATGAACTACTATTACTATATTTTAAAACCACAGCATATGTTCCAGAACCACCACTCCAAAATGTTGTCCCTGAAGTAACAGCAGAAATAGGACTCCAATCCGCCATACCTTCAGCATCGGCACAAGTCAAAACATATCCAACTTGTGGGTTGTTAGTTACAATAAGTCTTTCAGTTCTGGTAATTCCGCTTACATCAACCCATATAGTTCTACCTGTATAATCTAAACTTCCTGCTGTATAATAAGTTACATATTCAGACCTACAACGACCAGTAAATACACCAGGTGCAGTTTCAGTTATTGCCGTAACTTGTAATGGATATGAAATTCCAGTATAATTTAAATAAACAGTATTTCCATCAATAACTGTTGAATCAAATCCAACATAAATAGGACCTAGATTTTGAGTAACACCACTATTTAAATTTGTTATAGCAGAGATATAAGGTTCAGCTAATTCCATCCAAACTGCACCGAAAGTAAAATTAGTTGTACCTGTATTACCTGAAAAAACAGAAGTAACTTCATAAATAGTATATTCATGTTCATTAGTAGTATCAGGACCGTTAGTTAGTGCACTAAAAGGTAAGCCGAATTTAGTTGAACCTGATAGTTGGGTCTCAGTTCTTTCATATTGCTTAACTTGCCTATTATCAGAAATATCGACTTTTGTAATAAATCCATTCATAATTATGTTTTTCTATAAATATTATGAAATTAGAATATATTTATAAAGAAATGGTTATATATGAGAACATTTAAAAAAAAAGACATAAAGAAAATAAATGTTGATGAATTAATTGATAGTGATGGCAGCATTATTGATGGTGATAAATCACATGAAACCACATCACAAATAAAAACAGCTCCAGCTCAAACAACAGATAAGTTTGTTCAAACTGCTCGTCAAAAATTTAGATATCCATATGGTTATACGGGAACGCCTTATAGTCATGGGGATAGGTATCCTATAATGCAAGAAGAAGATGAAAATATTGATGAAGCTCAATTAAAAATGGAAAAAATGGTTGAAGATATTATTTCTAAAAAATTATCTAATAAGGAAATAATTCCAAAACAAGATATTTCTGATATAAATAAAAATAAAATTCCAGATTTAGATGAATTATCATCGAAATTTAATAAAAAAAATATTTCATCGGCAATTGAAACATTAATTAATGGTGTTAAAAGAGAAAGTTTAAGTGGTGAAGAAAAAGCTATTATTTTAAATTATATAATTGAAAACATTGGAACAAAAGATATTGAACAAAATTATAAAGTTATTTTAAAATCTAAATTATAATGCCAAACAAAGATTTACAAAAAACATATCATTATTGTCCTATCTTGGATAAAAAACTTAGTTATGAAAACATGAAAAAAATAAAAAGTTTTTTCGATAACTATGAAGGAGATGGCACTGATGAAAAATATGTGAATTATGGCGGTAAAAAAATGCATGAATGGTTAAATAAAACATTGGAAAATTTATCTAAATCAGTTTATTATCCTAAAAAAAGTAGGATGGATGCTGGCGAAGAAAATCAATTTAAAAAACCACACACAAAGGATAGAGATAATTCAAATCCAACCGAAATAAAATTACCAAATGTAATTAAAGGTTCAAAGCATAAATATATTATGGCTAATAAAACTGTTTATGAATCAATAGAAGATGAATTAAAAGCTATAAGATATTTAATTGAATATATGAATAAAGATAAAAAAATAATTAAATAAAATGGGACAAAGTAAACTAGAACAAGTTGCTATACAGCAACGTAATGTATTAATTCCGATTAATACATATAATGATACGGCTGCTGCTAATAATTACACAGCCACTCATACAAGGGCATTATCTGATACAATAACCCCAGAAGCTGGGCGTGGTACTAATAATTATTTAGATACAAGTAATTATAATGCTGGTACACAAACTGATATTGCTGGTAATCCAGCTGAAGCTGGTAGTGGTAGACTTGCTGCTTTTGCTAATAATGCTTCAACTTGGGGGTATACACCAGATTCAACATATCAAGCACCAGATACATCATTAAATGTTGGTCAAGTAGTTATTAGTTAAAAAAAAATATGATTAGCCTTTACAATATATTTGAATCAATTATATTAGAGGAAACAAAATTGTTATCCGAAGGTATAACTATTCAAGATATACAAAAAGCGATTGATTCGAATCTTAGATATAAGGTTTGGTATCAAGGTGAAAAAGAAACTACTCCTAGTATGAGGTTAGTTGATTTTTACGCTTTTGGTACATCTCTTAAGGATAATGATGTTGTAAGGGTTTTTCAACCTTTTGGGTTTACAACAACTCAAAACGGAAAATGGAAACTTTTAAGAATAGATAGAATAACAAGAATGGAACCAACAGGATTTAGACTTAGTAAAAAATCAATTGATAAATACAGTCCTGATATACCACCATTTAATCAATATGGTGATGGTTCCATGAAAAATGTGAAACACATAAGAAAAGTAGAATAATATGGAAACACCAAAACTAATTGATACTAACCAATTAAAAAACATATTAGGTAGTGCAAAAGCCATAATGGAAAAAGTTGAATCTGGGGATTATAAAAGTGGTAATATTGACCCAAGAGCAATAACCGAAGAAACCGTTTCAGAACTTATTTCTGAACGACATATTACAAAACCTATTGCAAATGACCCTACACAATTTTATAAAAACTTGGAAAATTCTAAATTACCAAGCGCAATTAAAGAATCAATGATAAAAAATCCAATCCATGCAGGTGATTTTCCGAGTTATGCTTTTTCATTAGAAGATGTAATGGATTTTGAAAAAGATGAAAAAAAAGTTCCTTTACCAAAATCTCAGGTTAAAAAAAATACATTAACGGAATCTAGACAGCAAGAAAAAATAATCGGGCTTACAGAAAGTCAAGTTAGAGAAATTGTAAATGATGAAATGATTAAATTTTTAAGCAAATTTTTTATAAAAACTTTAGCCGAAGACACTAAAAAGAAGGTGATTGAAACTTTAATAAAAGAAGGGAGATTAAAAAAATCAAAATAAAATTATAAAAAAATGCCAGCTTTTAGCTGGCTTTTTTATTTACATTTAATGATAATAGATTATAATTACAATTAGATTATAATATAAAATATATTAAACGTGTTTCAATGAAAAAAATTAGAATTTTAGTTGTTCCTAGTGACCGAACTGGTGTGTCATATTATAGGAGTACAAATCCACACATTTATTTGGAAAAAACATTCCCAGAAGAATTCAAAATTGATATTGAATATAATCCAAAAATTGAAGATGAAAATTGGTTATCTCAATACGATATTATTCATTTCCATAGAACATTTGGACCTTATGAGAAAATTGAGGACACCATGAATAGATTAAGAAAGTTAAATATTGTTGGTGTTATGGATTTGGATGATTATTGGTCACCTGGTCAACATCACCCAGCATATCTTATAATTAAAAAAAATAATCTACCTGAAAAAATAGTCCGCAATATGAAATATGCGGATTATGTTACAACAACGACTCCAATATTCCAAAAAGAAATGTTAAATTTTAATAAAAATGTTGTTGTCTTCCCAAATGCAATTGATTTAACAGAAAAACAATATATTCCTAACCCAGAACCTAGCAATAGAATAAGGATTGGCTGGCTTGGCGGGTCATCACATTTAAGAGATTTAGAAATTCTTAAAGGTGTTGTTGGAAAATTAAAAACTGATGGTTTATTAGATAAGGTTCAATTTGTTTTGTGTGGATATGATTTACGCGGAACTATTACATTTATTGATGAAAAAACTGGAAAAGAAGAACAACGCAAAATTACTCCAACTGAAAGTGTATGGTTCAAATACGAACAGATTTTTACCGAAAATTTTACAACTATCAGTCCAGAATATAAAAATTTTCTATTGAAATTTAGGAAAGAAGAATATCCAAATGTAGAAAATGAACCATATAGAAGAGTTTGGACTAAACCAATTACTTCATATGCTACAAATTACAATCTTTTTGATATTTCTCTAGCTCCTCTCGAAGAAAACATTTTTAATAAAGTTAAAAGTCAATTAAAAGTAATTGAAGCTGGATTTCATAAAAAAGCATTAATTGCACAAGATTTTGGACCATATCAAATTGATTGCGTTAATGTTTTTGAAAAGGGTGGCGAAATTAATCCTAATGGGAATGCAATATTGATTCCTTCTGTTAAAAATCATAAGGAATGGTATAGAAGTATAAAACGACTTATTGAAAATCCAGAATTGATTTCTCAAATAGCAAATAATTTATATGAAACTGTTAAAGATAGATATTCTATGGATATTGTTACTAAACAAAGGGCAGAATGGTATAAAAAAATTGTCAAAAAATAGTTGAAAAAAGTATTTTTTTAAAGTATATTTGTAAAACAGAAAAATAAATCATTAACAAAAAAAAATTAAATAATGGGATTAACACAAGAAAAAATAGTAAAAAACACTAAAACGTATTATGCAACACTTGAAAAATACGGTTTTTTTAATGACAAATTAGTTGAAATTTTAGGAGAATCTTTTATTAAAGCTCCTGCCTCTACAAGAGAAGACCTTCACAATGCATTTGAAGGTGGGTTAATTGACCATCTTTTAAAAGTAGCTAAGTACGCTGTTTATATTAATAAAATACTTCCTGAAGAATTACAGGTTCCAGAAAAGTCTTTACTTAAAATATCCCTACTTCACCAAATTGGCAAAGCAAAATTATACTTACCTAAAGATTCTGATTGGCATAAAAAACAAGGAATTCTCTATGACTTTAACAATGAATTAATTTCAATGAGAGTTGGTGAACGTTCTGTGCGTTATATTATGTTAGCAGGAATCGAATTAAATGATGAGGAATATCAAGCTATTTTGAATTACGATAAAGATGAAGAAGATAAACAAGCTAAATGGCACACAACAACGCTTGGTATAATTTTAAGACAAGCGAATGAACTAGCAATAATTGAAGAAAAAAATAAAATTTAATGGAAAACGACATTTTAAAAATTCAAGAAGAAATAATGAATGAAATAGCAAAAGGAAAGGATATTAATGAAGTTATTTCTAAGTATAATAAAATCTTTGAAGAAGAGTATATTAAACAAGGTAAATTTAATAAAATCAAATTAAAATTTGAAAATACTTCAAATAATCCCGACCCAGAATATGCTAAATCTTCTGACTCTGGATTTGACCTTAGAGCTTTCATTGAAAATCCGATTACTTTAAATCCATTTGAAAGAGCTACTATTCCAACAGGATTATTTTTTGAAATTCCAGAAGGGTATGAAATTCAAATAAGACCTAGAAGTGGATTAGCTTCTAAAAATGGGGTTACAGTTTTAAATACACCAGGAACGATAGATAGTGGATACAGAGGAGAAGTTAAAGTTATTCTCATTAATTTAGGTAATGAAACGTTTACAATTCAAAATGGTGATAGAATTGCTCAAGCAGTTTTTACAAATGTTGCAAACAGTATTTTAACTGAATTAACAAAGATTGATAAAGTTTCTAAAGATACCGATAGAGGTTCTGATGGATTTGGTTCTACTGGTAAAAGATGAAAAATATGAAATATGATTTTGATGACATTCTAATACAGCCAAAAATTACAAGTAGTATTAATACTAGAACTATTGAGATAAATCCATTATATTCTAATGGATTTTTACCGTTAATAACAGCTCCAATGGATACAGTTATTAATGCTAAAAATGCTAAGAAATTCACAGAATTAGGAATTATTCCATGTTTTCCAAGAGGTGAAGAAGAAACATATATAAGTGATAATTTTTATTTTTATTCATATGGTTTAAACGAGTTTAATGAATGTTTAAAAAATGAAAAATTATCACCAAATGGAAAATATCTTATCGATATAGCCAATGGACATATGCTTAAATTATTAGAAGTTGTTTTAAAAACAAAAGAAAAATACCCGAATATGACTTTAATGGTCGGAAATATCGCCAACCCTGAAACATATAAACTTTTATCTAATGCTGGTGCTGATTTTATTCGTATTGGTATTGGAAATGGTAACGGATGTTTAACTACTGAACATACAGGTGTTGGTTATCCAATGGCTTCGTTAATTAAAGAATGTTATGATATTTCTCGTACTATTGAAAGACCAGCGAAAATTGTTGCTGATGGTGGAATGAAAAAATACTCAGATATTATTAAATCATTAGCTTTAGGTGCTGATTACGTAATGATAGGTTCAATATTTAATAAATCTTTGGAATCGGCTGGTTTTAATTACCTTTGGAATAAAATTAAAGTTTCACAAAATACAGCCGAATGGCTTTATAAACACAAATTTCCTATATATAAAAAATTCAGAGGAATGAGTACTAAAGCTGTTCAAAAGAAATGGGGTGCGAGAGAAATAAAAACATCTGAAGGTGTTATAAGATTTAGAAAAGTTGAATATACTTTAGATAAATGGACTGAAAATTTTATTCATTATCTTAAAACTGCAATGAGTTATACAAATGCTAAAACATTATCGGAGTTTATTGGTAAACCAGAAATAAACATTGTTAGTGAAAATGCTTACAGAAGATTTAATAAATAATTAAGTTTTAATATTTACATTTGCCTTTAAATTATTAGAATTAAGTATGATAATTTAAAGGTTTTTTTATTTATGATTTCAGTATTTTATTGTACCAGACAGTCAAATCCAAAACACAAACAGCATATCATTGATACTGCTGGGATTAAAGACATAGAAGTAATCGAATATGTCAATAACGGAGAAGGTCTTACTAATCCATATAATAAAGCTCTAAAAGAAGCTAAATATGATATTATTGTGTTTCTTCATGATGATTTATTAATAGTGACGCAAAATTGGGGAAGACGATTAATAAATCATTTTAAGAGAAATCCAGATTATGGTATTTTAGGCGTAGCTGGTTCGAAATTATTACCAGCATCTGGACAATGGTGGGAAAAGAGAAATGAAATGTATGGTCAAGTTTTTCATACTCACGAAGGTAAAACATGGCTATCTAAATATAGTGAGCATTTAGGTAATAAAATTACTCAAACTGTTATTGTTGATGGTGTATTTTTATCAGTTCATAGACAAAGGATAAAAGTCGGGTTTAATCTAGAAATCAAAGGATTTCATTTTTATGATGTAGATTTTTGCTTCAAAAATCACTTAGAAGGCGTTAAAATTGGTGTTCATTATGATATAAGAATTAACCATATGTCAATTGGAATAACTAATCAAGAATGGGAAGAAAATAGAAAATATTTTGTAGAAACCAACAAGGATAAATTACCAATAAAATTACATGAAGATTTCAAAGAAAGAAAACTTAAATTATTAGTAGGTTGTCTTCAATTTAATGGTTTAACTGGTTCAGAAATTTCAACTTTAGAAACTGTTAAAGGGTTAGCAAAAGCTGGATGTGATGTTAGTGTAATTTCTTCAAGTGTAAGTGATAAATTTAAAGCTATATGTAAGCCATTAGGAATTAAGACTTATACACTGAGTGAACCACCAGGTTTTAAGCGAGGTGATGGTAAATGGGGGTTTAATACGCCAAATGGATTTGAACCTTCAAAAGTGGATATGCTTTATAAAATAGAGGACGTAAGATTTGATGTTATTCATACAAATCATACTCCAATCACTGAATATTTGCTTAAATTATATCCTGATGGTATTTTTGTTAATATTGTTAGGTCTGAAGTAATTGATTTGGAAAACCCAATTATTGATGATAGAATTAAACGATATATTGCTATACGTCCATCAATTAAACAGTATATGATTGATAATTTTGGAATACCAGAAGATAAGATTGATATTATCTATAATGCTTTTGATATGAATAGATTCAAGAAAAAAACATTACCTAGTGGAACAAATAGAAAAGTTACTTTATTTGTTGGGACTATGGATTATTTAAGACGTAAAGCGATAGAAGATTTAGTAATTAAATGTCAAGAATCAAATAAAGAATTATGGTTAGTTGGAAAAGATACTGATGGATATGGTAATGCATTAAGTAGAGCTAATGAACACGTAAAATATTTTCCTCCTACAGAAAAGATAGAAGAATTTTATTATAAATGTGATGAAACAGCTGGTATTTTTTTAGGTAGAACAACTATTGAAGGATTTCTATGTGGTAAACCTGCAATCATTTATATCGTAGATAAATTAGGTGAAATAATTAGTTCTGAATTTCATCCAGTACCAGAAGACCTATCAATTTTTGATTTAGATAGTCATATTAAAAAAACAATTGATACTTATATATTAGCATATAATACTTTATAATTTATTTTTATGGTAGCTAAACCAATGAAAGGTGGTACTGGTAAAAATGATAGAAAATTAACTTTTACTATTAAAAATAAAAAAAATAAAAACAAAAAATGTTGATATGTCTAAAAAAGATGGCTATATTAGAAATAAATGGAGCCGATTTGCTAATAAAAAGGAGGCAGGACCAATTGAATTAAAAGAAATATTAAATACTGTCACGCCTTTAACACCTAATGATTCTACTTATGATATATGTATTGTTATTACTACCTTCAACAGGGAAATAATGTTAAAAAAATTGCTGGATGATATTATTAAAAATTCTTCAGACCTTAAGATTATTATTGGAATATTTGACGATTGCAGTGATAACATATTGGATTTAACAGAATATGAAAATAGATTGAATATTGTTTATAATAGATACTCAAAAAATCATGGTAAAAAACAATATTGGAAATTGATTTCTGATACTATGAATTTTTGCAAAAATATAAATTCAAAATATTTTATCTATTTACCAGATGATGTTAGACTTATAGATGATTTCTTTAACAAAGCAATAACAAAATTTAATAATATCAATGATAATAAGAAAATATGCCTAAATCTATTAATAGCAAATTCAACTAAAACCACAAAATTTGCTAGTTGGACTGGATTTGAGATTGTGGAACTAGAAGATGTGTATAAAACTCAATTTAATGATTTGTGTTTTATAGCTGAAAGAAATTTTTTTGAAGCACTAGAATTTAGGATTGATGCCATAAATCCAAATTTATGGGAAAGAAATAAAAATGCTAGCTCTGGTGTTGGGAATAATATTTCAAAACGATTACATAACATGGGGTATTCGATGTTTCACGTAAAAAAAACATTGGTAATACATGGTGAACATGATTCTCAAATGAATTATAGTTTTAGAAAAGTTCAAAAAATAATCGCTATGAATAAAATTGCTGTTTGTATACCGATATATAAACGACATGAAATTAGCGATTTTGTTTTAGGTCATTATAATCAATTAAGAAATGAACTGAAAGATAAAATCGAAGTCATATTATTATGCTGTGGTTCCGAAGGAGAAGAATCAAAAAAAATAGCTGAAAAAAATGGGTTTATTTATTATGAATATCCAAACACCCCTTTATCCCAAAAACAAAATTTTTTATATCAAAAAGCCAAACTTTTTAATCCAGATGCATGTATTAAAATTGATTCTGATAGTATATTATCAGTGGAGTTTTTCTACCATTATGATTATTTAATTAATAATGATTATGATTATGGTGGGATAACTGATATCTATTTTTTAACTAAAAAATATCTCTGCTATTGGGCTGGTTATGAAACTGGTAGAGTGGGTGAACCGACTGGCGTTGGTAGATTTATGTCAAAAAAATTACTGGGTTTACTAGATTGGAAACCATGGGGTTCTTTAGAAATCAATAGTCGATTGGATAAAAATTTAACAAAGAATATTCAATCAATTCAGAATTTTAATTTAAAAGAATTAAATGTGTCGTGTTTTGACGTCAACGGAGTTTGTATTGATTTAAAATCTGATTTTGGAATATCAGATATCAATAGTTTTAAGTTTTCAAATATAATTGATATTGAAAACAATGAAATCTATGGATTAGATTTTACTAAAATAAGAAATTATTTAATTGATTATAATCCTAAAATATGATAAGTGTTATTTTAAATGTTTATAAACGACCAGAAATGCTTGAAAAACAAATAAATTCTGTTTTAAAGCAAACAGTAACAATAAAACCTGAAAATATTCATGTATGGTATAATACCCCAGATGATGTAGAAATTGAACAATTTTCACCAGAAAATAAAAAAATTAAAACATATAAATGCAATTGGAATACCAAATTTTGGGGACGTTTTACAATTATTCCAATACTTACAACTGAATATGTTGCAGTTTTTGATGATGATATACTCCCACAACCAAACTGGTTTAAAAATTGTTTAGATACTATTAACAAACCAGAAACTTGCGGAATATTGGGTGGTAGCGGGATTTTGATAAATCAAAATGGTGATTACTTTCCTCATGTCAAAGTAGGTTGGAATGGCGTTCAAAGCGATAAGACAATTGAAGTAGATTTAGTAGGTCATGCTTGGTTTTTTAAACAAGAATGGGGAAAATATTTATGGTATGAAAAATTCCCTACATTTGATAACGGTGAAGATATTATGTTTTCATATCTAGCTCAAAAATATGGAAATATCAAGACTTTTGTTCCACCACACCCAGCTACAAGAAAAGATATTTGGTGTACAGAACCTACAATTGCTCGTTCTGTTGGTAGTGATAATAATGCATCTTGGCGAAAAGGAAATCACTTAAATTTAAGAAGTGAAATTTGCCAATATTGCAAACGTAACGGATGGAAAACAATAAATGGAATTCACGGTTAATGAAGACAAAAGCTTTGTTGAAGATATTAAGATTATTTTCGAAGCATTGCGAAGAGGTGAACATTTTACATTCTCCAAATATGCGGATGGCGAATTTGCAATATTAAAAAATCAACCTATCACAAATTGTGATAATTGGACTTTTAATCCTGAAAGGGATTCTAAAGAACAACAAGAGTTATTGAAATCTTTTACTTATAATGAGGAAGGATATTTTGTTGGCATATCATGCCCTTGTTGCGTCAGCTGGGATGATGTTAAATGGATGCGAGATACCGTTAAAGTCGCACCAACCAATTTAACATGGGTCAATATTTTCGTTAACGGAAATTACAATTTCTTTAAGGATAATTTTATCCCAGAATTCCAAAACCATGACATTATTTTATTTGCCAATGCGGATGCCAAGGTTGAGAATTTACCATTTGAGATTGAAGCTTTTGTACCAATAACAAATACAGCTTTGAAAGATAATTTTTATTTACTCGATAATTTTCCAATTGAAGACTATGAAGGTAAATTATTTCTATTCTGTGCTGGTCCACTCGGTAATATGCTAGCGGCTAAATTCTGGTCTTTAAATAAAAAGAATACTTATATTGATATAGGTTCAACTCTTAACACTTGGTTAGTAGGAAATAATCGAGGATATTTAAGGGGAGCACCAACAATTAAAAAAATTTGCATATGGTAAATGAATTTGTTATACCTGATTTAGAATATTCAAAAAGAGAATTAACAGTTGTTAATTTATTCAAATTGTTTGGTAATAAAATTAATTCTTTTTTAAATATTGGTTTTCGCAATTGGTTGGACCCAAGAACTCAGTGGTGGATTAAAATTTGTAAGGCAAATAATATTGATTGGAAAATTGTGGAAATTTTCCAGCAAAATGTTATTGATTCTATTGCTAATGGATGTAACCCCAATAAAATAATTCTTGGGAATATAAGAAATATTGATGTATTATCAGAAGCCGAGTGCATCTTTTTCTGGCATGGTTCAGAACATATTGAAAAAGATGAATTCATTCAATTATCGCCAAAATTAGAGGCTAAATACGCGATTTTAGTTTTTGGTACTCCATTTGGCGAACAACCACAAGATGAAATATATGGTAATGAGCATGAAAAGCATTTATCAGCATGGAATTATGATGATTGGAAAATTTTAAGTTACACGGTTGAGTTTGTCTTTGATAATGAATTATATCCACATATAACAGCTTTTAAAATATTAAAAAAATGAATAATTTTAAAGTAATAGATTTTAAATTTGCCAAGGCAAATGATAGTTACGATTTGAAATATATGCAATCTGGAGCTTGGTCTAGGATTTATGAATATAAATTTGTTACCGACTTCATAAATAGTCGCAAACTAAAAGATTTTAGTATTCCCAAAATTCATAACTCTTCATGGGGTTATGAAGGAGTTCATGTAATTTTTAGAGATGAACTGGATAAAATTGGTGAATGCCTACATTCGGATATTTGTAAGTCTGAATTCAGGGAAACCTATGAATATAACATCACAACTGAAAAAAAAGAATTTGAAAATAAATTCGATTTCGTTGTCAATATCTCAACAATTGAACATCTAAAAACCAAAGAAGAACGTCTATTAGCTATAGAGAACTTATTCAAACAAGTTAAAATTGGTGGATATTTTGTTTTAACATTTGATTATCCGAGAGTGAGTATTGAAGAAATTGAAAATTTTCTTGGGATTAAATTAGTTGAAGATGATGTTAAGCTTAGACTTAATGGAGAAAACTCAAAATACCCAAACGAGATATATAAAAATTTGAATATTGTTTATTTAACACTGCAAAAAAATGGATAATGATTTTGTAAAAAATTATTGGGAATCCAGATATAAAGCTGGTGGTGATTCTGGTCTTGGTAGTCATGACCCAGAATCAGTTAAATTCAAATCTGATTACATAAACAGATTGATTACAATTAACAATTTTAAAACTATCGTAGAGCTCGGATGTGGCGATGGTAATGAATTACAAAAATTGGTTAGCTATGAAAAATATACTGGATACGATATTAGTGAAACGATTATTGGTGTTTGCTCGAATAAATTTAAAAGTGATAAATCAAAAGAATTTGTGACAGACATAAACGAGATTAAGAAAAACAAATATGATTTAGCACTCAGTTTAGACGTTATTTATCATTTAGTAGAAGATAGTGTTTTTAAAGAACATATGGATACCTTATTCTCAGTATCAAAAAATGTTTGTTTATATACAACAAATTCGGGTAGTCTTGCCAGTGCTGTTCCACACATAAAGCATAGAGATGTTGAGGAATTTGTCAAAGAAAATTATCCAAAATTTGAATTGGTTGATAAAAAGCCGTTCACTAAGTATAATGTAATGTTTTTATTATTTAACGAAAAATGATTTTATTAGTATATGGTACAAGACCAGAATATATTAAAATTAAACCCTTAATACTTGAAATGGAACAAAGAGGAATAAAGTACAAAACTTTATTCACTGGACAACATGTAGATATCGCACCTAAAAATGCAGATTTTATTTTAACAATGAAATCTGGGCAAAACCGATTAGATTCAATAATTGAATCGTGCATGAATTTACCAGATAAATGGTTTGAAGGTATTGAATATATTTTAGTTCAAGGTGACACCACATCTGTTGTTGCTCTTGCTTTAGCAGCTTTTAATAGAAAGATTAAGGTAATTCATCTTGAAGCTGGACTTAGAACTTATGATAAAAATAATCCATATCCAGAAGAAACTAATAGAAGAATTGTTTCAAGCATTGCCGATATTCATTTTTGTCCAACCCGATTAAGCTACGATAATTTAATTGCTGAAAAAGTTGAAGGGAAAAAATATATTGTAGGGAATACATCACTGGATAATCTTATTCAATATAAATCCGAATGTGAATATGGAAATACAATATTAGTTACTTTGCATAGACGTGAAAATCATGATAATATGGCTAAATGGTTTACTGAAATTAATGAAATAGCGAAAACATTTAAAAATTTAGATTTTGTCATTCCATTACATCCAAATCCAAATGTTCAAAAGCATAGACATTTATTAACACACGTAAGAATTATTAATTCATTGAGTCACGAAGATTTAATAAAATTATTAGTTAAATCCAGAATGGTAATAACTGATAGTGGTGGAATACAAGAAGAATGTAGTTTTTTTAACAAAAAATGTTTGGTTTGTAGAAAAGTAACAGAAAGACCTGAATCAGTAGGATTAACTAGTTTTATGGTTCCAGAACCATCTGATTTAAGCATTGTATTTTTATCACATATTAATAACTATAAAGTTAATATTAATTCACCATTCGGTGACGGAACATCATCAATAAAAATTTGTAATATTTTACAAAATGAACTGGTTTAAAAGGGCTATATTTCACATATCAATTGCTTTATCTAAGGTTGAGAAAAATGCTTTAGGTCAAATCGGTAATAACCTTAGTGATGATACAAATGCGGTTCAAAGACACATGCAAGGTACATTAGCAGATGACCTTTTACAGGGGCGTTTAACTGAAGAAGTAACGTTACTGAGAGCTAGATTATATAAAGTAATTGAAGCGACTCAAGAGCTTAGAAATAATATTAAACCGATTTTAAATGAAAATGGTGAGATTATCAATTACGATATCTCGGTTAAGTCATCTAAAAAGCCTTTATATAGAAAAATTAAGGGGGACCCATTTGATGATTATAAAGTTTTAATGGAAATTAATAATAGACCAATTACTGCAAGCGTTTTAGAATCACTTGAAAGAATAGGTAATTATGGAATTATTAATGAGTTTTCTATCATTATTAATCGCGAAATTCACCCAAGACTAGAGATAGAAAAATATACTAAAAAACTTTTAATTAGAAAAATATCAGAATCTAAAAGATTACTAGAATTTTACATTCCAAAATATTATGATGAATATGATAAAAAGACAGTTTTTTTAATTAGTTCAATTCGTAAAGCTCAAAGTGCTCCAAAAAATTCAGACTTACTTGATATTAAATCGGTAGGGTTTGTCACAAACGGTGATGCGGGAGTAAAAGATTTTCTTGAATTTCAATATATGATAACAGAATTTGATAAAATTGTTGAATATGATGGGAATTACATAATAAAATTTTTTGCTACACCTATGGTCGAAGGAGAAAATATCTTTGAAAAATACCGAAGCCATAAACTAGATGAAAAATATAAAAATAAAGAGTTTAAAGGAAAATTGTAAAATGGGAAGAAGAAAAAATAATGAAAATTACGAATTTACTGTTTCTGATACAGTAAATAATATTGTAGGGCAAAAACTTAAATTCAAAGCTAAAAATGAAGCACAAAAAGAATTTGTGAAACTTATAACTGACAAAGAAATTGTAATTTGCAGCGGTCCAGCTGGTACAGGAAAAAGTTATGTATCTATTGCTAGGGCAATAGAATTATTACAATCAAAAGAAAATAATTTTGAAAAAATTATCATTTTCAAACCAGCAGTGGAAGTAGAAGAAAAACATGGTTTTTTACCAGGTGATATTATGGAAAAAATCATGCCTTATGCTGAATCTAGTCTTGGAATTATAGAAAAACTTATTGGCAAAGCAGCTAGAGACCGTATGATTATGGATGGAATTATTGAAATAAAAGCATTAGCATATATTCGAGGTGCTAATATTGACAATGCTATTGTTATTATGGAAGAAGCCCAGAATATGTCACCAAATCAAATGAAAACTTTATTAACTAGAATTGGTATAAATAGTAAATTTATCATTTCTGGTGATATGGACCAATCTGATAGATATACCAATATCAAACAATCTGGTTTATACGATGCAATGAATAGATTAAGGAGCATTGAAGAAATTGGTTTTTTTGAATTTACCGCTAATGATATCGTAAGAAATCCAATTATATCGAAGATATTAAATCTTTATGACTCTTCTAGAAACGATAAAAATAAAAATACAATCTCTTCACCAGTAAATAAAGAACGTGTAATTTTAAATGAATCTACGGAGCAAAAAAATAAAAAAATTACCAATAAAAAAATGTGGTGGGAGTATATTCCTAAATATATTCGTTGGTAAATATTTACATTTGAAAAATATTTTTTATTTTTAATTTTATGAAAATAGGTATTGATATTAACGAAGTTTTACGTGATTTCATAGGTCAATTTGACTATGTATATAGTAAGTACAAAATTCCAGAAAATGCTGATGTTGAACAAACACCAGTAGATTCATTTGACTTACTTAAACATTTTCCATTTGCTGGTGGTATTGATGAAATGAATAAATTTATGTATGAGGAAGCCGCTCTTGAAATATTCGGTCATGCCGATGAATTATATGATAATTTGATTAATAGACTGAATTTGTATAACATGGAAATAATTGATGATGAAGAACATGAATTGTGGCTAGTAAGTAAAGAAGCGGTTAATAGTATTCCAGCTACTTATTTTTTCTTATCTAAAACTGGTTGCCGAATATCAAATATTAGATTTAAAACCAAATATGAAGAATTATGGAATGATGTTGATGTTTTAATAACAGCTAATCCATTATTAATTGAAAATAAACCATCAAATAAAGTAGTAATTAAAATAAAATCAGTATATAATCAAAACGTTAAATGCGATTATGAATTTGACTCATTATTTGATTTTATGGATGATAATGAAATTTTGAATAAAATTAATAACATTAAATAAATTATAAGTAATCATGAGTTTACTTAAAATAGGGAATGAAGTTTATATAATAGATTTTGAAGCTATCGATAAATTAATTGGCGGTGAGCCTGAATTTAAAGAAGACTTTCAAGAAGAATCTGAAACTGTTTTTTATTACCAGATTGAAGCTAAAAAAGAAAAATTAGTTCAAAAACAAGAAACAATTAAAAAATTTAAAAAAGGTAAAGAAATTGATTTAACTAAATATGAATTAGTTAAAACTTTAATTGATATTCTTATATCTAACAATGATGAAGTTGATGATGCATTAGGTTTTGAAAGAGCCATAGGAAATATGCCTATATCTTTTAAACTTGCATTTAATACTTTGAAATATTATAGAATACTTAAAAAAATTGATATATAATTAAAAATAAAAAAAGTTTTAAAATGACTGAAGAACAAATTCAAAAAGCAAAGGAACTAGCTCATACGGCGATTGATAAAATCATGAATAAAGATTTTACAATCTATTTTTTTACTTTGGATACTAAAGGAAATCCAACAGCAGGTATAGCTAACATTTATGAGCATGTGAAAATTTTAAATGAATTAGGTTATAATGCCTGTATTTTACATGAAAAGAATGATTATCATGGGGTAGAAAGTTGGTTAGGAGCCGAATACGCTAAATTACCGCATAAATCCATAGAAAATAAAGATTTAAATATCAGTGCTTCAGATTTCATAGTAATACCAGAAATCTTTAGTAATGTTATGCAACAAACAAGTAAATTCCCATGTAAACGTATAGTTTTATGCCAATCATATGATTATATTCTTGAATTAATGAATATTGGTATGAGTTGGGTATTCTATGGAATAGAAGATGTTATTACAACATCCCCAAAAATTAGTTCATATGTAAAATCATTATTCCCTAATCTAAGAACATGGGAAATTCCTGTGGCTATTCCAACATATTTCAAAGACAATGGTAAGCCAAAAAAACCTATGATTGCTATTCATACCAGAGACCAAAAAGATGCTCTAAAGATAGTTAAAAGTTTCTATTTGCAAAATCCAATATATAAATGGATAACTTTTAAAGATATGAGAGGAATGCCAAGGGAAGCTTTTGCTGATACTTTAAGTGAATGTTGTTTATCAGTTTGGGTTGACCAAATTTCAAGTTTTGGTACATTTCCATTAGAATCAATGAGATGTAATGTTCCAGTAATTGGTACTATTCCGAATATGATACCAGAATGGATGGAAAATGTTGAAGGAGATAAGATAGATATAAAAAACAATGGTGTTTGGACTAACAATATTCTTCATATTCCTAATTTAGTTGCTGAATTCATTAAATTGTGGTTAGAAGATAATGTCCCACAGGAGCTTTTTGATGAAATGGAAAAAACTAATAAACTTTATACTGAAGATGAAGAAAGAGCTAAAATTAAAGAAGTATATACACATTTCTTTAATACCAGAATAGCTGAAATTGAAGCTAAACTAGTAAACATAACTAGTAAAATGAATAATGAAGAACAAAAATCAAATTAAAATGAAATCAGATATCACAGTAATATTACCAATACATGAAATAAATGAAATTAACGAAAAATACTTCACTAATGCCATAAATAGCATTAATGCTCAAATAGTTAAACCAGATGAGGTGTTAATTATTGCTAAATCCGATGAAACATTATTAAAATTTTTAAGTGATTTTAATTATGGTGAAATCGGTAATAATGTAAGAATAATCGAAAATACTGGGAATTCAGATGTCTGCAGTCAAATTAATTTAGGCGTTAGCCAAGTTAAGACTGAATGGTTTAGTTTCTTAGAATTTGACGATGAATACTCAAGAATATGGTTTAAAAACGTTGTTGAGTATAGGAATCATTACAATTTCGATGTTTATATGCCAATAATTGTTGATGTTAACAAAGAAGGTAAATTCATGGGCTTCATGAATGAAGCCGTATGGGCTCACGAATTTTGTGATGAAATGGGCGTATTAGATAACGATGCACTATTAAGATATCAAAATTTTAATATTGATGGAATTGTTATGCGTAAATCTACCTTTGAAGAAAATGGTGGAATGAAAACAAATATTAAATTGTATTTCATATATGAATTCTTATTAAGATTAACTCAAAAATCAGTTCCTATTATGGTAATCCCAAAACTTGGCTATAAACACGTAAATCAAAGAAATAACTCATTGTTTGATATGTATGCTAAAGAAATGGATGCAAAAGAATCTCAATTCTGGCTAGAAACAGCTAAACATGAGTATTTTTATAATTATGAAAGAGAAATAACATATCAGAAATAATAAATAAGATGGCTAAAGGTAGAGGTCGTAAACGAACTAGTGATTTATATTTCGGTCCCTTAGAAGAAAATGCCGTGTTTAGGTTCTTAGAATCTGACGACCAAGCTGAACGTAATCAAATTTATAATACGTTTTTGAAAGAGCCGTTAAATAAGATGATTGAATCAATCATCAGACGCTATAAACTATATAGAAAGAGTGTATCATTTGAGGAATTACATGCTGATACACTCTCATTTTTGATGACAAAAGCAAATAAATTTGAGGAAGGGAAAGGAAAAAAGGCTTATTCTTACTATGGTACAATATGTAAAAACTATATTTTGGGGCTTTTAATCAAAGATGATAAGAAACTTAAACAACTTACATCTTTCGAAGACATATATCTTAATGATGATGATGAAGATTCTGAAAAGAATTTTGATTTGGTTGATAGTGAAAGTACTACAGAATCAATGTATAACCTATCATCATTAATTCAACGAATTTCAAATGAAATAAAAAATGAACTAAAAAAGGATGAAGTTCATGAACATAAAATCATGAATGAAAATGAACGTAAACTAGGGTTTGCTTTAGTCGATATTCTAGATAATTGGGAAAGCATTTTTAAGGATATGGAAGGTGGTAAAAAATATAATAAAATATCTATATTAGCTAGTATCCGTGAAAATACAAACCTTACCACTAAAGATATAAGATGTGCCTTAAAACGCTATAAAAAATTATATGAATCGATTAAAAACGAATTTTTAGAAAATGGTATTTTGTAGAAATTAAGGCTGCTGCATATTTATATATATAGAGCGGAATTAGTGATGATTGATGATATAAATTAGTATAACAAATATAATAAATATTAAAGCCGTGCCTAGACGTAAGAAAACCAAACTAAAATTAAACGATATTGATAGTTTAACTTATTTAATGCAAGAAACATATAATGATGCTTGCAATCAACAAATTGATGCTCAAAGAGCTATTAATGAAATGGTACATGCAGCACAACCTGAAGATGTTGCTGACATTACAAGTATTGCCAGAGAAAAGGCTAATTTGTTAAAAATAAAAGATTCTGCCATTAAAATCAAATTGGAATTAAGTAAACTTAAATCCGAAATTATTAAACAAAATGGTATTCCAGAAGAATCTTCCACAAATACTAATTCAGTAACCCTTGAAGATTTTAAAACACTAAGGGATAAATTAAAAAATTGGTCGGATAATGATAACGAAGAATATGATGTTTAATATAAATGGAAATTCAAAAACAAAAATCCGAAGTATTTGCACAAGTGGCTGCACTAAAAGTATTGGTAGATGATACCCATAACCAACACATTAAATATAAGTCGCAGGCTAATCAATTGTGGCAAAGTCTTCAAACTATTAAAAAGGACCCAATTAACTTTTTACTTGATTTAATTAAAGAATTAGCTGGATATGAAGCCATCAGAGATTCAGTTTCAGATGCATTAATTAATAGTTTAGGTGATTTAGAAGATAAAATTAAATTTGCAATTAAACTTAACTTAAAAGAATTAACTAGTTGTGGAGTTAATCCTTCTATTCCAAATGAACTTAAATATAATGGCAGTGGTTATCAATTTAATGTAAATAAAATCGATTATTGTAATATATTTAAACTAGACCCAGCATCTGAATACGGTAATTTTATTTATAGTGATATTACTCCACAAATAAACAGTACTGATGCTAATACTTTTTTATTTTATACAATACAAAATAGTGGCGTTGAACAATATTGGGGTCATCAAGTCGGATTTGTGAATGATATAGTTGCTGTAAAATTTGATGAACAATACGGCACAGAAACAAATATAATTACTATTAAAGCTAGTGATTATTATAGCAATAATAAAAAATTATCCGACTGGAATAATGATTATGTTGATAGTATTAAATTATTTCCAGATGCTCAATTTTTTGCTAAAATGATAGATAACATATTTAATATATTCAGTAATATCATAGAAAAAACTACAGTTCAATCTGAAATGGAAGAAAAATTAAATAACATTATTGATAAACTTTTAGAAACAGAACCAGATGATATTATTGATGATAGTTTTTTCACGTTTACAAATGTAGAATTACTTGATATTAGTGAAAAAGCTAAAATGAAAACTTTAGGTATATCTAAATTAGAAACATGTGATACATATGCTACAAAAATTAATACAACAATCTTAAATGATTCAGTTAACACGATAATTACTGCTAATTCTATTGAAAGTAAAACAATTGCTATTAATAAATCGATTAATGATATCGCGGATGAAGCATCAAAAAATAGTGACCCAAAAGATAGATATAATGTGAAATTAAATTTTTTTGTTAAATTAATAAAGGCGCTTGTTAAGAGTATAATTGGAATGATATTCTCACCTAAATTAATCTTACTTTTTATGGTTAATTTTAGAATAGTTCAAGGAACAAATGCCACATTTAATGGAATTGATGAATTGATTAAAAACTTAAAAGTTTTAATCAAAGAAGTTATTGATATAGTTAAAGCTTTAGTTATTAAAATATTACTTGAAAAAGTTTTGAAAGAAATTAAAAATCTTCAATCTCAAGTTAAGGATAAAATTCAATCAGAATTAATTAGTAATAAAAAGAAATTAACTATGAGTTTACTTGGTGTTCCGCAAGATATCATAAGAACGATTAATAAATTTTAGATATGGGAACTTTTGATAAAAATGATTATAAAAAAATAGCTAGTATTGGAGCGGTATTAGCAATTATTATTGCCGCGTTTAAGCTTAAATTTAAACCACAGCCACCCGTTCCTCCACAACTTTTATATACTGGTGCATCTATGAGGCAAGGTCTTAGTGCGTCACAAACAGCATCATATATTATAAGTAGACAACGAGAAGCTGGTGCACCAGTTGGAGTACTTGATGATGGTAGTGAAAATATTGCCGAAAAAATGGAAAAGATAAGAGTTGAGGAAATATTTAATGCATTAATAACACAAGCTAAAATTGATGTGGTAATTCCACCTGGAATACCCGTTACGGCAGCTGGTGGTGGTATTGGTACTGTAGTCGTTCAAGGTGCTACTACAAATTTTGCAAGTGGACAAGGAGTTTTATATTAAAAAAATGTGAATTATGAGTAAATTTTCTGAAATGACAAGCAATCAAATTTTAATGGAAATTAAAAATATGATGCAAGAGCATGAAGCCATTAAACAAAGAATGCTTAAAGATTATGATGAAATGGTACGCATTGAAAAATTATTTCAAGAGGCTAATAAAGAATTAAAAAACAGATTAAACGGAAATAGGGATGAGTAGTAGTATTTTAAAAAAACATGCTTTTAACCTTAAAAGCATTTATGATAATTCAGCAAAATTAGATGTAATATCAATAGGTAGAGTTGAAGCTATTGATGACGAGAGTGATGCTGGTAGAATTATTGTCAGTATTAAGGGTATTGATGATAAAAAAACTGATGAAGAAAAAAAGCTAACTATGGCTTTTCCATTATTACCAAAACATCTTCAAGTAACTCCTAAAGTCGGTGAAGCTGTATTCGTCCTAAAATTAAATCTTAAAGATACTAATTATATTGACAGATATTATATTGGTCCTATTATATCTCAACCACAAAAACTTAAAATGGACCCGTTTTTCTTTACAGCGAAATCTGCATTAGCAACTGGGTCAGTTGAAGTAGAAGAGGCTCCAAGTTTTAAACCAGAAGCTCGTGGCGTATTTCCAGATAAATCTTATATTTCTATACAAGGTCGAGATAATTCAGATATTATTTTTAAAAACGGAGAGGTATTAATTAGAGCTGGTCAACATAAATCTAAAAATATACTAGAGTTTAATAATGAGAATATTGGTTATTTTCAACTTAAATTTGATGTACCATTGAATTTAACCAAAGAAACTACGCAAGGAAAAAAATATACTGTTGCAAACATTGTTGCAGATAAAATTCATTTAATTACACACGGAGGAACAAAAAATTTCAAACTTACTGACCCGTCAGATTTAATAACAATCGATGAAATGTCTAGAATTGCAAATGAAGCCCACCCACTTCCTTATGGAGATGTCATTGTAAAATTTATGGAAGCTTCTATTAAATTTATGATAAATCATTTTCATCCTTATTCAGGTTTAAAAGCAAGTGCTCCACAACCTATTTATAATGATTTAGCTAATTTTGATTTATCAAGTGTTAACTCTAAAAACATTAAATTAGACTAATCATCATGATATTTATATAAAAATTAATATTATGGTTGTTAGAACTTACTTTGATAAAAATAATACAATTATTCGTAATAATACAACAAATACGGGTAGAAGCCCTATTGCTGAATTATTTTATGGTGGTAATGTATATGATTTAGAATATTCTAGATTTATTTTTCATTTTGATGAAACAAGATTAAGAAGTCTATATACAGGTGGTACTTTTCCAGATTTAAATAAAATGAAGCACACACTTAGAATGACAAATACAAGTTGTTTTGATTTAGGATTATTAAATGGTGAAACATGTGATGGTAAAGAAAGGGCATGCTCTTTTGATTTAATCCTATTTCCATTGGATGAACATTTTGATGAAGGTAATGGTTATGATTATAACTCATGTACGTATCTAGCAGGTGATGCTTCAATAAGTAATACCCCTTCTAATTGGGTTTATGCAAGAACAGGTGTAAGTTGGCCTAGTGGAAGTGGTGCATATAGTGGAAACACTAGTGCCGTAACAATCGGTTCACAACATTTTGAAAGAGGTAATGAAAATATTGAAATTGATATTACAAATTATGTAAATGCTATTATTTCTGGTGAAACAAATTATGGTTTGGCTCTTGCTTATTCATATGCACTAGAAAATACTCCAACCCAAGAATTACAATATGTTGGATTCTTCACTAGACACACTCAAACTTTTTATGAACCATTTATTGAAACAACTTATACTGAGGTAATTAGAGATGATAGATATCGTTTTTATATGAATAAAAACAATAAATTATATCTATATGTTAATGCTGGTGGATTACCGACTAATTTAGATTCTAATCCAACTGTTACTATTTATGATAATAATGATGTTGTTTTTAGTACATATACACCTACAGATGTAACTCACGTAACAACTGGTGTTTATTCTATTGATATTAATGTTCCAATTAATGCAAATTATGGGAATTGTACAATGTTTAGAGATGTTTGGTCTTCATTAAGTATTAATGGGGTAAATTTATCTGATGTTGAACTTGAATTTGTTATAAACAGAAATGGGTATTATAATATTGGGACAAATGAAGAAATACCTAAAGTTTATGGATTTAATATTACTGGTATCAAACGTGATGAGAAAATTGTTAGGGGTGATATTCGCAAAGTCATTGTTTCAGCTAGAATTCCGTTTACAATTAACCAACGCGATATTTTAGATACACTTAGATATAGATTATACATAAAGGAAGGACCTGCGGAATATACAGTAATCGATTATCAACCTGTAGAAATGGCATTTGACCAGAATTATTTTTTATTAGATACATCTAGTTTACTACCAAATACTTATTGGTTAGACATCGAACTCTCAACTAACAGAGAAGTTAGAACAATAAAAGATATTGTTAATTTTGATATAATTAATCAAGTAGAATTAAGAAATAATTATTAGTTATGAAGGAATTAATTAAAAAAATATTGCGAGAATATTATAATAATTTCGATGAATATGATGACTTTAATTTAATTGATTTTAATGAAGGACCATCATTTGATTATAATTCATTACCAAATATTATAACACTTTATTGTATATTAGAACTTGATTCTCCAGATGATATAAAAAATATTAATAAAATTGAACCAGGTTCACATTATTCAATGGATAAAAATAATTTAATAAAAACTAGAAATTTTCGAAAAGGAAAATATTATGTTATTTTAACAGTTAAAGCAGATAAAAAATTAATTGATATAAAAAAAACATTAAAAAATAATATCGAATACCCAATGGAAAAAGAAATTACTTTAAAAAATAAAGGTAAAGGTACTAAAGTTATTTCAATAGAACCAATTAAAATTAATAACTAATAAAGTTTTTATTTACATTTTTTTATAATTTATTATATTTATTATTGTATGATTAACATTAGTGTTAGTCTTGAGTCAAATTTGGGCTTTAAGTGATTGCGGTCACAAAAAGATTAGCATGTTAATAATAACAATTTATTAAAAGTTAATTAAAATGAACTTAACTAATTCAAATGGTATGCCTACTGCCAACATCGCAATCAATAAAAGTAGGATTAAATGTTATGGGAAAAATTCAACCCCAACTTATTATCTCCAAAAAGGACAAGAATTTCAATTAGAATTATTTAATCCAACTAATAGCAATATATTAGCTGTTATTAGTTTAAATGGTAATAAAATTTCACAAGGTGGTTTAGTACTTAGACCAGGTGAACGTGTATTTCTTGACCGTTATTTGGATGTTCCAAAAAAATTTAAATTTGAAACTTATGAGGTATCTAATACTGATGAAGTTCGTAAAGCTATTGAAGATAATGGCGACTTAAAAGTTGAATTTTATCGTGAACAAGTTATTATTCCAAATCTAAGTTATTCAGCAAATATTTGGTTTGTGACTACGTTAGATACTAATCCTTTTAATTATGATGGTCATCCAATTATTATATCTACTACTGATGGAGAGTGTAGTAATATATCAACTACAATAAATTCACCAAACACAGCTTATAATTCCATACTATCAACATCATCAAATTTAGGATTTTACAACAATGACATTTCAACGAACAAAACATCTTATAGTAAAATAATTAAAAGAAAGATTGAAACAGGTCGTGTAGAAGAAGGGTCATATTCTGCCCAAGAAATGAAAACTGTTCATAAGAATTGGGGGATATTACCATTCTGGACAGTTTCAGCAAAACTTCTCCCTATTTCGCAGAAAATTAATACCGTTAATGATATTCAAATTAAAAGGTATTGTACTGCTTGTGGCTCCAAGTTACACAAAAAAGATAAATACTGTTCTAACTGTGGTAATAGAGCCTAATTAATCAAAAAAATGTTAATCATACAAAAAAAAAAATAAAAAGGGAAAAATTTGTTTTTTCCCTTTTTTTTAATTATATTTGTAAATAAATTATTTTTTTAAAATGAGTAAGACAATAATCTATAGAATCAATAAAGATGGGTATGTAATTAAATTCTCTGAAATTGATGACATTAATAGAATGTATGTGATTATTTGGAGTATAATATATGAGTTATATAATGATTTATTCATAAATGAGATTGAACGTCCAGAATGGATGTCGGATGACTATCCTATGAATTTTTCTGACTTACAAATAACTGGTGATATGAAGCCGTTTTGGGATATGATTCATAATGAAGAAGTATTATTTGACCATCGAATAGTTTTCGCCTCAACTTTCGATAGGGTTATTATTATGAAAGAAGATTTTAGTAAAGTAATTTTAGCCTATGAAAATTTTATTAAACATATGACTTCAAAATTATTAAAAAAGTTTTTTGAGGAATATGATTTCAGCGGTTTACGAGAATTTTCAGATACACTTAAAAAACTAAAGGAAGATGAAAATTGTATTGGTGTAACTATGTGTAGTTCACTTATCTCATCTTTTTGGGAAAATTATTCTGAGGATGGTAAATTTACACCGTATAATATCTTCAAACAAAAAAATCATTCAAATTTGTTTGATAATTTAAATAAAAAAAATAAATAAAAAGCTAAATAAACTTAATATAAATCAATTTGTTACACTTAACCATTAGTTGAATAAATGTTACCATTTAACCTATAAAAATGAATAATATTATGTTTTATAGCATAAACATAAAAAAAAACTCGATTTTTATCGAGTTTTTTTTTATGTATTTGCCATATTTTTCCCTAATAATCCTTCTCGGTCCATTCTAATTTTAATGTCTCGTAACCATTGTTTTTTCATATCGTAATCTAACTTATTGTAAATACTAGTTAATGATGATGATAGTTCAATCATTTCTTTGAATGTTAGTTTATCCCAAATATCTTTATATTTATTATATAATTGTTTAATGTTATGTATCTGTCCTTGTATTTCGATTTTTGAAGTAATCATTGAATCTGAATCTGGATTATAATTTCCAAATTCATTAGCTTTTGAAATTTTATTTTTAATATGTTCATTATGCATTGTGTCGTCAATCCAATGTGTTAATTCATGATGAATGCTACCTTTAATTTTTTCTTCAGTAAACTCAGTTTTAAACATTTTTTTTTGTTCATCTGGAAGATAATTAATTGCATCTATTAAATTACCATTATTATTGAAAATAACATTTAAAGCATTTTTATTAATCGAAATACTAATTATTTTTTTAAAAGGATTATAATAATTTATTCCATGATTAATTAATATTTCACATCTATTTTTAGAATCTGCTTCAACACATTCTTTAGATTTTAAAATACTGGTATTTGTTTTATCAGACTTAAACATAGTTGTTCTTGCAACTCCAGTATTTTGAATTTCTTCGATGTCGTTTTTAAAATACATGTTATAAATTAAATCAACATCATCATCAATATCGGTTAATTTTTCAGTAACCAATCTTTCGTATAATTTTTGTTTAATAAACTGTTTCATACTTATAAATATTCATTTAAAATAAAAAGGCTATCTTTCGACAGCCTTTTTATAATATATTTAGAATTAATACTAACGTAATTCGTTAATATTAAATGTTGGGATTCCGTCAACTCTAATATGTCCATAGAAGCGGTTGTTTACGACTTTTTTAGCATAACGAGTCATAATACCTTTAACTGGAGCAAAGTTAAACGGATTGTACATTGTTGGAGTTAATTGTAGAGGTACATATGGTGCGTAGATATAACCAGTGTCAAGTAATGATTTACCTTTATGTCCAATAATCATAGAGTATGGAGGTGCATAAGGGTCACGATATACTTGATAACGTCCACTTAATGAACCGATTCTTTCAATACCCATATTATATTGGTCTTGTTCTGGTGAAGCATCTGATGCGTGGAAGTATTCAAGGTCATCGAATATTGCACTGATTTCAGAACTTACTACAATAAAGTTAGCACCGCCACGAAGCGTTGATTTATGAATTTGAGCTGAGATTTGGTTAATTCTTGTAATAAGAGTTTGGTTCCATTCTTTTTGAGTATAAGGATTAGCAGCATTACTTGCTTTTCTCCAACCAGCATAATCCCAACGGAATTGACATGCAGCTGCTTTACGAAGGTCACGAAGAATTTCACGGTCAATTTCAGATGCTATTTGTTCTGATAACATAGCTGTAAGTTCAGCTTCAGCATCAATGTTATGGAATGCAGCAACGTCTTGTGCTAATTCTGGTGACCAAGTTGCACGTAATTTTCTTTCTTCAACAGAAACAACAACTTCATCAAGTTTGAAAGAAACTTCACCAAGTTCAGTTTCAAGTTCAAGAGATGCATAACGAGCCCAAGAAGCTTGGAATGTCATACTATTTGCAGTGAACCCTGAACAACCAATATAACCATCGTAAGTTTCTCTTGACGAAATGGCTGGGTGTGTAAGGTCAAGTTCAACATAAAGATTGCCACCAGCATCACAAATATCACCATATTGAACGATGCCTTTACCATATTTTTGAGTAACTAATCTGAAAGGAATTTCAGCATTAGCAGCAATTATAACTTTTCCATCTGGGTCAGAAATATTAGAACCTGAATTATTAACAATTTTTAGTGATGCTAAGAATGCTTCAGTATCCATTTCATTTCCATCTGGACCAGTCAATCTACCTTTATTTACTTCTGAGAAACCTGAAATTTGTAAAATAACATTTCTAACGGTTCCATCAGTAGCTGCTACAAATGTAGTAGTTGCAGAGAAATTACCATTAGGAAGAATACGACCTGGGATTACTTCGTTACCGCTAGTGTAAACAATAGTAATTTCACCTTTTGAATTATCGAATAAACCATCATTGTAATATAAATCATAAAGATTTCTAGTTTTGAAAGTTGTTGCTGTACAGCCAGTAGTACCGATACATGATGGAAGATGGTCTGTAGCCATACTTGTATGAGCAGAGTAACGAGGGTTATCTTGCCATGGGTCTCCTGCTTGTCCAGTAGCTTTATCAATTCTATTAGAAGTTTGAGGTACAAAATAGAACAATTTACCAATTGGCATGTTCAATGCTTGTACTGATACAATATCGTTTGCTAAAAGTTTTGAGAAAACTCTACGAACGATAGGGAATACTACAGTTTCAAATGAACCGCTAGAACCAGCGTCTGTAGTTTCAGTTAACAATGCTTTAGCTTGATTTTCATATAGCATAGCAATGTTTTCTTTTATATGACCTTTAAGTCCGTCAAGAAATCCTAAAGCTTCCCATCTTTCTTGGGTTTGTTGACGAATAGCTTTAAGGTGATTAATACCAATATTACCAACTTGTCCTGATGTTAATAAGTGTGACATAATTTTCAATTTAATTATCTATTTTCGACTCTTTTTATTAAGTCTTTTATTCTTTTTGTTGATTCATCAACATATGCTGTTGTTTCAGTCAACTGATTACTTGCACCGCTTGTTTTTGATTTTTCAATTTTATTTTCTATGGATTCAGTAATCGATTTTTTATTAGCTAACTCACTAATTATGGTTTTGTAAAGTGCTTTTGATTCTTTTAATGTTTTTACTTCATCAAATCGTTGCATAATCATCTTCTTTTCTTCCTTAGAGGTTGAATGTTCAGTGATTATTTTAACCATATAAGTTAAGTTAGTATTGTAAACTACTGATTCAGCTAACATTTTCTTAAACTGACTAAGGGCATTTTTGATTTCCTTGTTTTCAGTTTGAAGTTTTTTAGCTACATTTAACAGTTCGTTAAACTTTTGTTTGGAAACAGATTCATCAGCTCTACCGATAGGAGCGGTATGATACTCTTTCTTTCCTTCAGGTCTAATACGATTCGCATGTAAATCAGCTAATGCACGAGATTTATTTTCTTCAATTTCTTCATCTTCTGAATTTTCATCTTCTTCGCTTTCCATTACATGTTCAGCGTGGCCATCTTTTCCGTCATTTGGATTATCTTCATCAAATCCACCTTTTAAATTATCACCAGATGTTTTGGAATCAACAGGAGCTTTTTGACCATCAATTTTACCTTTATTAGGAGTAGTGGTTTCTTTAGCTTCTGTATCATGGCCTTGACCTCTTACGATGTCTTCATCCAATGTAATTTCATAAACAGGTTCTACGCTTTCATCTTCGATATCAGTTTCTGGTTCATCTTCATCATCCATTTCTGGTTCATCTTCAATTTCAATTTCTAAATCATCTTCAGTATCCATTTCTGGTTCATCAAGAGTATCGTCTTCTCTTCTTACTTTGCCATCATTAACCTTAACGATATATTCATTACCGCTATCTGGGTCTTTGACGTTAACTTCTTTGTCTGATACTACCTCGATTTCATCGTCAGCTGAAAGTTTTTTGAAAACTTTAATTACTTCTTCATCTGATGCTGCTGTTAAATCTAACTCATCATAATCCATTTCTGCTTCTGTTTCTTCTTCATCATCACTTACTGGAAGTGTAGCAGGATTGTCTTTTTCAATTTCTTCTTCACTGTCTAGTTCTCCAGTTTCAATTTTTTCAGTGTCATTATCATCAGCATCATTAGACGTAATGTCTTCTTCTTCGTAACCCTGTTCGTTTATTACATGTTCTTTTATAAGTTCTTCAATTTCTTCCTTCATTGTAGAACGAAGTATTTCTTTTGTGTTTTTCTTTAAAGCTTCTTGAATCACATTAATATCAAGTAAAGCTTCTTCCACGATTGATTTTTTTTCTTTATCTGCCATTGTCAAATAGTTCAATAAAAGATTATTCTTTGTTAATAAATATATGCTTAAAATGAAAAAATTAATTATCTGATAAAAAATGTTTTACATTTTAAGCTTATTTTTACATTTTTTTTATTAAATCTTATTTAAATGCTAAAAAAACGCGGATTGTATCATGATAAAAATTTATTTAATTTATCAATTAAAATAGGCTTTTTATTTATTTTGCTTTCAGAAAATCCCCTCATATCTTCTTTTTTATTAAAAATCCATGAACCTGGTGTACTTGGACTTGTAACAATATCCCAACAAATTAATTCAAAATCATCTTGTACGATATGTTTACCTGCAACTTCTTCTAATGAACCAACACCTCTAGATGAAACACCTACCATGATTCCTTTTCTAAGAAGATTTGCAATTTGGTCACCTTGACAAGAAATAATTCCTTGATTGATGAAACCTGGAGACATTATAATTTCTAATTTACCTAACAATGTTTTACCTTCCCACCATGTTTCTAAAATATTGTGTGAAATTCTATCGTTAGATATAATTGAAGTTTCTGGATGGTCACTATTATGTGTCCAAGATATTTTCCCATTATATCGCATTAACCAGGTACCATTTGGTACAGTTACACAATACACATTTTCATTAAAAGGTACTAATTCTGTTTTTATATATCTAGTATCCATATAAATTCCTTTAGATGTTCTTTCATGAATTAAATGTAATGGTTTACTATTTTCACCTAAAATAATTCGCCCTTCAATTTCTCGGTCAACAGGAGAAATAACATTCATCGTAGCACCATTCCCCAATTTTAACATTATCTCAAAAACATCTTCAGCTAATTTATTTGATGTTGTGAAATATTCTTTTAACAAACTATTTTTCCTATTTTTCCTATTTTTACCATCCCCAATTAATAACCAATCAAGTAAAATATTTAATAAATTTTTAGACCATTCTTTAGCGTAACTTGGAATGTGCTTTTCGTGAGAATTTCCTAACTCAAATAAATATTCATATAGTTTATCATCATAAATATTAAATTGCCTATTACCAGATATAGAATATTTAAAAGGAAGTTTATTAAGAAGATTAATAATTTTTTCTTTTGTTTCTTCTTTTTTTTGCGTAATACAAACTAAATTCTTTTTTTTACCACCTTTACTTCCGCTACAATGTCCTTCGCTCAAAAATATTCCTAAAAATGCAGCCCAATGTTCTGTTTTAATTTTTATATCTGAGTTGGGAATGTTAAAATACTCAGGTTCCTTTCCAATCCAATTGGCGGAATGTTTAATATATGAATGACTAATTTTTGAATCATTATTTATTAATTTATTATATAACTCTTCACCTGTTAAAATATATGGTTTATTATTTCTATCCCATAAAACAATTTTATGTTTTTTAGTAACCATTATATCAAAACTACTATTATTGTATATATGAATCATATCATCATTATACATTTTTTTAGTAGTATTAGTAATTTTTTGAAATTCTAATTGGTCTGAATTAATATTCAATGTTAATATTTCTTCTCCAATAATTGTTTCTTCAATTCGTTTCCAGCCATTTTTAGTAAATATTTCGGTTCCAATTGGAACGCATTCACCTATTGCACGTTTTTCACGAATTAATTGCTGATATTTTTCTACTTCTCTCTTAAGAATAGCTTCTGGATAAATACGCCCATTTCTATTTTCAACACCATATTTTTGTAGAACTGCATAAACTATTAACGGTTCAATCATTATACCCTTACCTTCACCCAATTTTTGCATTTCATTTAAGAATGGTTTATTCCTAATATCATTAGGAGAAATATAACCTGCGTCTTGTTCAATCATAATTCCAAACCCAGTTTGACCTGGTTTTAATATTTTTAACTCATCACTATACATATTACCATTTTCATAATAAATATATGTATATAAATAAAAAACCCCTAACCAAATTGATTAGGGGTTAAATTTATTATAATATTTTATCATCACTCTTTCTTTCTATGAAATTTAAAATACTTATTATCATTTAAATTTTTATTAACTACAACATTTAAAATATTCATTAAAGCTTCATTTAATTCATCTGACATTAGAGCATATTCACTATTTTGATATAATACAATTTCACAATTCATATAACTTCGTTTTCCAAATATAATTCCAGATTGACGCATATCAAAATCCACAATAGTTCTATTTAAATTAAAGATAGAATGATTACCATAATTATATATATTTTGTTTAATTTGTTTATGAATATTTTGTATAATTCTGTTGTAATTAAAATTATCATCAACTATAGGGTCTGCCCATCCAGATATATTAATGTATACTGATTTTGGCTTTTTATTGTCCGTTGTACCAAATACAACATTTAAATTCGGAATTACATCTACTTTAAATTCTTTACCACGTTTCATATAAAAAATCCTGATATCATAAATATAATATGAAATCAGGATTTGTCAATAGGATGTTTTTATAAAAATCTTAAGATAAAATATCTTTTAAAAAAATTAATACAACCATTATAGCTTGAACAACCACCCATATCATTAAAGCTTGGGTCCTAAATGTTTTGAGTTTATCGATATCTTTTAGTGTTTCATCTAATAATTTCGGTGATGTAATCTCATCCATTTTCAGTTTCCAATACCTTAATTCTTTTAATTCATTCGTTGATATGACTTGTTGTAATGAACTTTTCCAACTTTTAAGGTCATTAACTGAATCTTTAATACTTTCAAATTTTGTAAGTTTTTCCTCAATATTATTCAATTTATCAGTAGTGACTTCCTGATTTTTAGCTATTGTATCTAGCCTATGAACAATTAGTTCCCAGTTTGCTTGTTCCATCATAACTCTATTCACTCAAATCATTAGCTAAATTTATTAATTTTATAGCACTTTCCGAAAATGTTTCTTGGTTAAATTCCAAATTTAATAATTTATCTTTAACAGTTAACAATTTTTCTTTAGTTTCTATATCTGCATTTTTAAGATTTTCGTCAATTAATTTAATACACGTATTTTTAATATTCTTAAAAAAAATTGTTTGATTTTCACTATCCGATTCAATAATAACCTTAACTAAAGATTTTTCATTTTCAGTTAGGTCAGAATATTTTTCATTAAATCTTCTAATAGCTATATCACATAAGACTTTAGTAGGTACTATGTTTTCAGAAATCGGTTCTTTTGATTTTGGTATGATAATATATTCTGCAATTTGTTTTTTACGATTAAATGTAGCATTAATGTTAGTATTTTTATGTGTAACTAAATATGAAATATTTTCATGAAGTTTTTCTAATTTTTCATCATATTTTTCATCTAACATTTTTTTAAATTCACCTAATAGCTTAACTAATTTTTTATTAGCTTCAATAATTTGTTTCGGAGAAAAACTTTTTAGTAAGGAAATGTTTTCATTTACATAATCTATCGCCATATTTAAATCTGGCTCAACTTTAGATTCTAAATTTTTATAAACTAAATATTGAGTCTTTAAAATTTTATCTTCTTTTAATGCCTTAATATAAGACTGAAAAATTTTTTTATTTTTATCAGACTTTTTTAAAATTCCTTCAATTAGAACTTCATTGAAAGCATTTTTTATTTTACCGAAATTTTGCATAACTAAATCTTTTCTAATAAATATAATATTTCTATAGAAAGTTAATCACTTCCTTTAAGTAATTCATCAATATCACCAATAATATTATTAATACCTTCATTAATTTTTATACTTTTATCATAAATCTTAGTAATTTCATCCTTTAAATGGTCTTCTTTATTTAATGAACCTGTTAATTTATCAAGAAAATTTTCTTGATATTTTTTTTGACGATATTCTAATTTTTTACTTAAAATGTGTTTTTTTTCAGTTAATATTTTTCCCGCTCTTTTAATAGTTTCTTTAGTCGGTGTTGCTTCTTCAGGTGAAACTGCTTCTTCAGAACCTAAATCTAATCCAGCTTCAGGTTCTTCATCACCAGCAGCTTCTTCACCTTCCTCACCGCCGAATTCTAGTTCTTTTTCACCAGCTCCGCCTATTTCAGAACCTAATCCGCCACCTAATCCGCCACCAAATCCACCACCAAATCCACTACCCCCACTTTTTTTACTAGTACTACCAATATCACCTTCTTCAGTATCAGTATATGGGTCATAGTTAGGGTCACCATAAATTTTATCAACTTTATCAAAAATACCCGTATGCTTAATAATCTTAGCGGTTTTTTCAAGCTCAGCTGCAGCTGCTCTTTCCATTCTTTGTTCAAGTAAATCTTGTTTAATTTCTTCATCAGACCATCCAAGAATATCACGTTTAGCTCTTGTCATTGACATAGCAGCAAAACCATTACCAGAATCTCTTACAGCTTCATTATATAATGTAATTTTAGATTGCAAATATTCAATTTTAAGCATTTCAGCTTGAGTAGATGGATTATTTAATGTAATGATAAAATTATCTAATTCATCTGTAAATCCTAGAATATATAAATGAATAATAGCAATTTTATTTAATTCCATAATTAATGCCTGTTGAATACGATTAATGGTTCTGGAAAATCTAATATCCTGTAAAGCTAAATTTTTACCGTCTCCATAAGCATCTTCATAATTTAAAAATGCTTTAGGAACACGTAAAGCAGTAAATAATTTCCTTTGCAAATATTGAATATCAGCAATCTCAGAAAGATTACTTGCACCTGGTAAGGTATCAATTGGGGTTGCAGCGTTTTCATCACGAACTGGAATAAATAAGTCTTGGTCTTGTGCTAATTGATTATAACGTAAATCCATCTGTCCTGTTTGTGGGTCTATAACTGGTTTACGTTTAAAACGATTAGCAATCTCATTTATATAAGGTTCAACATCCTTATCATCAATATTACCAACAAAAACTTTATAAATTCTACGCTCAGGTGCTCTAGTTACGCGATATATCAACATAGCATCTTCAGAAAGCAATAATTGTTTCCAAATTCTCCTAGCTTTCTCTAATAACGAAGTACCATACGGAAGCTTTCTATCATCACCTAATAATCTAAAATGAGCTATTTGCCATGAGTTAAATACTATATTTTTAGTTTTCCAATGAAATTTAACTCTATTATAATTACTTTGATTATCATTAGTTAAGACATCTCTACTTGCGTTCATTGAATTTAAAATATCACCTTCTCTCCTCTCCATCTCAAAATTAGGCATCTGTCTACAACCAATAATACCGTTTTTATCATCAGTATTTAAGTAAACAAAATTATCGCCATATTTACATAAATTACGAGCCCACATCGGTAAATTTGTGTGAATATCTAATCTATTAAAAAATAAATCTTCTAACACACGTTTTACACGTTTACTTTCAGAATAAATGTTAAGAATTTTACCTTTATTATTTACGGTCGTAGATTCTTCCATAAAAATATCCAATGCAGCTCCGATTTCAGGATAAAATTCCATAGATTCAAAATCCGCATACGAACCAATTCTCGTAACTTCATAATGAATTGATTGTTGAAACATTTCTCCATCAACCTTACGCCATAATTGCCCTAAATATTTTGCCTGCTGAGCTTGTAATTTAGCTGTTTCATATTCTGCTTTATCTTTGGTTTTAAGTAAAATCTCATTCCCAATATTATATTTATTACTACTATCCAGTGGTCTATTTTTATCATAACCATCAGGTCCAAATAATCTTGTTAATCCTTGAAATATTGTTAGTTTTTGAGCCATATAGTGATTTTTTTAGTTTATTATAATCATTTTTTTAAAAATATAAAGTTTATTTAACGTAATCACATTCCATGTACGCGTTGTGGTTATCGTTAATTATTTTATATACATAACCAGTTTTATTGTCATAACCTTGAGAATTTGGAATAGCGGTACATGATTCACCTTTGATTTTCCCTTTTGATTTAATTACCTTTTGATTGGCATCCATAGGCGACCACCTATAAACCATTTTAGGATTTACTTTCCTAATAAACACATTTTTATTTTTTAATCCCATAAATTTGTTTTTAAATAAATATTAACGCATACCACTAAATAGCCACAAAAATTCACCTTTAGGGTCTTGCATATTTTTAGCTATACTTGGAGTAAAATTTGGTAGTCCAGTACTCTCTTTAGTACCTTTTGGCACAAATCCACTTTTTTCTTTTTCATTTAAAGAGCTACTAGAAACCCAACTTTTTAACATGGCTTTTGTTTGATTTTCCAATTTTTCCAATTTCTTAAAATTTTGTTCCAATACCCATAAACACATTGCCAATGACATCAATAAATCATCATGACATCCATGCATATGGTCTGGTTTCCCATTCTTATAAACAAATGTTCTCATTTCAGAGGTCATTCTAACTGACCTAACTTTAATGGTATTTGTTCTAATAGCATATTCAAGATTTGCAATCATAGGTAAACGAACCGATTGCGCATTGAAGCCAGGTATTTTACCATTCTTAGTGTATTGATTCAAATCTCTACGATTTTTAAGCACGTTGCTACGTGGTTCATCATAATGCAAACGCTTATAACCAACTTCTAATAACTTTAAAATAGTTGAAACCCCTACACCAATAACGTCAACCACAGTATAAGCATTATATAAATTCCCATACTCTTCAACTATCTGTGCTAACAAATCTGGCGGGACCTTTCCTTTGTATTCCATCACTTGTTCCATTGTTGTGAAATCCACTATAACAATAGTTGAACTATCTTCACCATCACCACGGGCAACATCAACACCCATGATATATTGATGACCTTCAATCGGTTGTTCCCAAATCCAAAATTCCTTATTTTTACCACTAACCCATTTTGGGTCCATACAATTATTTTTTTCCTGAAATTCAATAAATTCTTCATCAATTACATTACCACCAGAACCTACAAATGAAACATCAAGCTCTTGAGCAATCATTCGCTTGTCATTATTCATACCACGACACATTTCTTCATACCAACTTGATGTTGGTTTCCATCCTTCATCAATTCGTTTCCTAAAAGATTCAAGTGTAAAAGTTTTTTCTTCTTCGCGAATAATATCATCACCATTCGGGCTTGATTTTAACCATACTAAATCTTTGTTATATCTTAAATCTTCATACCAATGCATTTCAACGATGTGAAAATCGTTGGTTTTATTTCTGGCACCATCAAATGTTTTCCAATATAATTCATCATATCCATTTGGTGTGGAAATTAAAGTAGCTTTACCACCAGTACCAAGTGCTGTAAGGGCTGCACCAAATACTTCAGCACCATTATCAATAAATGCTGCCTCGTCCATTATAAGGAATGTAGGTGTATAACCACGAAGAGCATCTTTAGATGTAGCAAGAGCTTTAACTTGCGAACCATTAGGTAAAACTAAATGCTTTTTAGAATTAGTTAAAAAAATTTCTTTACTCTCTTTTTCTACAGTTCCATAATAATTTGAACCCCAAACCCACCTTGGTAATTGAGATAAAAAATCTTTAATTTTAGCTAAAAATTCTTGTGCCATGTCTTGTTTATTGGCAAGAATTAATATTTTTTCGGGATTATCTGGGTCAGCCCAAGCCACTTTAACGGCGGCAAATGCTGCCGTAGTCGTTGACACACCAGCCTGTCTAGGCTTTGCAACGATAGAAAATCTGTGGTTCATGTAACTTTCAATTATTTCACGTTGTCTGGGAAATAATTTAAATGGTACAAAACCTTCTTGAGTTTTATCAAATGTTTTTAAATAATTTTCAATAATATATATTGGATTAACCAGACCCTTTGCAAATTCTTCTAATATTTCATTATTAGTCAACATATTTAGTTTTATAATAAATATGCTGATTATATAAAATATTATTTTTTGTACGGTTATAGCTATATTAAGCCATAATTTAGCTATTATTTCAAGTATTTCAGTCTAAGAGTATTTAAATATTCATTGTGCTTCTAGTAATCATTAAAAAATTAAATAAAATTAATTGATTATTATAAAAAAAAAATGCCTTGGATATTCAAGGCATTTTTAAAATCCTATTTGGTTCCAATAGTCTTCTAAATCATCAGTATTGTCAATAATATTAGAGCTTCGTTCGGATTCTTGTCGTCTTTCATCCATAACCCTATTAAATTCTTCTTTTTGTAAATCGATTTTAATTTTGGTTAACATTTTATTAACAATATCCTTACCAAGCTTTGTTCCAGCCATAATTTCACGCATATCACTATTGAATTTTTCTACTGGTAATGAACACAAATCAGCGTATAAATAGTGTTTAAGATGAAAATCTTCAGGTGGTATTAGTTTAGTTAATTTACTCCATAATGCAGGTCCTAATCGCATATCCCATGTTTCAGCTTTTAAATAATCAGCTTTACCTAAAACATAATTTCTTATTTTAGGATTTTTCGGTAAACCATGAGCAGCTAATAATTCCATCACTCCTTTAACTAATTCATGTATTAATACAGGAAATATCATCGCCTGTGCTTTGATTTTAGGTATTCCATCTTCGTTAGTAGGGAGTTCAAGTTTCACAATACCACCAGTTATAGCTGGACTGTTATCAATATTATCTACAATATAATACATATAATCAGCAGCTGACATGATTTTTCCATATTTTGTTGGTAGTGTAGGGTCAATTTTAGTTAAATCTTCATCAACCATATGAAACATATGATTTGTCTTCATGGCCGCACCTTGATTCATCGCATTTATAAATCTTCTTTTATAAACTTCAGAATTAGCTTTTGCAATATCTTCATGAGAATCAAAATCAACTTCATCAACTCTAATAGGAATGGCATTTAATTTAGTACCTTCCATATTTATATTTGGCGTCAATTCTGCTTCGATTTCAACCATGTCTTCTGGTATATTATATTCATCGCGAATCATTTTAATAGCCAATTCTTCCAACTCTTTTTTGTTTTTCTCTTCAATTTTCATGCATTCTTTAATCATTGGATACATTTCTTGCATGATTTTAACGTTATCAATATCATTCGTATTAAAATAACGTTTTACTTCACGAATAACTTCACCGAATCTTTCACCTATAATTTTTTCTTCAAAATGCAGTTCATCACTTTCAGGAAAAATTGGATGGTCACCTAAAGAATGTTTACGTTCTCTTAAATCCCTTTCTAATTTAGGTAACATTCTTTCTGAATGAGCTTCATCATAGCGTACACGACTCTCATTGAGGGCTTTATCAGTTTTTGTTTTACTGAGTATGTCCTGAATAAGTTTTTTATATTTTTCTTCTTTTTCCATTTTATGCTATTTTTAAACGTTTTTATTTAATTTTATGATATAATTTGCTAATGCGGCTTTAGTCATTCTAGGATTTTTATTTTCATTTAAATTGTTTATGTTACCTGAATTAATTGATTCTTCTTTTACTGACTCTGTTTGATTTGAATTTGAAGTAGAAATATTTTTAATGTCATTTATTAACATTCCTAACTTATCATTAGGTACGCCAATTAAGTCAGCGAATCTAACAATAGATTCATACTTTTCAACAGGTGTACTGATTTTAGATAATGCAGATTTAATATTTCCATTATCTGCTATTTTTTGAAATAAATCATCAACATCCTTTTGAAATTTATGAGTAATTCCATTTTGATTATTATTAGTTGTACTAGTCGGTGAATTAATATCTTCACCTATTTCTTTTTTTGGTGACAAATTAGTTTGTTTATTTAAAATAAAACTTTTAAACCAATCATAACCATAAGTCAAATTATGGTCAAAACGATAAACAGCTATATCAATTTTACCATTAGGATATTTTCCCCATACATACATCCATTTAATACCATTAACTATAAAAGGAGTTTCTCCTTCCATATCTTTATAATATTCAACAATCATAAGGGTATTATTATTAATTTCTTTTTCTTCATTAACTTTAGACGTTTCTGAATTCCCAATAACATATAATTTATCATCAGGTTTCATATTATTTTTAACTACTTGCATATCCTTAATATCGGTTATATAAATTTCCGATTCATTAATTTTATTTTTAGATTTTTTCATGTTCCTGAACTTTTGTTAGAATTAATCTTATATCCCTTTCATAAAGTTTATCTTCAACATCTTCAAGTGTATCTCCAAACTTAAAAAATATTCTAGACTCTGGATATTCATCATAATCATCTATGTTTTCCCAAGCCAATGCAATTACTCCATCCACTGCATCCCAAACACTAAAAGTATCACTCTTCTGAATAATATCAAATTTTATTTCAGAAGTTAATAAACCTACCGCTTTAATGAATTGTTGGCTCGGCGGTTCTGGTTTACCTGATGCGGGGTATTCATCCCATGCTTCACCATCCACTCCTTCGGTAGAATTTGAAAAAAGGAATTCATATATAAATTCACCTTTCCAATTCTTACCTATTTCATTAATAAAAATTAAATATAATTTTTTTTTATCCATTTTTTCTAGCTTTTGGGTTTGGTGATTCACCTGGTTCTGGTCTCCAAATTCTTTCACGTCTTGGTCTTGGATTTTTTACTGGTTCATCAGTCCTAGGTTTTTTTATAGTTTCTTCATCTGGTTTTTGAGGATTTGTGGTTATATTGCCTAATATTTCTTCAATCATATTATCAATATTAAACGTTTCATTAATTCTATTCATAATAATATTATTTAATTCATCTTCAAATATACCACTTTTTTTAGAATTTTTCAACTTTTCATTATTTTTTTTATATGATTCTTCAGTCGGCGACCAATCTTCACTATTTTCAGTATTTTCATCATTTTCTTCATCAGATGATTTTACAGGTTCTTTTTTATTTTTTTTGTTATCTGTTGGTTTTGATTTATCGTCATTTTCATTATCATCTTTATTATTGTTTGTATCGACACTTACATTATTATCATCTTTACCAGCAGTTTTAACTTTCTTAATAATTTTTTTCTGGTCTTCTTCATCCATAATACCGCTATGTGTTGCAGAAATTATAGAATTAATTACAAATTTTTCTAATTCAAAATCTGGATTACCTTGTTCTTTATTATATTTTCTTAAGGAAGTACCTAATTTTCCTGTTAATTGCTGAATGAACTTTTTAGGGTCATCTTCTTCTGAAACTTCAACTCCAGCATCGAATGGTTTATCATTAAATGGCTTATCCGAATCATCAGCCATTTCATTGTCTGATTTATTATCAAATGATTTGCTATTATTATCAGTATTGTTAAAATCAGAACCACCTTTAGAATCAGAAAATGCTGGCTCTTGAGGTGGTTCTGATGTTGGGTCTTTTATTTTAAGTTTATATTTAACTTCGTCTATTTCAGTTTCGCTTACAGTTTTTTTTTTTCGTCTAAAGCACCAGCTTCAGGACTTCTTCCATAATATTGTTGTTCTCTAGATGCACGTTCATAATCCTCATCACCATATTCTTCATCATCATAGCCTTCTTTAACTGAATTATAACAAGTTTCGCAAGATAAAATTTCATCAACAAGATAATTAGCTTCTTCTTCAGTTAAATCAAATTTTTTTTGAAGTTTATCTTTTATTTTTGACTTTTGAGCATCATTAAGCTTTATTGTATCATCAAAATCATCTGTATCAGATTCTTTTTTATGTTTTGTATAGTCAGCTTTGTCAACTATTTTATCTGAATCGTCTTCTTCAACATATTCATTTTCTAACATTTCGTTGGTTTCTTCTTCAGTTTTAAAACCATAAGAAAATGCGCCTTCTTTCATCAATACATTATTATCGTAATCATGTTCAATACCATAAGCTTCATCTAAACTCATTAATTTAAGTTTTAAATGTTTAACAGCTTTGGCATATGATTCAAAGACATAATCATTTTTATTTTTAAGCCCACCAATATATTGAAAATCTTTTACAGTTAAATTATTTTTATCTTCTGCAATTTTAATGTAATATTTATAATTTTCTCTAACAATACCATAATTTTTACCATCTGCACCTTTATGATAAATTTCTAATACAGAATTAGAAACATTTTCGTTAATAACGGGATTAATTTTCCCCATTAATTCATGTATTCTATTTAATTTATCTTGCCCTTTAAGACTTATAGGATTAATCATATCTTTTTTCATTACAATTTCTTTTAAAATAAAATTATTTGTCTATAAATATGTAGTAATTTTAATAAATTACATTATTTAGATTTTAGTCGGAGGTGGAGTAGGCAGTTCTTTTCCCACATTAATTAAGTAATAACTATCATTTCCTTCTAAAAATGCACTACCACCTAATTGAGGCATATCTTCAGTTCCAGCATATGATACACCTGTTGTCGTATTAATTGGTGAGCCCAAAACATAAACATCATTACCTGAAATACTTTTCACTAAAATTGTAATAAGAAGCCCTGCATTCATGTAAACGTATGTCCCATTAATTACAGCACTAGTATTAGCAGTAGCCAAAACTTGAAAATAAGTATATTTACTAAAATCAGCATCAGCGGCTGAATGTATTATTGTTGGAACTTCGTTATGAAGTGACATAAATTTCTATTTAATTAAATTGTTATTTATTAATAAATATCATATAGAATTTAAAATATCATAAGCTTGGTCTTTAATTTTCATAAATTTATTAATATAACCACTTCTTCTTAATACTTTAAAAACAATATTTTCATATGAAAATTCACCTTCTTTTTCAAGACCCGCTTTACGCATTTTTTTTATTTTTTCCCATAATTTTTCAGATTCATTCACAACTCTTTCATACTTACCTTCATGATACATTTCAATAATATCATCAATTTTGGTCATTAATTCAGATGCTTTTTTCTTGATTAAAATTTTATCAAATCTTGGCTTCAATTTATTTGGTTTTATAACCCATTTATTATATTCTAGCGAATAAACACCAGTAGATGTATGCGGTTCATTTATATCTTGAGCATAAATTTCAACCTCAAAACCGTAAATTGTTATATTATGAGTATCATTCCATATTTTTCTTTTTGAATCTAAAAAATCTTTAACCAGTTCTTCATTTTCATTAATGTCCTGAAAATTAAAAATAATATGTAAATCAATATCTGAGTATTCTGACCAATTATAATTTGCTAAACTTCCAGTTAACGTTACATCTATAACTTCAACCCATGGAATATCTAAAAATTCAACAAAATCATCAGCAATTTTCAATAATTGTTTTCTAATTTTAGGGTCAATTTTATCTTCAGATTTCCATATTTTCGAGTTTAATGTATTTCGCATTACAAAAGAACTTAAATCTACTTCTTCTGGTTTTACTATTTCGGAAACACCTCTAAGCTCTTCAATTATGATGTTTTTTAATGATGCCATACTAAATTACTTTTAATATAAATATTCAGACGATAAATAAAAAAAGCCCTGATTCAACACCAAGGGCTTATTTTTTTTATAAAATTATGAAGATTAAACAGCAATTGGCATCTTAATGGTTGGATATGATTGGTAATCTAATATTTTTATGTCTTCATATTTATAATTAAAAATACTATTTACTTCAGGATTTAACCATATTTTAGGAAGAGGGTATTTGTGTGGGTCTCTAGTTAATTGTTCTCTAAGCTGTTCAATATGATTAGAATAAATATGGCAATCACCTAACATACCAATTAATTCTAATGGTATCATATTAACTTGTTGTCCAACCATATGTAATAATAAAGCATATGATGCTATATTAAACGGGATTCCTAATCCAACATCACAACTTCTTTGGTTCCAAGATAATGATATTCCGCGAGTTGGAATATTATTAGTAGTTAACTTAATATCAATAGAATCATCAGATTCACTAAAACTATTCATATATCGCTTAATATATATTCCCATACGCTCTTCTCTCGTCAATTCTCTTGTCCAAAACTGAAATCCATAATGACACGGCATAAGTCTCATTTCATCTAAATCACTTACATTCCATGCATTCACCATAATTCTACGGCAATCTGGAAATTTAATTAAACGGTCAATTATATATTGTATTTGATTAATACCTTTAAAATATACTTTTTCACCATCTATGTTTTTCATATAACCACCCCAATCAACCCATTGTTTTCCATAAATAGGACCTAGATTACCATCTTCATCTGCCCATTCATCCCAAATAGTTACACCATTATCATTAAGATATTTGATATTAGTATCACCTTTTAAAAACCATAATAATTCATGAATTACTGATTTAACATGAATTTTTTTTGTAGTTAGAAGTGGAAATCCTTCACGCATATCAAATCTAATCATTCTCCCAAAAACTGATTTGGTGCCCACATTCGTTCTATCTATTTTATCTATTCCGTTATTAATGATATCTTTTAATAACTCATGATATGTTAAATCAACATTATTCATTTTAAAAACCTTTCATTTAATTTTTTTTTATTAGTTTATTCCATATGTAAAGTATCTTATCATTACATTTCTAATTCGTTCAAAATTTGTTGGATTATACATTATAGGCGTAAACATCAAATTATAAACGCCTAAAGCATATGGTGGATTATTTTCTCTTCCATTAATAATCATAACATCAAGATTTTTTTTGAAAGTTTTTTCAAATTTAGGTATATTCCGTTCATCCTCTTGAATACAACATCTCATTTTTGCTGTTACGGTATAAAATGTATTACCTTTATATTCTAATACTGGCATTAATGCTATTGGTAAGTTATAATCTACGATTATTTTCATTAATGGTAATAACAAATTTAAATCATCTTCAGATTTTTCAGATTCTATTAAATTCATAACATGATTATGAAAAAGTAATGCTGCCCTAAGAAAATAATCATTACCATCATAAACCATTTCATATGGGTTATTCTTAATAAAATCCTTTGCTAATTTATCGAGTAAATTAAAATCATAAAAAGGATTTGAAGGTTTAATAAAATTTAAATCTCCTCTAAATTTAAAATTTTTAGTGATATTACTCATTGTTAGTTTTTTCTTTAATCTCTTTTAATTTATTAATGAATAATTCTATATTTTCAAGTTCTTTAATATCGATAGAATTTTTCTTTCCATAAGAATTTATTAAAACTGTCATAGCGGTTATAAGATTTTTTTCAGCTATTAATATTTCTTTTGTTTTAAATTCATTTATTTCTTTTAACAAGTCAGCAATGTCAATTAACCTAAGTTTTTCAAATTTATAGACATTTTTGATACGTTTATTAAATTCTTGCCCCTGACTTTCTGCTAGTTCAAAACGAGCATAATCAGTAGGTTTAACATTATGAAAAACATATTGTTCACCTCTTTTAAATGTTATAATTAAATCATTTGTATTTTTGTCCCAGCTAGAAGCTAGAATATTGGATGATTCATATAATACATCCACTTTATTTCCATTGTCATTACGTTTAATTAACATACTTTTAAATTATTTTTTATTATTTATTATGCGTTTTATATGAGATGACGTTTTCTAAATTAAAAATTTTTCCAGTACTACTTAGAGTATTATTAACATTTGTTTCATCTAATACTACTATTAAGTAATTTCCAGTTATAACTAATCCAGCATCATCAAACTTTAAAACTTGGGTAGCATTAGGGGTCGAAGGATTTTTACTGATTTCTTTATCTTTTTCAATTCTAATTTTAACCTCAACCATAGAATATTTCGGAACTTTATTATCAAACATTTACTTTTTTAATTTTTAAAATAACTTATAGATACTTAAATTTACGTTTTTTTTTGTAAAAAATCAACAATAATTTTGTTTTTATCAAAAAAAAGATGTATTTTTGTCTGAAAATAATAAATATTACTTTATGAAAATGAAAAAAGATATATTACCGAACTTTAAAAGTATTGTTAATGAGGCGTTTATTATCGCAAATAATTTTAATTCGAGTTATTTGAAACCAGAGCATATTATTTTGGCTATTCTTGAAAATGGTAATAATATCGTTATTCAAATATTTAAGTCATTAGGTGTTGATATTGATGAGCTTATTGAAACAATAACTCAAGACCTAAATAGTAAACATTTAAATATTAATAATGTTGAAATTAAATATAAAGGCAAAATTCCTCCAAGTGAAGATACAAAAATGGCATTTGATTTTGCTGACAATGAAGCAGAAAGACTTGGAGATAATAATATTAGAGATTATCATTTTATCCTTGGAGTATTATTGTTACCTAAAAATCATATAACTACAATATTAAATGAAAACAATATTAACTATATTAATTTTTATGCAGAATTAGGAAATTTTAGAGTTAAAGATGCTTATCTAAATGATTATGATGAAAATAATAGCTATAAGAATGATAATCAAAAGGAGTCAAAATCAAATAATAAAGATACGCCTGTATTAGATAACTTTTGCAGAGATATAACTAAACTTGCAAAAGAAAAGGCTCTAGACCCGATAGTTGGACGAGAAAAAGAAATTAAACGAGTTTCTCAAATTCTTTCAAGAAGAAAGAAAAATAACCCAGTTTTGATAGGTGAACCAGGTGTAGGTAAAACTGCAATCATCGAAGGTCTTGCTCAATTAATACTTGAAGGTAAAGCACCAAGAATCTTGCTTAACAAAAGAATATTAGCACTAGACTTGGCATCTGTTGTCGCAGGAACTAAATACAGAGGACAGTTTGAAGAACGTATGAAAGCAATGCTTAATGAACTTCAAAGTCACCCAGAAATTATTATTTTTATTGATGAGTTACATACTATTGTTGGTGCTGGTAATTCATCTGGTTCATTGGATGCTTCAAATATATTTAAACCAGCTTTGGCACGTGGTGAACTTCAATGCATCGGTGCAACTACTCTTGACGAATATCGCGAAAACATTGAAAAAGACGGAGCACTTGTTAGAAGATTTCAGCAAGTTTTAGTTGAAGAACCAACATTAGATGAAACTGAAATCATCTTACATAATATTAAATCGCATTATGAAGACCATCATAAAGTTCGATATACTGATGAGGCAATTCATGAATGTGTAAAACTCGCCGACCGTTATATCACTGATAGGTCAATGCCAGACAAAGCTATCGATGTGATGGATGAAGCTGGCGCATCAACAAATGTTTCGTTTGATGTTCCAGAAAATATTAAAGAATTAGAACGTCAAAAAGAAGCTATTATTGCAGAAAAACTTGAAGTAGTTCAAAAACAATTATATGAAAAAGCAGCTAAACTTCGCGATAAAGAAAAAAAATTAGAAAATGAATTGGCTGAAGCAAAAAAAGAATGGTTAAATAGTTTAGATAAAAAACGTACTGTTATTGATGTTGGAGTTATTGCTGATGTGATTTCAACAATGACTGGTATTCCAATAAGTAAGATTTCCATAAAAGAAAACAAACATTTACTTGATATGGAAAAAGAACTTAATGGAATTGTTATCGGTCAAGATGAAGTTGTAACTAAAATTTCAAAAGCAATTAAACGAAACAGGCTTGGGATTAAAGATAAAAATAAACCTATAGGTTCATTCATATTTTTAGGTTCAACTGGTGTAGGTAAAACCTATATGGCGAAAGTACTAGCTGAATATATTTTTGGCGATGCTGATGCCATGGTAAGAATTGATATGTCTGAATATATGGAAAAACATACTGTATCAAAACTTATTGGGGCTCCTCCAGGTTATGTCGGGTATGAACAAGGTGGTCAACTCACCGAAAGAATTAGAAGAAAACCATATTCAGTAATACTTTTTGATGAAATAGAAAAGGCGCATCCTGATGTATTTAACGTTCTTCTTCAGTTACTTGATGAAGGTCATTTGACTGATGGGCTCGGTCGTAAAGTTAATTTCAAGAATACATTAATTATTATGACATCAAACGTAGGTGTTAAAGAATCATTGGATTTTGGAAGAGGAATTGGTTTTGGTATAAAAAATATTGATAAAACACAAGAAAGAATTAATGACATCATCGAAAAAACTTTAAAGAAAACATTCAGACCTGAATTTTTGAATCGACTTGATGATATTATTATATTTAAAACTTTAACTAAGGAAGATATAACTAAAATTATTGAACTCGAACTTAAAAAACTCAATACTAGAATTAATGAAATGGGGTATGATATGATTGTTGATAAAACTGCAATAGATTATCTCTGTGATGTTGGATATAATGATGAGTATGGTGCCAGACCGTTAGCTAGAGCAATTCAAAAACATATTGAGGATAATATATGTGAAGAAATTCTTAACGGAAATATCAAAGAAGGTGATTGTATTAATATTAGTTATAATAAAGATACAGATAAGATGATTTTAATTGGTAAAAAGCTAAAAAAATGAAATAATAAAATAGAATAAATTTTAAACATAAAACGCTTATCTATTTTTATATAAGCGTTTTTTATATATATAAACATAATTTATTTTCAGATATTTAATTATATAAGTTAAAATTACATTAAATGTATATATTTGAAAATTAAATAATTACTCGAATAAGAGATAAAAAGTTTAAAAAAAATTTGGTAATTAGAATTTTTTTTTGTAACTTTGAATTATCAAACCATAAAAAATGCCAAAAAATGGAACAATTAGAAAAATTAATTAAAAAATTAAAAAACAGATTTTTAATTTTTAAAATTATGATTGTTATTGTTTTTAGTTTAATAATTTATCATACACTTCATGTAGAATTTCTATTAAAAAAAGAGAGAATAGAAAAAAATGAGAAGATAGATAGTCTATTTAAAATTGTGGACTCTATAAATGTAAAAATAAATAAAGTAGTTACTGCTATTACTCCATATCGTGATTTTTTAAACGCTATAAGTTATTTAGAATCAACTAACAACTATTTTGTATTTAACAAATATGGATATATTGGAAAATATCAGTTTGGAATAACGGCATTGGTGAGCACTGGTGTGTGCAGTAATATTGATGATGCTAAAGCTTTTAGAGACAAATTTATTAATATGCCAGAAAATATGAGAGTTTTACATTGGTCTGAAATTGAGCAAGAAAGTGCTATGATAAAGCTAATAGAAATTAACAAAAAAAAACTCAAATCTTACATTAAAAAATATAAAGGTAAGATTGTTAATGGGATATTTATTACAGAGTCAGGTATTTTAGCAGCTGCTCATCTGGGTGGATGTAATAATGTTAAAAAATATTTTGACGAAAAATATAATTTTAAAGATAAAAATGATACATCAATTGAAACGTATTTAAAAAAGTTTTCTAAATTCAAAATTTAATTTTTAAGACTTTTTCGAAGTTATTTTAGATATATTTTCATTTATAATTTCATTGAAAATGTTTATAAATGATTCTGAAGTACTTTTTTTAAGCTTATCTTCAGATGCTTTTAATCCAGCTTCTTTATTTGTATAATAATCTACAAATTCTTCGATGTGGTCCATAGCAATTTCAATTGCTATATTTTTATCTTTAGTGTGTTCCATTTCAATTTTAATTCCAGCTTCAAGTTCTTTTTTTATAACATCAACAGAAACACCATGTTTTTTAGCTAAATCTTCTATTGTAAGTTTATCGGATTTACCACCTTTTATTTTATTATAAAGTTTGTTCGTTTTAATTATATCAGTTTTCATTCTATTAGTCATATTATACCTAAAATTATTATTTTTATTATAAATATTTATGAAATGAACTAATTATTGATTTTTTAATTTTGATAGCCAATATACTCATGTGACCCACAAACTCTTTTATTATCGGCATAATAATTTTTAAAAACATTCAAATGCTTAATATCGGTTCTTAATTTCTTATTTTTTGAAGTTGCTTTCCATAAAGGAGAATTTTCTCTATAATGAATCATTCTTGGATGGGCTGTTCTCGAAAAATACCTTTTACCTTCATCTAAATGAATTTGAGCAATAGCATCCGAGAATTTTACACCAATTCCCATGCCTTGATAATCTGGTAATACAACTGTTCTATGCCCACGCCAAGCATTTTTTACATAACCATTAGGCATTGCAATTGATGCTCCAAAGGCTACAATTTGTTCATTCCAAATACCAATAAAACATCTTGAAGATTTATGTAAATCACCTCTTAAATAATGATGGTCCTTAAACATTGCCCAGATATCCCTTGATGCTGGATATATTTTGAGATAGATATCTGGGCGTTTGAAAAATTTCCAGAATATACTTCCCCAGAATTCGTGTTAATAACCCAATCAGGTTCAAGCCATTCTAAAATATCTTCATGGCAAGTTGCTAATATAATATTCTTAATGTTATTTCTTTTAATATATTTTGATAAAGATACTGAAACAGCTTTAGCTACATTTCGGTCAACAACTGATGTGAATTCATCAATTACAGCCCCATCTTTTATTTTACGCGCCAGTTCAGCTCTAAATTTTTCTCCATTTGATAGTACATGATATGGTTTATACCAACTCGGTATAGAATTTAAACCTACAGCCCCTAATTTATCTATAGCATCAGCTGGTGTACTAAAATGTGAAACTATTGATTTCTTCGGGTCCCATTCAAATTTTTCTTCATTTCCGAATGTTTTTAATAACGTAGATTTGCCAGACCCACTTGCTCCATAAATAACGCCAATATTAAATATTTGTGGAATTTTCTTTGGGGTTCCCCAAGGAAAAAATCGCGCAGTACCGTTAAATTCACAATCAAAAGCTTTGGCAGCAAATTTAGTGAATTCATCTATATTTGTAATAACTTCTAATGGCTTGTTTTCTTTAGTTAATTTTTCTAATATTTCCATTCAACAAATATACTATAAATTAACTATAATGTCAATTAAAAAAACAAAAATATATAAAAAGGAATAGCTCGAATGGCAAACCATTCAAGCTTTATAACCTATTTATGTATATTTAAAATTACTTGTTATTGCTTCCGAGTAAACTTTTAAGCTTTTCTGCTAATATTTTATCTACTCTTTCAGCAATAAGTGCATCCTGTTTTTTTGCTTGTTCAGCAATCCATTCTTTTTTCTTTTCAGCAATAGCTTCAGTTACGATGTTTTCAATTATATCTACCAAAGCACTTTCATTGATTCTTACAACCTTAGATTGTTGTTTAGTTTCTTTTTTTTCCATTTTAAATAGTTATTTAAAAAAGTAATAATAGTTATAGTCTGTATTTATAAATATATCTTAATATAGAAAAAAAAAATAACGCTAAAAAAAAAATTAAGTATTTTAAGATTAACATAGACTATCAGCACAAGATGTGCTTGCATAAGCATCTGGTTTTACTTTAAATTCATAACCCATGCCTTGAATGCATCCTATAGCTTGTTTTAAAGCTACATTTGATTTATATTTTGGGTTTGTATTAATATCTGCATGTATTTCAAGTGGAATTCTATACAAATCTAATATAGGACATATTTCATATGCAACTTCAATTGATTTATATACTTCTTTAAGCATACGTTCAGTTATGCTAGGTTTTCTCTTATCATATTCAGTTGTTACCATAATTTTACCACCTTTACCTTCACTAACCAAAACAATAACAGTAGCGTAATTATATCCATTACCTCTTTTTTGAGAATCGGTTCCAATAGCTACTTTTAATTTGTTACCTTTTTTAATTTCTTCTGTAATCAACTTTTCTAAGTATTCTATTATAGGTTCGTTAATTGGACCGTGATTTACTCTTTTCCATTTCATATAACTTCATTTTTAAGTATTATTATAAAAAAAAAAGCCTCTAAAATAAATATTAGAGGCTTTTATTTAATTTTTATTAGCTATTATATTAAGTTCCTATTATAACATTAGGTAATAGCTCTTTAAGTCTTTTATAATTAGCCTCTCCAATGTCATTAAAATCAATTGAGATTCTAAATAATCGCCCACCTTTACTAGGGTCTAATTCTGCTATTTCTTCTGGAATATATTTAATCGGATTTCCTTTTAAATTAATAAAATCCAATTTTTTAAGTTTTCCTATTTCTTTAGGAATTTTCGTCAATTTATTATAAGACAATGAAAGTAATTCAAGATTACTTAATTCACCAATAGACGGATGAAGTTCATGTAATCCTACTTTAATAAGTAATAACTGGTCTACTTTTTTGAATTTAGAAATGTCTGGTAATTTAGGGACTTCTCTTCCATTTATTTTAAGTATAGGAATATTCTCATCAAGACAATCAAACAAAGCTTCTGTATAACCAAATGAAATTAAATAATCTAAATAAAAATTATCATTAATATCACCTTTAAACATTCTACTTAAATTACCCAATTCATAATGAAAATATTCTCTAATACCCTCATTAGTTGAAAAAACTGATTCATACAAATTAACATTTTCACCATTGCTTTGGTCTTTAATTTGTTTACTTTCAAAGTGAATTTGATAACATTCATTCGATTCTCCATCAAATACTTTATTGTTTACTATAATATATATAGTGCTGTTTTTACCATCAGGTCTTTTATATCCAGCTGTATATCTTTCAAACATGCCATTATTTGGTTTAGAAGTACACCAACCTGCAAATTTATCGAATACAACATTAGCATCTCTTGTTAATGGAATAAACACTGTCCATTTCCTATCTCTATAAGGAATTTCTGCTTCTCCAATTGATACAAAATGATTCATCGCCCTCTCCAAATTTGATGGTATTCTTTCAATAAAAGGGTCGATAGCATCAAACAATTGTGACAATGATTTATAATGATTAATATCTGCAGGGTCGTATTTTAAAGCCTTCCATTCATTAATAGTACCATTTTCGTGATATGCTTTCCATTTACGATACTCATTTTTTAATGCCCAATCATTAAACTTTTTCTTTCGTTTGTTCGCTTCAAATAATTGAAGATAAATCTTTGCATTATCTAAATCTTCATCAGCAAATTGTATTGCTGATTTAATTTCATCATCTTTAATCATTCTTACAAAAGTATTCAACATCCAATGCAAAAACATTTTGTTTTCAGTTGGGTCGCTAAATATCATTGATTTAAATAAACGAATAGATATTGTAACTTTAATTGAACTCCTTTTTCGTTCTTTATTAGGTAAGTAAACCCATTTAATTGCTAATATTTCATCATTATGGTTTTTAATCGGAAAAAGCTTAACTTCTTCATTATTCTTATTATTTTCTATAATTGTTTCAAATTCTTCATCAGTAAACACTTCAAATTTTTTAGCTAAAAAAATTAGACGATTTTGTGATTTATTTTTGTTATCGTACATAATTAGATTTATTTCTACAAAAATACGATATTTTTTAATAAAGGTCAATTTTTTAGCAAAATTTTTCAATCCATTCTTTATTTTCAATATCAATAAGAGATGATTTATACATAGAAATCTCAATCGGTAAGTCTTTTTCTCTATTTAATATGTCCAAAAAAACTTTATTAGGATTTTCACCACCAGTTATTCTATATTGAATTTCTTCAGCAATATTTGCATATTCATTTTTAAATAAAGAAAATAATGATTTATATATCTCCCATTTTTCTTCATCTAATTCATTTTTTATTATGTTAGTGGATACAAATTTATTGTATATTTTATCGAGAAAATTAGAACGATAAACAATTTGAGGATTAGAATTAATTTTCATACCCCACCCTATTTTAAGAGATGTTATTTTTCCATAAATATCTAATCAGATAACAATTTTTCAACCGCTTTGAGGACAATTTCAGTAGGTGTAGTAGAAAAATTTTCGTAATCAACTTTACCATTAATATTAGTACCTATTCTGGTAATATTACTTTGAAATTCATGATAATGCGGAGTACAATCACTAACCATTAATGTATGAGTACCAAGAGCCCATGCCGCCCAAGATAAACCAGAACTTACACCCATATGAAATACTGCATGTTTTATGTCATACAATCTTTCACCAATTGGTGCATCCCCCGTCTTATCAATGATATTCTGTAATTGTGTTGGTTCTTTAGATATAACAACTACTTTATATCCTTTACTGTTTAAATAATCTACAATAGGCTGCCAAGAATTCCCCCAAGATTTTTTAGGTGAACTACCAAACTCACTTAATGTTACATATTTAGGTCCAAAATTCTCAAATCGCGAATTACGAATTGTTATTTTAGGCTTAATTTCAATGAATGGAAGTCCAAGAATTTCACTAGCTATTTTTTGTAGCGGATTGTTATTAGATGTTATTGGAGAATATTTTATATTTTCTTTATCATTAGCTCCAATATAAAATTGAGTATAAACGTTCTTTATTTCCGTATTTGGTTTGACGAATAAAATTTCTGGGTATTCATCCTCAAATAAATCATTCCAAAACGTTGAACAAATCATTGTACAATAATATTTTTTTCTAAATTCCTCGACATACGGCATCCAAGCAATGTTATCCCCAAGAGCATACGCGTCTAATTTAACAAAAACAGTTTTAAATGTTGGGTCAAATTCATTTAAATAAACTAATTCACCATTTTCATTAAAAACTTGAATAATCCATTCTGTGAACCATTGTCTTTGTCCGATTATTGTCTCATTCGTTTTACAATTACCAATAAAAGTTGCACCAGTTTTTTTATCTATAAATCTTACACTAAAATTTTTAATCGTGTCACCAAATATTGTTAATTTTGGATTATGCCCTTGAACTGGTAATGTCGGTACATAACTTACTTTAAAATTAATTCCATGCATAAAACAAATAAACTTTTTTAATTAAAAAATGAAAAAAAAATATTTTAAAACTTTCATTATATTTTGTTACATTGAAACTGGTTTTGATAATAAATAATCATCAGTGATTTTATCGTTAAACCAATCTGAAATGATTTGTTCTAAAAATTCATCACTTAAATCCCCAAATTTGTATTTTAAACGTTCCTTTAATGCTTTAGGAGAAAGAGTGGTTCCATCAATATTATTATGTATTAATCCACCAGTTGTATAGTCATTTTTATCAGGAAAAATGGCAATAATCGGTTCATAATAATTTCTAAGATAATTAACAATAGTTTTAACTATTCTGTTTTGAATGGTTTCATTTTCAATTATTATATTTAATTGTTTTTCTGTTATCATTATCTTCTTTTTCATATAACCATTTTGATATAAATATCAAATAAATGATGCAAAAAAAAAATTATAAATGAGGATGCTGTTGCAAATAAAGAGTATATCTTGCTATTTCATATACTTCTTCCCATTTATTTTCTTTAAAAAATTCATAAATAAGTGTTAATGCTTCATCATCTAAAAATCCATATATCTCATCGAGATATTTAATAATTTCAAATTCAAGATTAATAATTTCTTTTGGAATATTTTTACCGCTTATATTACCACAGATATAATTTTTATGGTAATTACACCATATTTGAAAATTAGATAACGTATTATTTTTCGTATAATGAACATAACAAGACTCACAGATATTAATAAATACCATATTTTTTAAACGTTCATCCATATGCACAAATATACTACTTTTTTAAAAAATATACAAATTATTCTTTATTTTATTAATAAAAATATTTATACTTGTTACTATAAAAAGCCAATGTTTAAATAGTTATCTATATATCTTATTAAAATATAAATTTATTAATGGATGAAGAATTAAAATTGATGATGTTAAAATTTCTACAACGTCATTTTCCTATAACTAAATTAAAAAAAGATGGTAGTAGACGATTTAAGCGTGGAATCTACATTTCTAGCGGTTTTACTGGTAAAGAAGATAAAAAATATTATATAAATGATAATAATGATTTAAAACTTCTTTATTATGAGCTATTCGATATTTTAGAAAATGTATTTGGTACTAATGCTAATAATATAAATCCTGTTATTTTAAAACATCTGGGTCTTTCATAATTATATCATCAAATTCTTCCCTAGTCAATATAATGTTATTATCATTTTCATATTTTTTCTTAACTAAATCCCTTAATTCAATCTTTTCATCAATGACACGAAGCTTTAAAACATTTAAAAATATAACTAACATCCAAATTATCATTAATAAAAAATTATGATAAATAAAGGCGTTACATGCAAGAACAATAAATCCAAAAATAATTATTAAATGAGCATAAAACTTATTTCGTTTCATTTGTTTATATGTTGGAACAACTATTTTTTTATTCATAACTCTTCCTCAACATTTAAAAAATTTAACATTTTATATCCAATACTTTCAATTAATTCTCTTTTCAAAAGTTTTTCTTTCCATTCACTCGGAATTCCTTCTTCGCCATATAAAATACCAGCTAATCCACCAGCAATTCCTGCTGTAGTATCAGTATCTTCTCCTAGATTTACTGCTTTAAGTACACAATCTCTATAATTAGAAGTATTTAATAAACACCATATAGCCGCTTCTAATGTGTGAATTACAAATCCACCAGCATAGATATTATCCATAGGCAAATCTTTAAAATTTGGACTTAAAAGACGGTTAAAAATCTTAATATAATCTTCATCAAAAACATCTTTATTAGAATCAATGAAATTTTTATAAACCGATGCCGTCTGAAGCCACATGCGTTCAACAGGTATTTTATCAATTAAATGACCTTTATGTATTAACTGAATTGCAAATTCCACTAAAATATGACAAGCCATTGATGAAATAAAATGACCGTGTGTTAATTTAGCAACTTTTGAAACGAAATTAAACCTTTCCATATGGGTTCTAAACATCCTATTTTCTTTATTTTCTAGATAAATATACCAAGCCAATGGCATTATTCTCATAAGAGCACCATTACCATTAGAACCCATATCCAAAATACCGCAATCTTCAGGCTTCATTTTATTCTTTTTACGATATAATAAATTTTTAATGCCTAAAGAACTGGTATGGCCAACGTCAAAAACTTCACTGCCTGCAACCATATAATTATTATATCTCCAATTAACAAATTTGTCTGCCAATTTTTCTAAATCAAACCCTTCTGCTATTGCTTCAGCCGTACAAAGTGTTAGTGACGTATCATCTGACCATGTTCCAACAGGTTGATTATGCGAACCATTACCAACCATGTCAACACAAGGACTTATTTTCATCTCATTCCTAGATTTAAACTCATAAGGAACTCCTAAAGCGTCTCCTATCGCTATTCCTAATAGCATTTTTTTCATAACTCCAAATTTAAGTATAAATACTAACAAATATTTTAAATCATCTCTTCCTCAATATACATTCAGAAATATACATTAAATCTAATGTTTTAACTAATGTTAATTTATCTTTTCTATTTTTTCTTGAATATAAATGGTATTTAATCGGAATGATAGTTTCTTTCTTAACAAGTTTTGATTCGATTAATTTTATTAGCTTTTCTCTGGATACAATTACCCAATATTCTTCCAATTCAAATGCAAAAAAATCAGCCTCACCATATAGCCAACCTTTATCACCATTAACATTAACCAATTCAACCCAATGGACATTTTCATTCGGACCATCATCACTCCTTAAAACCTTTTTTAAACTCTTAACATCCACTTTATATTTTATAGTTAAATCAAAGTGTTTATTAATATCATCCGATTCGCTAGAAAATTCAACATTATTGAATAATTTAGCAAAGCGTTTTTCTACTTTTTTTTCCTTCACTTAAAAATCCCATATTTATATTTTTTCAAATAGTAATTCACTAAAATATGTATAATTATAACCTCTTATTGATTCATAAACTTGTTCAATTTGAATCATAATTTGATTATTTGAAACCTTATAAACTTTTATTGGTCTTGAAGAACCACCTATCTGGATAATAGACCAATTTTTATGGTACACATAAAACATGTAAGGGTGTTGATAATCATAATTTAATATAAATTTCCCGTAATATGGCGTTGATTGAGGCGGCTTGAATTCCCAAACAGTTGTATCCTTTTTAATTAACTCAATTTCATATATAAAGCCAGAATATCTTAAACAAGATGTAGTTCTATTTGGTCCAAAATGGGCACAACTATACCACACAGCTAAATCCAAATTACGAAAATACATTCTTCCGTCTATGAGTTTCCATCTTCCATAAATAAGAAGAGGATTTTGATTCGTTGTATCAATCGTTGTTTGATTGAAATCTTCCAGTTCATTCTTCTTGCAACTGAATAATCCTATTAAAAGGACTGCTAAAATTAAAAAAAAGTTTTTCATAATTCCTAAATTTTCTACAAAGATAATAAAAAAATCCCGAATTGCCAAATAATTCGGGATTTTTTTTATTATTTTTTTTAATTATATTTTTATATCCAAATTATTTTCCTTAAAATATTTATCAATCTCTTTTTCATTATACCCATCAACCATGTCTTTAATCATATTTATTAAATCCTCTAATGCTGTTTTTTTCCACCATATATCATTATTAATACGGTTAGCGTTAATTTCAAGTTTATTACCCCAATTATCAAATTCTTCATCTGATAAAGTTTCGGTTTTATTTTCTATTTTACTGGATAATTGATATGAATTTGCTTCGATTTTCTCTATTTCTTTATATATTAAATCTAATTTAGCTATGACTTCTTTGTTTTTAATGATTTCATTGATAGAATAACTGGTAATTAAATTATAATACCTATCCATCTTATTAAAGACATTTTTTTTATATTCAACTAGTTTATCATATTCAGCGGTTAATTCTTCCTTACTAACAGAGTTTTTCATATCTGGAGTTTCTTCTGTTACTGATTGAAGCAATTTCAATTGACTTTCAGATATTTTAATTCTTTTTCTCATTTAATAAAATGTTTATTAATAAATATTAATTATTTTTTAAAAAAACTGGTTATACATGTTATTTATACATTATTGCAGTATTTATTTATAGAATTTTATATACATTTAATTTTAGATTATATTTGATATTTATTAATAAAAAAGAAATATGAGACGATTTGATAAAATAAAACACATAGAAGCAGCGAATAAGAGACTTGAGGAATCTTTTCTTATTCAAAAAGGTTATATTAATGAAAATTTATTAACAGAAGCAGATGAAATTTTAGACTTTTTTAATTTCATTGAAAATGACCCTAGACTTAACACTATAGCTACTGTTAATTATACATCTACATTAGATGTATATTTAGCAAAACCAAAAACCAATCCAATGTTAGGAAAATTTCTAAAATTCACAAAATATGAATTTAGATTTGGACAAACATACGATAGAGCTGTTGAATTAAAAAATCCTGAATGGATTATACAACAAAGAAAAGGTGAATTCGAAAAGGTTCAAGGTTATAAAGTTCTTGAATTTGATAAATCTGGGAATCTAGTATTACCCATTATTCCAACTAAAGTAATATCATCGGTAATAAAAGTATTAGACGAGAATGGGAACATAAAAGAAGAAATTAGCATGGCTCAAATTAAAGAAAAATATGGAGAATTTTTTAGACCAAGTTTTTTCGAACCAAAGGCAAATAGTGGTTCTGGTATTGACTTTAGACTATTAAAAGTAGATAATATTAGTAAAATTGCAGCTGGTGGTAAAGTATGGATTAACCCACATTTTAAATATAAAGAATACCTAACATCTAGTTCTATTTAACCATCACTCTAACTAATTCATCGTGGGTGTATTTTTTTGATAGTCGAATAATAGAATCTTTAATTGTGATTTCTTTATTGTTTAATAAATCATGAAGTTCTTTTTCTTCAATTAATAATAATGGTCTATATATTTGCCAAACAACCATTTTAGTCGGAATAAGTTTAAAATTCTTTTTCAAGTAATTTTTAGCATATTCTTTATCTCTATTAGTGTTATTACGAAAATTAATAATATCAACAATTTCTATTTCCATTGTGTTGTTTTCATAATAAATTCCAATAGGTCTTATTTTAGCCACACATTCACACTTAGAAATATTATAAATATCGCTATTATCGCTTTCAGGTATTTTAAGAGTTATAATACCTAAAGTCATATGTTTTTTATTTTTCATTTTATGTAAACGATAAAATAAAAAACTAACACAAAATATGATTAATAACATAAAAAAAATATATAATATCATAATTTACCTTTTTTAGTTTCTTCAATTAATCTAACAATAATACCTTCCAATTTTACTTTAATTTCTAAGGGTATATCTGGTGAAATTAAATACTGAGACCTAAAATCATGTAAACTAAATAAAGGATTATTACTATTTTTCTTTTCTTTAATCGAATGGTCTATTGAAATTAACATATCTTTATCATTTTCATTCAATTCTTCAATATTATCCGAACTTTCAGCTAATTGTTCATATAAATCTTTAATTTTAATATCAACAGTGCCTGATTTCATTCCTTTAAGTTTCATTGAAATTTTTTGGTCATCAGTCATCGATACTATAATATTTCTACCTTTAATAATTTCTTTTGATTCACGAGTAACAGTTTTATCTAAATTAGTCGCCATATTATAATAGTTTTAAATGTCCAGTGATTTTATCAATATCATCAGACCAATAAGGTCCAATTCCAATACAAGTGTTAGTTGGAACCCCATTAAATTCTGTTAAACCAGCATCAGTAATAAGAACACATGGAATTTTTTGTGATTTTGCTTTATCATATAAGTCAAGCAATTCATTCTCATTTTCACAGCCAAGAACAATCTTTGTAAAGCCTTCATTAATCCATTTATCCCATGGACTATCTTTCCTAAATTCTAATAAACGCCGACATATTTTAACACCAACATGTTCACCTCTTTCGGTTATTTTCATAGCATCAAGTAATAATGCCGTAGAGGCATGTGCTATTTGTGCTGCTAATTTACCTTTACGAACTTTCAGGTCATTTCTCCAAACAATAACTTGTTTTACTTTTTTAATCATTCTAATTATGCTTTTGAGTTTTGATATTTATTTCTTGAAATTATTTTTAAATCTTATTACTAGTTAGTTAATTGTTTAGGTATGCCATCAATTGCTAATTTAAAATTTGTATACCGTAAATCTTCAGTCACTTCTAATCCAAACCAATCAGGTTTTACAAATAATCGACAATCAATTTCGTTATCAAATTCAACTTCAATAGTATATAATCCATCTAACTTATTTTTATAAAAATCAAGGTATGCATGTATTTTATTTTCTTCTAAAATTATTTCATACCTTTTTTTATGGATAGATATATCTTTACATAAAGGCCAAAGTTGATTAAATTGTGTTTTAAATAATTCAATTTCATATTCTTCACGAATCATTGAACTTTTACCTTTAATTGTTTGAAAGTATTGTTCACCGATATAACTGTTATTTGAAGAAAAATATAAACACTGTCTTAAACGGAAAATATAATCACCATGAATATCTTGTATATAACCTTGTACAATTTCAATATGTGGTATATTTGGTAATTTAGGGATATTTTTATAATCTACTAACCATTTTCTTTCAATTTCTCTGTTTTTCATAACTCAATTAATTATTTTCTAATATTTTATTTAATTTTTCTATAATTTTAATTCTTGCACGATGATAATAAGCCTTAGATGTTCCATCCGAAATGCTAAGTAATTCACTAATTTCTTTATGAGTTAAATTTTCAAAGACTTTTAAATTAAATACAGTTCTTAATTTAGTTGGTAATGATTGGACTATAGTAATAATATCTTCTATGTTTACGTTATAATATTTTTCATTTATTTCGGGTACATCTTCAGGAATGTTAGTTAATTCTAAGTCATCGATAAACATGAATTGTTTTTTAATTCTTAATTCATCAAAAATCATATTTCTTACAACTCTTTTTGCCCATCCTTCAAAATTACCTTTTCCATCGTATTTGGAAATATTATTAAATATTTTTATAAAACCATTTTGAAGGTAATCTTCTGCAGTCTCTCTATTATGAGCATATATCATGCATATTCTTAAAATAGGATTGTAGAGTAATTTAAACAATTGTTCTTGGCTTTTTCTTTTATTTAATTTACAGCCATTTATGACAGTTAAATCTATTTCACTCATTATATTAATTTTATTAGATAAAAATAATTATTTCAGCAAAGATACAAAAAAAAATTCAAATAAACAAAATTTTTTTCAAAAAAAATTGCATCTTGCTTAAAAAAGTAATATATTTGTCTTGAATTTTTAATTATTCATTATTATAATTATAACATCGCAATTAATTAGAAGATATATGGGAATTAAAGAAGAAATTTTAGCTGACAGATTAACGGCAATGAAAGCAAAAGACACTCTCGGAAAAACCGTTTTAAGCACACTCTTAGGAGAATTGGACAGAATAAATAAAAACCCTAGCGATGACGAAATTATAAAGGTTATTAAAAAAATGATGGAAAATAATCTTCTTACTAATTGTTCAAATGAAAATGAATACTTAAAAAAATACTTACCACATATTATGAATGAAGAAGAAATAAAAGAAGTAATTAAATCATATATAGAAAAAAATGACTTAAAAGACCAAAAATCCATAGGTTTAATAATGAAATATCTGAAAGATAATTACAATAATCAATACGATGGAACAATTGCATCTAAAGTTGTTAAGGAAATTTTAAATAAATAATAAAAAAACTAAATTATATTAAATGGAAACAAATATTGTCCCTAAAAGTTTTTTTGAAGGAGTAGAAAATCCTCAATTTAAAGAAAATTACGATTATTGTTTGGTTACACCAATAAATGATAACTTTGAAATAACTTACTTTAATATACCAGAAAAAAATCTAATATTGTTACATGAGAGCACTGGTAAAATACATGTAAATAAAGCAACATCTGTTTTATTTTGTTTAACACCACAATCAGAATTAATGATACCTAAATTAGATTGCCTCGTAGCAGTTTCCAGAAAATAAATTAAATAAACTTTAACTAAATTATAATGTTTTATGTACAAAGGAAAACTAGAAAAAATCGATAAAATTAAAAATCAAGAATTACAAAATAATACCGCTGCTAGTAATACTTTTGAGGGAATGTTTATTAGATTACCAGAAGAAGGCGAATCATTTATGCTCGTAAATAAAGAATTAGAAATAATAATTAAAACCTCAAAAGTTCAAAATATTATTGAAATTGATTGGGATTATTACATTTTCATAACTCTTAATTCAAAATATAAACTAACTTACGAATTAATTTAAAGTAAATTTAGAATCATAAAATAATTTAAGTATTATTATTGGTTTTTGGTGATTATAAAAAATTTTAATGATAAATATCGTAAGAAGTTTTTAAAAAGCTATACCAAATTTAATTTAATCTTAATAATTAAAATGAAAATGATGCTAGATATATAACGTCATAGCATAAGATTATATATTTTCCTGTATCATTCACAATAAAAACTATTTTTTATACAAAATAATTTCAATTAAAGTTTTAAATGTTGCATGTAATACAGCTTGCAATAATCATAATCCTATGATACTTATTATCCGCATAATTTTATATTTAGTAATTCTCTTATTTGTATTAACAAATATATGATAAATTAATTAAAAAATCAAGTTAATTGATATTTTTAATTATTCTTCTTTTTTGTATTTGCTTTTTTAAATTTTTTTTTATATCTTTGTATCGAAGAAAAATTAAATTATAGAATAATAAAGATATGAAAGAATTTAGTCATTACATTGTTTTAGCTGAAAAAGAAAATCCAAATGTAGATAAATTTCTAGATATTTATCGAAAAGATAAATATAAAGCTAGGGTTATATTATACAACGGGTCAATTAATCCATTTGAATTAATAAAAAAAAAAGTTGTTGTTTTTTTTAGCACTAATGGTGATTTTGAAATTGCTTGGTATTTTAAAAAATGGGGTATAAATAAAAATAACATTATTTATAACAGAGAAAAAAAAAATATTTTCTATTTATAAAACTAGTAATGAATTTTTCTGTAAATCTAATGGCAAAATTAAACCATTAACATTAAATGATATATATTCGCAAGATAACAATAAAAATGTTATTAATTTTTTAATAAAAATCTTTCCACCATTAGAAATAATGGTAAAACATAAACTTTTATTAAACAAATCATTTAATTATATAAGTAAACACAAATTAACATCTCTTAAAAAAATGCTTCAATTTACCTATAAAGTTACATATCCATTAGCAAAAAAAATACATGAAAATATAACCTATCGTCACACTTTCAAAAAAATTTCTAATGAATATACTGATTATGTAACAAATATACATAAATTTAATTTTGATTTTTTTGAAATAGATAATACTAATATTCTATATGATTCGTTATCAATGGCCAAAACTTTGAATAATAAGATAAATTTATCTTGGAGCATTAAAAGATTAAAGAAAGAACATGACAAAATGTCAAAAATTATTACCGATATCACTTATTCTGAACTAAATATGCCATTAAATAACCACATTATTTATAAAAAATTTGCCGAATTTAGTGGCTATAAACTTTTAGAGAGTAGTAAAGAGTTAGTATATGAAGGTATGAAAAGAAAACATTGCGTTGGAACATATGTTAATAGGGTTAATTCACATTTAAGTGGAATATATTCCATTAATGAATATACTCTTGAATTAAATAAAGTATATGACGATGAAACTTCAAGATATATTATAAAACTTAATCAATTTAGAGGATTCAATAATAAGCTAGCACCTGAAAAATTAATAATTGAGGTCGAACATAAAATCAATGAATTTAATCGTATGATAAAAGAAAATGATACCTTAATAACTTCTAATGATGTTTTTTTAGAAAACATATTTTAATAACTATCTAAAATTAAACGGATATGGTAAAATTAGCATTTATTGAAGCAAAAAGATTAGTGGAATATTTTATTAATAATGAAGATGATTTAACTCCAGAACAATTACAAAGTGTAACACATTTCATTCAAGCATTGAATGATAGGTGTGGATGTTTGGCATTTATGCTTGCTTCAATTTTCAATAAAGCTCTAGAAAGTTGTGCTGATACATATACACAAAATATTAAACATGATTGGGGTACAGAATTTGGGAAACTTATAGACCAATTTTTAGAAATAACTAAATTAATGTTTAAAAATTTCGAAAAAAAACTTGTTTTTTAAAAATAAATTACATATATTTGTAAAAAAATTAAACTTTTAAACCATGGAAGAAAAATTATCCCTCATTAAATTGTCAACAAAATCTTGGCATTTTAAATTAAATCAATACGTTTATGGTAGTAAAATTATTAATACTAATATTAAAAATCTTTGCCTATATTTTTGGATGCTTGTTTTAGCAATTATAATAGTGCCATTTGTTGCTACTATTAAAATTCTTTTCTTAAAACCCATTATATTTATAATTAATAAAAATAATGAAAATTTTGAAAAAAATGTTTATAAATGGATTAATAATCTAACCCCAGCACAATTTGCTGATGTGTTTATTTTTCATGGTTATGATATTAATCTAAATGAGTTTAATCTAACAATTAATAATCATCCTAATTTAACAAAAATTACTCCAAAAAAATTTATATTTTTATGTTATAATAAATATGAGATTTTTGAGAAATGGATTAATGACCACCTTAAAATTAATATTTATACTTATGAAGGAATAGAAGAATTTAATAATAGTTATCAAAATTTTATATACGAGAGAGAAAAAAGTATTAATAAAATTTATAACGTTGAATATGAAAAAATCTCTTTAAAAGAGAAAAAACGTGAAAAAAGAAAAGAAAAAGAAGAAGAAATTATAAATATACTTACTAAACCTTTTAATTGGTTTTTTGAAACAATTAAAAAAGCTTTTACTTTTAATACCACTACAAAAATTGTTAAGACCTCAAAACATATAATAGGTGCTATAATTACAATCGGAATAACCATATTATTTTTCTACTTAGTTCAATATATTGTGTATCTTATAATGATTATCGCTAGTTTAAATATATTAGATGAACTACTAAAATTTTTACTAGCAATACTATTTGTTTCAGCTTTATTATTAGTAGCTATATATTTTATTGTATGTGGTATTGATAATTATAAATACAATAATAAACATTATCTAATAATTGATTCCATTATATGGATAGCTACCTATTTAGTCTATCAACCAGCTAAAATATTAATATATTATCCATTATATTTTATTATAGTGATATTAGTCTGGAAAACTATATGCATATCCATCATATGGAATAGTCTAAAGTCCTTCTGGAATGGTATTATTAGCGTAAGCGGTATATTTGGCGAATATTTTGGTCGTTCAAAAGGGGATTATTGCCCAGGTATCGAATGGGAAGATGAAAAAAATTGTTAAACCTTTAAAAAAAATAAAAAAATGTACACTTATCTTATATCAATAGTAACAATTTTCATTATAATCTTAATTATTAAAAAAGAAAAAGCATTTTCTAATGTAGTTATAAGCGCACTATTTTGCATAATTGGTGCAATTATAGTGTCTTCAGTTGTGAACCTTATAAGAATTTCAGATTTAAAAAGACAAAACGTCCGATATGAGTCTTATACCCTAAAAGATTTTAAAATTAACCCAGATTCTGCATATGTATTACCTGATACTATCATTAACAAAGATTCTATCAAAATATCCAAATCTTATATTAATAATTACAAAATAACCATTAATATTGATAGAGATTTGGTTAAAAAAATAAAAATTAAAACTAATGATACCACTACAAAATTTTTTCTTGATTCCACAAATAAAATTTATATAAAATATAATGACAGAACAGTATTACTCGATAGCAATATCATAATTATACCCAATAAAAAGGATAAATATATCATTAACGAATATATTGAAAAATATATAGGGGATAATTGGACATCATCTATCTCATTACCTTTTATAAGAATTTTTTATGTGCTATCTATACCAGAAAAAGATGTTGCTAAATTGTTAACTGTAAAAAAATAAAACAATTATGGAACCATCACTAATAAATATAAGTATTAAAAAAGAAATTATCCATTGGAAAAGAATGAGAGAATTATTTAAGGATATGGTTGGTATCGGTGGAATGCTTATAGCATATCCTTTATTAGTTATTACCATTAGTATTTGCCATTATGCCTTTGCAATAATGCACGTATCATTCGAATTTATACTTTTCATATTTAATAGAAAACAATTTAAAGAAAATATGAATAAAATTTATGAAGAACTCCAAAATAAAAAATTAAATCCATCAGCAACATAAAACTATGACCACAATAGATAAAATAAAATTAGAAGAAATTGAATGCTCCAAAGAAAATCTCATGGATAAATTATGGCTTATAGAAAATATACCTTGGATAAATCATTCTAAGAAAATGGCTAAACTTATTCCAAATAAACCCATTAGCTTATATGTTATAAAAAATTATGGGTCAAATATTATGAAAATTAAAACCATCCATTTTAATAATATCATTATATCAATATCACATGGATTCTTTGAGAATTTTTATTCATTCAAGTTTAGATTAAATGATGAAACTGTTTATCAGTCTAACGACCATAGTGAATTATCATTTTCCAAAGATGATGCCAAAAAAATAATAATCGAAAAAAAAGAAATGAAAATAAAACAACTTAAACATCAATTAAATTTAGAAATAGAAAGTTTAGAAAAAATAAAAAAAATGTAATATGGAAAAAAATATTATTCAATTAACAATTAAATGTGATAATCCAAATTGTGATTATATGAATGATTCAGTTAATTTTAATAATTTAGAAGATTTTCTTAATAAATCATGCCCAAAATGCGGAGAAAATCTTTTAACAGAAAAAAATCTTAATTTAAGTAAAATACTTATATTTGTTTTAAATGAATTGGAAGAAATGTTAGTCGAATTAAAAAAAAATATAGAAGAAGATAATACACCATATTTTGAGGATAACTCAATATTTAATATATCAGAAGAAGAATTAATAGAATTAGAGAAAATACTTAAACGTCCTAATGGAAAAGAAATTATTAAAAAATTGATGATTAATTTTTTAAATTTTGAAAGATAATTATTAAAATAATAAAAATGTCCATATTCGCGAGACATAAAATCGCGAACAAAATAATAATAAATAAAATAATTAAAAAAAAAACTATGAAAAGAGTATTTGGAATTTTTATCGTGATGAGCTACTCGACCGTTGGCGGTAATGCTAAAAGACAACAAACGCATGCCTTTAGATAATAAAACTATCTTTGCAAAGAATATGACAGAAAATAAAATGGATAAATTAGGAACATTAAAACTTAATAAGATACACCAAGGCGATTGTATCGAACTTTTAAAAAAAATACCCGACAATTCAATAGACTTGATTTTTGCAGACCCCCCTTATAACCTGCAATTAAATGGCGAATTATTTAGACCAAATCAAACTAAAGTTGATGCTGTTAACGATTCGTGGGATAAATTTGAATCAAAGGAAGAGTATGATAAATTCACAACCTTATGGATGAAGGAATGCCACAGAGTTTTAAAAAATTCAGGTAGCTTTTGGGTAATTGGAACTTATCACAACATATTTAGAGTTGGTGCAATACTGCAGAATATAGGTTTTTGGATGCTTAACGATATAATTTGGATAAAGACTAACCCAATGCCTAACTTTAAAGGAACAAGGTTTAACAATGCACACGAAACATTAATTTGGGCAACAAAATCAAAATCTTCTAACTATACCTTTCATTATCACTCAATGAAAGTGATGAATGATGATTTACAAATGAGAAGTGATTGGTTAATACCTATTTGTCAAGGTGAAGAAAGAATAAAAGTAAATGGACAAAAAGCCCATTCTACACAAAAACCTGCTGAACTTCTATACAGAATAATTATTTCAACTTCTAATCCGGGCGACATTGTTTTAGACCCTTTTTCTGGCAGTGGAACAACTGCTGCGGTTGCCAAAAGACTCGGTAGAAAATTCATTGCCTTTGACCGTGAAGAATTCTACGTGAAAATAGGTACTGAACGTGTCGAAAAAATTAAACCTATTGAAAAGCCTTTACTTGAATATAAAATTGAAAAAAGAAAGCCAAAGGTGCCTTTTGGAAATTTAATTGAAAAAGGTTTCGTAAAAATCGGTGAATACTTGTATTCTAAAGATGGTAAATTCTCTGCACAAGTTTTAGCGGATTCTTCATTAGAAGGTAATGGAATTGTAGGCTCTATTCATAAAGTAAGCGCTTCTTTTTTAAGGAAAGAAAATCATAATGGTTGGACATTTTGGTATGTAAAGAGAAACAATACTTTAATAAGTATTGACCAATTAAGGCATGACTACGAAAATAAGTATTTAAAAAGTTCCGACAAATATAATGAGTTGGAATTTGAAAGAAATAGCGCAGTTAATGAACCAGAAGAAAGTTTTTTAATATATGGCAATAATGAATTATAATCTGTTTAAACAGATTTTCAATGAAACTATTTTTGAGAAATCAAAAGCAGATTTATTAGAGAAAATTTCAAATTCTCCAAGCAGATATATTGGTTTGTTTAGGCCCACTAAACCAAAAGCTAAGATTCTTCAAAATCTCCTTCAATCCCATGAAATCCGTTTTGGCGATGCATTTGAACATGTATTTGAAGAATATTTAAAAATAAAAGGGTGTACTATCCTTCCGAAAAGATTTACTAACGTCAACGGAGATATTTTAAATATTGACCAATGTTTTAAAAAAGGAAATAAAATTTACTTCATTGAACAAAAACTTTTAAAAATGTAGGTTGGTAATTTTAAAATTGAATATTTATATATAAATAAAAAATATGAACAAAGATATGAAATTACGAAAAATTATTACTACCACTATTAGAGAGTTTCTAAATGAACAGGTGAGTAGTAATAAAGAATTTATAGCATACCACTCAACCAATTCAAAAATTGATAACTTTGACTTTGATAAGATTGAGTTAAAACCAAATTCATCAACAAGAATTGATGGTATGTTTTTCAGTAATATACCACAAACATCTTGGGGAGATTATGTGTATAAGGTGAAAATAATTTCACAAAATCCAGCATTTTTTGATTTAAGTAAAAGCAGATTTGATAGTTTAGGAATACAAGAAGCGTTTGATGCTTTATTGCGGGGTGATACTTCATATATAATTGAGGATTTGGTTGAATATGGTGGTATGGAACAAGAAGATGCTGAAAATTTGGTTGAAGAATGGAAAGATTTAGATTTAATTGTAATTACAAACCAAGTTTATGGAAAACACGATACTGAATATATTGTACCAGAGCCATATTATAATGGAAAATCCGCTAAAATTATTAATTTAGGGATGGAAAATTTTTGAAAGTTTTTGAAACAAAATGCTAATTAGAACAAATAATGTAGTATTGGTTATAACTAGTTTATATGTATGATAAAATCATACAAATACATAATAATAAAGAATTTTAAGCTGTTTTTTATTTTTAAAAATTATACATAAGTAAAAATTATGAACTTAATTAAGGGAAATTATATTTTTTTTTAAATTTATAGTAATTTTAAATATATTTATTGGTATATGAGAGAATTAATTAAAAAGTTATTAAGAGAGAATTTAAACAAGCAATCGTATAGAGATTGGATGAATAATATGCCAATAAAGAGCAAATATCAACGATGGTCTCTTGAACATTCTGATAAAGCTAATAAATATTGGGCGTTATATTCCCATTTATATGATAAGATATTTGCCCCTTTACGTACATCAGATGAGCTTAAAATAGTTCAGCTAATAATTCCATCTCAGTTGGAAAACAAAGAGGCTTTAGAAGCGTTTAAAATGTTTTCCATGTATAAGGAAGATGTATTAAATGGATTGATTCAGGAGGTAGCGTCATTAAAATCTAATATTATTTAAGAAGAGGTTTCTAATATATTTTATTAAGAACCAAATATGTGACATTAAGTTATCGTAATAATTGGAATAGATTTTCATTTTCTGAAAACAAAACAAAATTTTTATATTTTATTGAGACTGGTGAGAAGTTGTAAGTTTAGATTTATTGTATAGCATCTAATTTTTATTCTATTTTATTTGTAAACAAAGAATTTTTATTTAACAAAATTTGATAAAGATTTTACATTCCTTACAATTAACTTCAAGTCTTTAATTTCACCATCGCTGTATTTACCAACAAAAAATTTTGTTAAATCAATAACAAATTCGTATCTAATCTAGTTTAGTTCCATATTAATCAGTTTAATTTTACATTCATACAATAATGTGTATATGTAATTTTTTTATAACAATACAAATAAGTTTTGAAATTTTCAAATAAAAAAACTAAATATACACCCTGCCGTTAGTGGTAATATTACGATAACATTTGAATTAAGTATTTAGTGGTTCATCAAAAATTACATTCCAATTATCTAATGGTTGCCACTCACCATTCTTAGTCATTATTTCTAAATCTGATGATGGTACGTTTTTGAACGTAATATATTCATCACCTTTATTATTTAGTATTTTGGGGGATAATTGATAATCATCAGTTAATTTAGTTCTCAAAATACACATTTTACTAAGACCAGCTTTTGATTTGGCATAATACTTTGTATAATTCAAATCATTTGTAAAACTAATTGATGGCCGTTCTTCACCTGTTTTATTGGGCTTCATATAACCATCTCTTTGAATATTCAACGCCTGTCCTTTGCCTGTTCCGTGATAAATATAAGTATTGTTATTTACCATTTTATCTAGTTTTTCTTTGATAGTAGTTCTTATAAAATTTCTTAATTTCATTTGTTTTTTATTTTATATATAAATATTAAAAAGATTTAAATTTTTATTAAATAAACCGTTTCTAGATTTCAAAACATTCACGTTTAACTCAAAACTTTACTCCTGCTCTATAATTTATTTTTTTATTTTGACATATCTTTTTAATAAAAGAATTCATTACCTTTATTTACAAATTCTTATGATAAGGTTCAGAAACAGAGATTTTACCATCAGTGATACAAAGAAATTGTCCAGACGTCCCAATTGTATCAATCAACACTATTTTGTTGTTAATACTAATTAGTTGCTTTTGAATAGTATGCCCGACAACCTGAATAAAATCATCCAAACAATCAGCATACAAACTTCGTGGTCTTACCCAAATTGGCGATTGTTCAATATCATCCCCATAAGGGCTATTATTTATACCACTTGTAAATCTAAAAGCTAAAGGTTTGTATTTAAATAAATCGTTTATAAATAAGTCTAACGATTCTTTGCCCGTATATCCTGTATTTTTCAGCCAAGTTTTGGTTATACCTGCGTGTGTAAAAATATAATTATCATGAATTAAACACATTTGCATTAAATTATCATTCAATGCTTTATCCAACATTTCTGATATATCTATTTTATGCAATGGTTGAAAACCACTATAAGTTTCATTTATAATTCTTAAATAATGATAATCATGGTTCCCGAAAAGCAAAACAACTTTATCCATATTAGCTTTTTTATACTCAACCAAATCTTCAAAATTTGATTTCTGTTGTTCAGGCGAAATGTCTTCGTGAGTATCAAAATAGTCGCCAACAAATATTACTTTATCAAATTCAATATTAGAAATTATTTGTTTCCAATCTGTTCTACCGTGAATATCACCAATTGCTATTAACTTCATTTTTAATTTTGTTTATTATTTAAATTTACATTTATATATGAAAAGCAAATTTCGATGCGAAATATTTTGCAACAAAATTATTCACAATGCATTGTTTAATTAATATATTTTTTTTATAATTTAAAAAAATTTTTTAATGCTGGGATTTTAGATACTTCCTCTCTAAAATTTTCTTTAGTGATTTTTTCTTTTTTAATATATCTCACATAATAATAAAAAGAATTAAATTTAGAACTAAAAGGTGTAATAATAAAAATGAGCACTAAGTAATTAATAATTTTCATTTTAATTTATTTTTAATATTAACAATGTTTTATTATAAGATATTCATACAATACAGCAGAAAAAGATGTATTTCTATGATTTTATTATATATATAACAATAAATATATTGCATTAAAACGACTATATATTTGCAAACGTTATATACAAATGTTAAATTGATAGTTCTAATTTAATTCAATAAATAAAGCAAAAATAATTTTTTAAAATAATTAATTTTTTAACTCAAATATATCAATTATTTCAATAATATTCAGATTATTTGTTGCCAAAATATAATCACCCCACTCCAATCCTTCATTTTTCTTATTTTCAAAATTATATGAAATAACACAATCATTACCATTAATCACCATCAATTTTCTAATATCACTTCTATTTTTATCTATAAAAGTATTAGATGAATACCAACCATTTGAATTTAATATTAATGGTTTTTTCGTGTGTATTTTACATTTATAAATATATGGTCTACCACCTTCTCTAAGTACTAAATCTTCCGCATATTCCTTTGCTGTTGAACCATATATACCTGGTTCTATGTATTGTGTGAAATATATACCAAGTTCGCTTTGTTTCCAATTTTTACCCATGTTATCCAAAGTGAACTTTTTAAAGTATTTATTAGTTCCATGATACCAATATTCTGGTAGTTCGTGCTTTTGGTCATTTGCATTTTCATTTAAATATTCTTGTATTCTAGTCTTAATAAGTTCTCTAAAATCTTTCATTACTTTATTTTACATATAAATATTTTAATTTAAAAATTCTGATATAAAATTCTTTTTGTTTTTGTTTCTGACTCTAATTGAGCTTTCTCTGAAATTCACTGCAACTTTATATGACAAAGTGTATATGTAATGTGAGGTTCGATGGTTAATTCAAAATTTCCACTTTTAATTAGCATTTGTAGTTAGATGAAATTCATTATTTAAAATCTCACACTACATATACAAATAACCGTTGTGTGTGATATTTTAAACTGCCACCGAATTATTAGTTATTGTGAAATTTATCACACTTTCTATACCATTTTCATCTTCAAAAAAAACTTTACCGAATGTGCGTTTATTTTTAGTTTCTATTTCCGAAACTTTGGTATCAAATCGTAAGTTTAAATCTAATTTTTCTTGTAAAATTTCTTTTAATCTATCCTTTGAATCAAATAAACAATCTGTAATGAAAGATTTTACAATAATTCTCACTAACATTCTTCTATAATTTTTGTCTTTTAATTTTACCATAATTTTAAATTTTAAGTTGTATTTTATTTATATTCTATTTTTTTATTATTTAAAAAATCTGATAAATTCATAAAATTAGCTTTTTTGTAAACTGACTATCATTAGCTTTATATTATTTATATCTGATTAAAATAGCATCTTTCTTTAATTTAAGATAATTTCACTTTAACAAATATACCATAAATTAACTAAAAAGTCAAATTAAAAAAAAAATGAATGCAATTCTAGGTTTATTATACATATAAACTACTTATATGTATTTTTTTTTTAACATCACTTACCGTCTGCGAATCAATGGTCACACCAAAACTGTGAAAATAAAAATCGCCCAATCCACCACTATTAATTATAAGTTTATAGTTAAAATTAGAATGAATTAACACAACTTGCGTTCCATCATCTATTTAAATATTATCACTTTTGGTACCTATGAGGTCGAGAAAATACCACATACTTTCTATATTATCCATACCATTTATTGTATAATCAATGATTCTACTATTATTCTCACCAAACTCAAACATTTCCTTTATAGAGTTTGGTATTTCATAAATTGATGTTATTATTGCTTATCTGAATTTTATTTGGGTTTCAAGTTAAATTCCTAAACTAAAAAAAACGAATATGAAAATAATTTTGTACAATATAACCATCTTTTACTTTAACAAAAAATGTTATTTCATAGTTCGGTGTTAAATTTTTTGAAGAATAATGATTATATAATAAATCATGTATTCTTTTTAAATCATAATCTATTACAATATCACCTTCCACATACATTTCATGTCCACATGAGCAAGTTGTATTAAACCCATTATCTCGTAATATTTTTACGATTTCTCTTATAGGTTCTTCAATATTTTCTTCATACCAATTCATTATTTAAAAAAATTTAATTTAATTATACATGACAAATTATAATCCCCACACTCTTTAAGACGTACCCATTTGTACATATAGCAATTCTTCTACCTTTACCTTGTTCATTAATACCCTTAATATGTTATAAAACAATTTCATTGATTGTTTTACACTTACCACACCCCATCTGTACATTACAGTTTTCATTTTATATTTTTTCCAATTATAGTTGCAACCATATATTTTAGCATCTGGTGTATTTAATTTATTTCCGTATGCTACTAATATATTTGATAATTCACTTATATCGTTAGGCGTTCCTTTTTCATCAACCCATTGGTGAATGAATAATAACATATCATGTTTGTTATTTTCCATATATATTTAACATCAGTTACATAAACACATCCCTTACGTTCGATTTATATGATTTTATCATATATATATATATATATATATATATATATATAAACTAGTTAGCACCAATACTACAGAAGTGCTTCAATTATAATATTAATCCCATTAAAACATTATTTCCTTGATTTAATAATTCTTTAAATCCAAACTTTTTATAAAAATCCACTAAATCCATAGTTCCTAATCCCTTAAATCCCATTGGTGAAGCGTTTAGGTAAAATTGCTTATAACCTTTCTTTTTCATTAATTCCATACCACGTTTCATTAATTCTGAACCAATACCAGAATTTTTATAATTATCATCAACTTCAATATATTCTATTTTTACAATTTCACTATCAGGATATATTTCATTGAAAGTATCTTCATCAAAAACATCTTCAAATTCATAATGGTAAGCATCATATAAAATTTCCATTGATAACAAACCTACTTTCTTATTATTAATATATGCTGTTATTGTGGTTCTATCTTCATCAACAGATTTCTTGAATGTGATATTATTCACATTTTCATTGACAAATTGTTTAAAGTTTTTCACTTTGTCTATCATTTGTCGCATTTCTTTGCTCATCGTTCTATCTTTATATATAAATATTAGAAAATTAAAATTCAGACTAATTTAACCGTACTGGTACTAACACCGTATATAAGAAATGGCACATAAATATTCGTGCTCAATTTAAACATTCTACAAGTGCCACTTTTCATATACGCATTACCTTATAAAACATTTAATGAATCATTCGTAATATCATCCATTACTAAACAAGATTCATTATTAGTTTCGTGATAAATTAAAAATCCTTTTGGAAATTCAAATATCGTTGTTAATAATCTCATATTTTCCCCACAATGAGAACATTTTAATTAACCTCTATATATGTGTTCGTATTCAAAACCAATACTTCTTTGTTCTTTATCCGTTCCTATATATTTCATTTCAATAAAATGTTCTTCTCTACATTCCAAACATCTTACCCTGACCAAAGGATTTTTAAATTCTATCATAAAATAAATGTATTATAAGAACAAATATAAGGAATTATTTTTAATATTTCAAGTAAATATTGTTTATTAATATTAATTTCTTTTCTTTTAATTAAATTTAATTGATAACTGCTTATATTTAGAACCGTTAGAAGTAATAAAACAATTAAATTATTTTACTCTTCATTTTATTCACTTTTTTATCAACATTTAATTTGTGTTTTTTACTATTAATATGTCTTTTTAAGTTAAATTTTTTAATAACCACACCACAACTTAAACATTTTATTTCATTATTTTTCATTGTTCATCATTTTTATGAATAGGTAAACTACCTTCTTTAATTCTTTTCCAAAGAGTTCTGACGGATACTCCCCTTATTTTTGCATCTTGTGATAATTTTACTCGCATAATATATATATATATTAAGCAAATATTGTTCCAAATTTCTCAATATGACATAATTTCTCTTTGTTTTTTATTAACTTTATAGACAATAAAAATTAAATCCATTTTATTGAACTTTTATCATTAACCCATCTTTAAAATTCTTGTTTATCAACTAAACAAATTTTTTCTTCTTCACCTAACATATTTTCTGTCGGAATATTAGTGTCTAGTACGTTTAACAAACACCTAACTTCGTAATGTTCACCAATGAATCCGTTTTCATCATCATAATCTTTACTTTTAACATCTAATACTTCCTTAAGATTAGGTGTTTTTAATTTAATAAAATCAATTTTTTTTTCCATATTATTTAATTTTTTTTATTTACCTCGCTCTTTTGGATAAGGATAAATTTTATTTCTTTCTTCAAATAACTTACGAAGTTGTTTTGTCTCTTTTTTATCTTTGCCAAGAACATAAGCATATTTATGTTTTGATGGCATTAATATTTTTTTAGATACCGTTTGTTTATATTTTGAATAATCCCTTAATTGTTTTTCAATTTCAGATGGTACTTTATCCCAATTCATCCCTGTATTATGGCTCCAATCTTTTCGCCACTCAATACCAAGTTCTTCTGCAAACTTTTTATATGCCGTTTTTTGTCTAAAATATCTATCACTTACAATCTTTCCAGTATATGGGTTTATATATCTTATTGTTGCCCCCGCATTTTGCCCCATATAATAAAAATTACAAGCTTGATATATTGTTCCAAGTTCTTTTGCTGTTGGGTCTGAATAAGCAGTAAATAATCTATATTGAGTATTGTCCACCATCCATCTTATGCACCACATTAAAAATGAACTCGCCAAATTTTTAGGACTCCAAGATATACAAGCACCTCTACTTATTAACCTCTCAAGTTCTTTGGTGTTTTCTCCGAGAATTTTTGAAAATGCATTTGGCATATTAAATAATATTACACCAGCAATAATATTTTTATGGTAACAAGCAAACCAATGTGTTGTATATTGAGATAAATTACCCAACCATTCATGCCTTTTAATAAATTGTTTTAATTTTTGTTGTTCTTTTTTATCTGTAATATTTTTAAATGAAAAATCAGAGACTCTTAATGTTTCAACATATTCTTTTGTAAGACCACATTCAGCTAAATCTTCTTCAAGATTTTTTAACCTAATGTCATATTGCCAACAATGGTCTTTATCATATGTGTTTAATCTTTCTTCTATCATTTTTAATTTTCCAAATTAATTATCGAAACTACACATAAAAAATAAATACTATTTCCGTACTTTTATTACACGCACGTTATCAAAAAGTATGAATTATAAATGGATTTGACCAAAACTTTTGACCATCTAAATCAAGTAAAAATTCTCCTCTATTTGAATCCCATTTTACAATTTTATGGACACCATATTCTTTTTTCACATAATAAACTTCTTTACCAACTAAAGAAGTATGGTTATCAACACCTAAACGTGATAAATTATCACGATATTCATCGGGTGTAAAGTTTTCAAAATTTGTAGTTTCTATATCCATTTCTACTATTCTTAAAGTATTTAATTTTTGCGTCTTCAATTTAAAAAAAAATATACATTAACAAATATACTATAAATTATTTAAAAAAACCAATTTTTTTACTATGATTTTATCATACAAATACAACATAAAAAGATGTATTTGTATAATATGCCATTCAGGTTTTCCACCACTACATTCTTGTAGGTCGCAACTATAAGCCTCAAATCCTAATTCTCGGAAAGCTCTACAAACTTCTTGGCTCTCCTCACAAGCTATTAATATTTTCATTTCAATTTAAGTTTTTCGTTAATAATCCGCAGCCAGCTTATAACAGCGGTTTTGTGCTATTTGCCCCATAAACATTTGTGGTAAACTTGAAGCCTTGTGCAAGGGGCAAACAGACACAAAGCCGCAAAACGTTATGTACAAGTGCTACATTGGTACTTCTAATTAAGTTCAGTGAAGAAAACAAAAAGAATTTTCCCAACGCACTTTTAAATATTAAGATTTTTAGTTTTATCTGTTATTTTGAATAGATTCAAAGTACGTCCTTCTTTTTTCTTATTTAGATTAATCTTTTCTAAAAATCCATTTTCAACTAAATTATTGAAAAATTTTTCACCTTCATCATAAAAAGAAGATGTACCAAATAAGTTACTCCCACCAAAATTATTCAATGACCTTTTCCCAATTCTATTAATTAATTCTTTATTATCTAATCTATGATTTGCCCAATCTGATAATACTTTTAATAGGTACTTTTTTGTTAATCCCTTACCTTTATATTCTTTTTTTGGAAAGAAACTATGAATATACAAAATTGGTTCATTTGGTAAATCATATTGTTCAGAATATGCCTCATAAGCATCAGTAGGATATTCTTTATTTCCAAAAGTACCCATTCCAATAACATCAATACCTTTAAACGGTTGTGGTATCTCATTATATATGTTTTCATTCAAATACTCTCGTATTGTGGTTGCAATAAATTTTCTCAAATCTTTCATTTGTTTTCCTTTATGTTTATATATAAATATTAAGAATTAAAATTTCCACCCTAAAATTCTTTTTGTTTTTGTCTGTGGTTCTAATTGAGTTTTATCTTAACTTTACCGCACCTGTACATAACGGTCGAGTGTATGTGCCGTAAGGGATTGCGGAGCAGTTTTCTGTCCACCGACACGAATGTTTGAGCGGGCTACAACGTTTGAATACCCACTGAAACCCTTATGGCATATACACTTTGTTAGCGTTTCGTTGTTCATTTTTCTCGTTAATTTTCTTTCATTTTTGCTGCATTGTCTTCCTGTCCGTGCGTTAGGAACAGACACACTCTTTGCCAAGTTTTGGCTTACGGGTCGGCTGGTGCGACTTGGCAATGTGTGTGGCCGTGAAGCGTTGGCTTTATGTTTATTTTGTTATAAAGCATTAAGTTGAGAAGCAATGAGTTTTACAATTTTGGCATTTACAGCATTTCCTAAAGCTTTGAAAGCTGCATTGTCGTTTTCGGGCAGTTTTAAACCTGTTAAAGATTGAAGTTTCAATCCTTCCTTTCTTGTAATATATCTATTTTCCCAACCAATAATAGGTATTTGCGTGTTTGTACAAACTAAAGAAGGGAAAAAATCAGGCTTTTTTATTCTAATGCCCGATGCTCTGAATTGCAAGAGATAATTATTGATTTTTCGTTCGCTGTCTCCAACATTCCATTCTAACTTTTGCCAACTTTGATAAGGCAACTTTGAAATTTTTTTGACGGCTTCATTTATGTACTTTTCGTTGTCTTTATAAAATTGCCTATTCTGCCTAATATATCTTTTTTTCCAATCAGGGAACTCATTCGCAACTCTTGCGTAGCTAGGTAGATTTGCTAATTGTTCTTCCTTTGTCATTCCTTTTAATGAAATTCCAAAATTTCCTTTGTATTTGCCCAATTCTGATGGGGAAAGTATATGAGGATATTGTTCTTCGTATGGATAATCTGCTCCAAATTCCATTCCCCAAATAGGGAAACCTGGTATTTTAACTTCTTTGGGCAAAGCATCAATTAAGTCTTGCCAAAGTTTTAAACAATCTTGATTTGATTTAGGGAGTTGTTTTGCATTAACTGGATTTTGTTCAATGAAATTTTCAAGTTCAACAATGTTTTTTTTGAATTTATCTACATTATCAAAACTAAAATGCTTGAGTGAATTTGCTCCTAATGAACCTACGATAAATATTCTCGGTCTATGCTGAGGAATGCCGAATTCGTGTGGAGAATAATCTCTATAGTCAACTTGATATCCTAGTCTATCGAACTCAACTTTCATTGCTTTCCAAGTTTCTTCGTTATTGTGCTTAGTAATGAATTGAACATTCTCTAAAATGAAATATTTTGGTTTTCTAGCTTCAAGAATTTTAACAATTTCGTCAAACAATGTACCCCTATCATCCTTTCGTCCAAGTTGTTTGCCTGCTTTTGAAAATGGCTGACAAGGGAAACCTGCACATAAGATGTCGTGGTCAGGAATTAGGTCAATGTTGTCTTTTACAATTTTTCTAATGTCTCCGTGAATGTTAATGTCTTTGCCCCAATTCTTTTTATAAGTCTCTCTTAATACAGGGTCGAGTTCACTTGCAAATACACACTCGTGTCCAAGCTCGTGCAATGCTTTATGAAATCCTCCAAGTCCTGCGAATAAATCTATAAATCTCATTCTATCTTTTCTGTTCTAAATTAGGTTGTTTATAATCATTTAATTAACTTTATTCTGTTATTTAACGTTATGCGTCATTGCCAGATGGACTTCACAACCTTTATAAACTGTTCAAGAGTCATTGCTTGTATTACTTCACCTTCAACCATAGGCGCACTAGGTCCATCTTGCGACCAAGTGTCTGCATAGCAATCAGAATTATTTTGGAATAACTCTTTTAAAAAATCGTCCGAAGGCAACGAAGGCATAACAGCAAATAAATCCAATACTTGCTGATGTGCTTGATTTTCGGTTATTACTTCGTTTTTAAGGTCGCTGAATATTAAATCAATTTTCTTTTTCATTGTCGTACTGTATTTATTTGCATTCCATTATATCACATTAAGTTCATTCCTACGTTTAATAACTCTTTCTCTTTCGATAGACAGTATTCTTTCAACTATATCACCTTTTGAGTTTTTATTATCCAATCTCCATTATATATCACAAATATATGATATTTTTATCAAAAAAGCAAGTTTTATTGCAAAATTAATGAAATTATACACAACGCATTCTTAATTAATATAATTTTTTTTTATAATTTTAAAAATTTTTTAATATTAACAATATTTTAGTGTAATATTTTCATACAAACACGCCTAATTGTGTTATATTTATATGATTTTATCATATTTATATATAAAACTTGAATCTTATCAATTGGTTTCAATAAAAGTTAATAAAAGTTAATAAAATATAATGACATATTTACACAATTTAAGATATGTGTTATAATATTTATATAATATAAATTATGAAACTTAAATTATCAAAAATACAGAAAGAAGAAATAAACATTGTAATAAAATTACCAGTTGTGAAGTCTTTAACTAAAAAAGTTAAAATTAAGTCAATAACAAAATTGTCGCCAAGAATTATTCTTTAATTATGGAATAAGTTTGTACTCAAAGATTGACAATGTAACTGATTTACGACAATAAGATTTTATTCCTAATTCTATTATATCATGATATTAAACTTGATTAACGCATTCTAAAAATAGTTCCCAAGGAACATTATTAATATTTTTTTTTTGTTTACGCATTTCATTACGTTCCTGATATGTTAAAATTCTACCATATTTAAGTATGATGAAAATTAATTAAAAATTAAGAGAAATAATGTCATATTAAGAATTTTGGTACAATATTTGCTCAATATGGGTTATGCGAGTAAAACTATCACAATATGCTAAAATGACGGGTGTATCCGTCAGAACCCTTTGGAGAAGAATTAAAGAAGGCAGTTTGCCTATTGTCAGGTCTGAAACAGGCAGAGTATTTGTTGAACTTGACGAAGTAAAACCACACGAACTTAAAGTTTGTGTTTATGCAGATGAAGTAATAAACCAAGCAGAGAAACATGTAAACGATAGTTTTATATGAAGAGCGTAAAACCCACTGATGCCGATAGGCTCGGTGGGATGTAAGCGACCATTAGCCTTGTGAAAGGATGTATTGACGAATAGTTTCAGGAGATGCCTCACCTATTGAACAAACGAAATAGCCATCGCTCCAAAGTAAACACTGATGCCAATAATACTGACGAAGTGTAGAATGATGTAATAACCATAATTGACGAGTAGATTCTTGTTTTAACCTACGGACAATTTGAGAAATAGACAAACGAGGTATGTAACGAACTTAGGGTAAAAACTTTTACAAAATAATTTGTTTATTGCAACATTTTTTGTATATTTGCAGTATGAAACAAAGAAGATTATCACACAAAGAAAAAACAGAATTATTTACCAAGTACGAAACTGGTAAGTATACAGGTTCGGATTTAGCTGAATATTATAATATTAGTTCTGTAGCCGTTAATGCCTTATTGAGAAGGTATGGATATAAAGCTAAATCGCAGTCAGAGTTGCAAAGGAAATATAATATTGATGAAACATTTTTTGATGTAATTGATACAGAAGAAAAGGCATATTTTTTAGGTTTTCTTTATGCTGATGGCTATAACAATACTGATAGAAATTCAGTTACTTTATCTTTAAAAGAAGACGATAAAGAAATATTGGAAATACTGAATAATATTTTACAACCAAATAAGCCCTTACAGTATGTTAAAATTAAAAGTAAAAACTCTACCAATCAATACCGATTAGTGATTGCAAATAAGCATATTAGTCAAAAATTAGTTGAATTAGGTTGTGATAAAGCTAAAACATATTCGTTGAAATTTCCTTCTGAAGAACAAGTCCCAAAACATTTAATAAGGCACTTTGTTCGTGGGTATTTTGATGGAGATGGTTGGGTTGGTGAAAAAGCAATATGTATCGTTTCTACATTAAATTTTTGTAATTCGTTATCTGAAATACTAAAAGAAAAGTTTGGTATAAACTGTTACATAAGGGCAAGACATCCTGAAAGGAATAACAGTATCCGTATGTTAGAATTGAATAGAAAATCTGCAAGAACGTTTTTAAAATGGATTTACAAAGATTCTAATATTCACTTACAAAGAAAATACGATAGATATTTAAAACAGATAGAATATGAAAATTCATTATCAGAAGTTCGTATCTGTAGTGTAGATGGCTGTAATAAAAAGCATAGTGGTAATGGTTATTGTAGAAATCATTATTATGAATTTTGTGGAGGTAAAGAAAAAAGAAAACTTAGATATGAAAAGCATGGCAAATAATATCAATGCAAGCAAAAATATCCTAAAAGAAGGTTTAAAAAACCTCTCGGCAGGGACGGTCGAGTACACTGATGGAGACTCAAATAAGACTTCTGTAAAGAAGCATGAGTCTGTGAAGTCAGAAGCCCAACCCATCGCCTATGGCGTGGGTGGGTAGTTCACTTTAATATTACCATTATTAAATATCACAATCTCATCCATTATACTATATACAGCATTAGCATCTTCAATAATGACACTATCATACCATAGAAATAATGATGAAAATATTGATTATATTATAATTGACAATAAGGAACCATTCGGAAGTAAAGACATATTTGATGATATATTTCTTATCATAATACATAGTTTCTAACCAACCAACCCAACCACATGCCTTTTTCCATATGTCTTCTTTTATGAAAAATAATGAATTTATTTTAATAATTTTAATTTTTTAATGGATTTCTGTGGATTGAAAATAACACACTGTACCCCATCTATTAAACCATCATAACCCTCATCTTCATACTCTTCTCTTAACGATATTTGATTATCTATATACTCTTTAAATAATTCATCTATATTGTTTTTAATAAAATAACTTGTTAATGTATCAGAATCACCATCTCCATATAATTTAATTAATTCATCCTTTTTAATTTTTAACTTATTTAACCAATATTTGGGGTTTTCTTTAATATAATCTAATATGTTTTCTCTATATGAATTAATTATCGTTTCCAAATACTCATCAAATGTCCCATAAGTCCCAAGTACCTCCCTCGTTTTAACTTCATAAAAATTACCATCAAATTCAACTTCATATATGTATCTGCCATATCTCTTAGCTAAATTTATATCCGATGCTACATAAAAACCATCCCCATAAAACATTTCTGGCGAATTATGATTGATTTTAATGGTATTTATAGATAATTTCGGAGAATTACTACCATGATACCATATATCTAAGTTTGTGCGTTTATTCTTAATGTTTTCATTCAAATATTTTCTTATTGCACTAGAAATAAATTTATGTAATTTTATTTTTTCTTCCATTATTTCTTTTATTTATAAATATCTGAAATTAAATTATACACCATTAATAATATAAAAAAAATTCACCCAAAAATTCCCAGAAATTTTTTTTTACAAAAAGCCATATCTCATAAAATAGGGTCGTGTTTTATAAAAAAAACTCCCAGAAATTTTTTTTACAAAAAGCCATATCCCATAAAATAGGGTCGTGTTTTATAAAAAATTATAAGAATTTTTTATATAGAAAATAAACACCCCCCCCCCTAAATTTACCTAAAAAATTCCCAGAAATTTTTTACGTAGAAATCAGACCCCACAAAAATAGGGTCAAACATGGGGTATTATAAGAGGGGTTACGGGGGTAGCCCCCTGTATATTCTTTAGTAGGGTCCCCCCCCTGTATGGTATAGGGGGGGAGGGGTTAATATGTATTATGTTATATTTTTTTCCGTATTAATACAAATATACAAAAAATTTCCCAAATTATCAAATAATTTTGTAAATTTTTTAGTTTTATTAGTTATTGACAATACAAAGATAATACATTTTTTTTAAACTACCAAAAAAAAAAGGACTTTTTTAAGTCCCTTTTTAATTTCATTTATTTTTTCTTTTACTTTTTCTTTAGTGCGGTTAAAATTCCAGTGTTTCACCGTTTAATTTCATGTTGTTAATACTGCTAACTTTGTACTGTGTAAATTTGCTAATTTTCAGAAGTTTGCGAAGTTCGTTTTTTGCAATGGTCATTGGTTTGCTTTTTACAGTTGGATAAACACCCTCTTTAATAACAGTTTTTTTAACTCTAAAGCCCCAAATGTAAATTTCACCTGTTTCATTGTGGACCTTTAAACCTGTACAAATGTTCGTATAAGCGTCAATTTGTCCATAACTGCGATTTTCATTTGGTTTAATTAATTCATTAATTAATTCAGTACGTGCTTTTTCTAATGTAATAAGGTCGGTTGCAGTTTTAACGGTTGTTAAATCGAGGTTTTCTAACGTCTCAATATCTGACTGTTTGGTTCTTTCGTAGTTTACTCCTACATTAATAAGGTTATTTGATATTTCACCGTAACGGTTTTCATAACCGTTTATGGAAACGAAACTTACACCAGTCGGACTTTTGCGAACCGTTTCTTTTAAGTCATTAATAACTTGTTTTGCTTTTTCACTAATGATAATTTTAATTTCCATATAACTTTTTTTTTTATTAGTTATTGACAATACAAAGATAATACATTTTTTTTAAACTACCAAATTTTTTGAGAATTATTTAAAAAAAAAAGGACTATTTTTTTATAGTCCTTTTTTCATGTTTTCATTGAGAGTAATTTAAAATTCTTTATTAATAACTTTTAAATATTCCATTGCTTCGGTCTTGCTTGCCATTGCATAAACTTTCATTTTTTTACCCTTATAAGGTCTTAAGGTTTTATAATTAATTATTTCTCCATTTTCATTTACTATATAATAATAGTTACACTTTTTACCATAAGGCGAAGTGTATTTACCTGATTTTAATTTAAACTTTGCCATAATATTTTAATTTTATTGGTTTGATTATACAAAGATAATAAAAAAAAAAGTTATCCACCAAATTTTCGGATAACTTTTTTTATATTTTTTTTTTTTATCCTTTTTTACAGTATTTTATTGCTTCATTTATATTGTTAAATTCTGCTATACAAGAGCCTATATTTTTATGTGAAATTTGATAGGTCCTCCATAATTTATTAAAACGTATTGTATAGCCGTTTACATAAATACCTTCATATTTAAAGTTTTTCCAACCAAGAATCCAGTATTTATAAAAAGCAGGACCAACTGATACATTCCAAGCAATTAAATCAACAATTAATATTAAAGTATTTAGTATTAAAAAAGCTGTTTTTGCCTGTGATATTGGATTCCCAAATAATAAATGTAATTCAAAGCGTAAAATTATAGCAAATAATAAAATTTGGAATAGGAAAAAAATGTTAATACTGTTATTAAGACGTTTTTTAATAAAAATCATTGTTGCTTTCATAATGTTTTAGTTTTATTGATTATTAACAATGCAAAGATAATACATTTTTTTTAAACTACCAAATTTTTTTATAATTATTTTTTCTGTTCAATTATTTTTTTGCTGATAATAGCGTTAATATGAAAAACACATTGTTTTTTTGATTTTCCATCGATTTTATTCTCAACAACATATTCGACTATTACCAACCCAGCTTTAATTAGCTTTTTATTATACCCTTTAAACCATTCCTTTAATTCTTTTAAACTATTGCATCCTGTTTTAAATTCATCAACAAATAGTGCAAAGTCTAAACTATCTAATTCTAATGTTGGTCTGTCCTTTCTTTTTGAATGATTTTTCAATAATTTTTCTTTAAAGAGTGATAAATCAACACCATCTAACCCACAATTATACGTACCCATCCCATCGATTGGGTTCTCGTATCTGTATACTTTTGATAACATATTTTATTGATTTTATTGGTTTAACGATACAAAGATAATACATTTTTTTTAAACTACCAAATTTTTTGATAACTTTTTTTCACTATTTTGTAAGAAATTTTTTTTCCAATATAAGCCAAAAAAAAAAGGGGGTGAACACCCCTTCTTTTATAGCTTTTTTTTTAACTTCAATTAGATTTTTTATTTTCTATAAAAGTAACAAATTTGTTTTTGTGGTTAATTCAGTATTAAGAGCAACAAAATTGACTAACTGATTAATAAATTTTCGTCTTTGTGCGGTTGTGTACTTTGCAAATGATTCGTCTGTAATGATTTCACACAAACTTTCGATTGATTCAACAAGGTCAATTTGTGCAGACGACATTGAAACCGCAACAACATTGTTCTGCTCATTTTCTTCTATTTTATCTGTTTTAGCAGAATTATTTGAGGTTTCATCATACCATCTGAAACCTATTTTTCTTCTGTAAGTATTTTCAGCTTTAGTTTTCATAATATTTTTGTTTTATTGGTTATTGACAATACAAAGATAATACAAATATTTTAATTCTCCAAATTTTTTTAACATTTTTTTCACTATTTTGTGAGAATTTTTTTTTTCAATATAAGCCATAAAAAAAAGGGAGAAAATGGCTTAATAGCTTTTATCTCCTTTTTTTTGGTTTTCTTTTTGGTTTTTCATTCAATTTCTGGCAGCAATTCTGGTCTTTGCTGTTTAATTTCATCGATATTAGCTAATCTAATTTCATTTACACTACAATTCCCAAACATATCCGTTCGGTATTCATCTTCACTATGAATTTGTAGAATAACACCAATTTCATCAGGTTCTTCATTATGAGATTCTTTAATCACAATATCACCAAGTCTAAATTTGGTTGAATGAACTGATTCGTAATCGAAATAAGCGAATTTTTTTTCATCTTTTACTTTCATAGCTTTAATATTTTATTGGTTTAACGATACAAAGATAAAACAAATATTTTAATTTTCCAAATTTTTTAACATTTTTTTTCAAAAAAAAAATAAAGCCAAGATTTGTTATCTCAGCTTTACTTTGTTACAGGGCAGATTTCTATTTAATCATCATCATCACCTTCGGTTATGTAAGGCTCGTTTTCAACATCATTAACATATTTCCCTTCAAAAAACGAATCATCTTCAAAAGATACAACAACGTAACCACCTTTTACTGAAGTATCCCTTCTTAAAAAAACTCCAGTTGCAAAAACTGTCTCTCCGTTTTTAATAAATTTCTTTGCCATAGCTTTAATGTTTTATTGGTTTAACGATACAAAGATAATACAAATATTTTAATTTACCAAATTTTTTGATAACTTTTTTTCATTTAATGATATTTTTTTCTCTCTAAATAGCGGTAATATTCACGTGCGGTCAATATTACCGCTTCTCTTTTGTCTTTTCCATTTGATAATGCCTTACAATATTCTATATTACTATATTTTAATGCTCTAATATGATAGATTTCAAATTGAAGCAATGCGATTTTTCTTTTTTTCATTGTTTGTATTTTAACCAGTTTTTTTAATTCACCTTTCATTTCTTTTAAACTAAATGATGGTTTCAAAGCATTAATAATGGCATTTTCAATTATAGGACCTGTTATTTTTTCTATTTTCTTAATATGTTCTTTTAGTTCTATTTTGTTTTTATCCTTATATTCTTTATAGAATGAATGAATATTTTTTACTTCTTTAGGCAAAAGTTCACGTTTAGCTTTTATTTTTTTAATTTCTTCTTTAATTTTTTCTTCTTTTTTATAAATGGTTTTTCTTAAATCAACTACATCATGTTTAAGTTGAGCTATTTCATATTCAATAGAATAAATTCTTTCATTAATGATTTTACTAAATATATTGTTTAAATTTTTCATGTTAAAGGTTCTTTTATAAATGCCTTAGTAAATTTAATTTTACAAAGATACAACATTTTTCTTTTCAAAACAACAATTTTTTTTAAAAAAAATCATGTGTCTGTTAATTTTTTTTCATAAAAAATTTGGTAAATTGAAAAATTATTCTTACCTTTGTACTCTCTCAATTAATTAATGATGGGTCGAGTTTAAAAGAAAACTATTGAACAAAACAATTTTCAAAATTGTTTTATCTTTGTGGTTAATTTTATTCTATAAAAATGTAAGCAATTTTCGGTTTATGGAAAGCGTTAATTTTTTATTAGGTTCCATTTTAATGTAAAATTCACTAAATAATATATTTTTTAATCATTTAATTGATTCAATAAATTTATTATTTGTGTCACTAAAAATAATACTAATTAAAAAAATTGTAGTTTAATGTTAATTAAATTATATTATTTATCCATACAATAACATTTTAATTTAATTAATTGCACTGCAAAGATAATATTTTTTTTTAATTCACTTAATTATATCCGTATAAAATCATAAGAATATTTTATTAACCCATTATAAGCGTTTTAAACAATTATTTTTATTTAATGATATTAGATAAACAAAAGAATATTATATCCTCTCTATTAAAGTCTAATGAGTTTTTAGAGGTACAAATGTGCATAGGTGTTTAAATGAATAATTAATAGTTAAAACTCCCTATATTCCATTAATATTAATAATCATCATAACCGTTATTATTACAGTAAAATTGAATAACTTAAATATAAGTGTATATAGGGCTTGTATAGTCATAAACAATTGGTATGCCTTTATTTGTCCACTTAACATTTCCAGAATCTACTTCATTAACATCTCCGTTATAAATTTCGGACATTACATTATATGCCCAATTAAGTGCATCAGATTGATTTGTGGTATATGGATAGAGTTTAAACAAATTTTCTTTAAATTTTCCAATGAAAACAATTAATTTTTAGTTTTACCATATCCATAAACTTCGATATGAGAAATTTCTTTAAATTTTCTTTTGCTAACAAATTTTCCATTTTTTACCAAACCAATTTGTTCGATATATACTGGAAAAATTACACTAAGTTTGGTAAAATGTTTATCAAAGAGAACTTTAGGAAATTTGTACCCGTTTACAAAATGATATTTACCATCAGGTACAGGTATATGACGATATACCTCACCAACTCTAAAATGAGTTGATAAAACATTTTTACTCGATGGAATTGAATTACATATTACTAACATAACTTTGATATTTTATTGGTTATTAACGATACAAAGATAATAAAAAAAAAGTTACCCACCAAATTTTTGAGTAACTTTTTTTCAATATCTTATAATTTTTTTTCAATTTTTAACTTGGTTGTATAAAGTCCATATTAACTACGCCGATTTTCGTTAAATGGTTTTCATTAAACCATTCAACAAAGCTATTAATATTTATTTCTTCGTACTCCTTATTATATTTTTCCCAACCACTAAAAATTTCATCACTTGTAATTTGGCTTGGTTTTTGAATGAAAACAGTTCCAATAATTTCTTCAGACTTGTGGTCGTGTAATTGATACGCATTGATTGTTGAGGTTTCTTTGTTTGCTAAAACAGCGTTTTCTTCTTCTTCTTCTGACAAATTAACTGTAAATGCTTCATTGGTTGTTTCATCGATAATATCAAATATCATTTCATCAGCACTATCTTTTAGCCAATTTGCAATAATTTTTGCTGCACCCAAAGGTGTTTTTCCAGTTACAGAATCGAATTGGATTGATACTTTAAATGTTTTTTCCATAGCTTTAATATTTTATTGGTTATTAACGATACAAAGATAAAACAAATATTTTAATTCTCCAAATTTTTTGATAACTTTTTTTAAAAAAAAAATAAAACCCCTATAATAAATAGGGGTTTTTATTGTTGTCAATCACCAATAAACGAGTTATGGAGCTTGCATGATGCGAACGAAGTCGTATATTACCCCACGCCGTAAGTGCGGATAAGAATGTGAGAATATACCTATACGTTGCCCCTTGCGTTTGAATGCGTAATCAATGATTAACAATAAGATGGCATAAGTCTTGCCTGCACGCATGCCACCCTGTACAATATGGATGCGTGTGTCAGGCTTACGTAGCTGCCTGCTAATCTTCTTCAGCGCTGTTGTTATTGCTAACATCGGGGATTTCTATCGTTTTGGGCAAGACCTTATCATCGAACTTATGATTGATAGTCTCTGCCTTGCCGTACCTTTGTGGGAACAGACGCTCCAACGTCCACGCTGCTGCTTGCCACGCCTTGTCTTCAATTATCTTGCGCTCACAAATATCACGGATTTTGTCATAACCCACTTCTTCAGCTTTTTTTACCGCTTCGAAAAATTCGACCTTAGAATTATACCAATTGATGAACGTCTGGTAGTCAATACCAGCTATCTTGCACGCCCTGACCCGTCCTTGTCCATCGGCTAAGGCTGTTAATATCTTATCAATTGTGTGTTTGTTATATTTCATGGATTATAAGGTTTATTTCGTGCGAGGGGAGGATTCGAACCTCCAATCTTCGGATTATGAGCCCGATGTGTTACCGTTACACCACCTCACAGGTTATATCGTTTAATCAAGTTCATTACATACTCCACCACGCATCCCAAGCAATGCTTCAGATGTTCTCGGTGCTCAGCGTAATAGTGAGCGTCAAGCATACGAAACTCATCAGCATTGACCTCGAACAACTTGCTATTTTTCAATTTACGTAGCAATATCAAAAATTCATCGTCCATAATTTCACAAATATAACACTTTTTTTTACATATTTATCATTTTTTTTAAAGCCACCCCCCCCTGTTTTTGATATATGAACATATAATCAGCGTCCTGCATAGCTTTCCTAAAAGCCGCATCAGACAAGGTCTCTACAAGCCACGTGGCAGTAGGCGGATAAATTGGAAACTTTTTGTTTTGAAAATGTTCCTTTGATAGTCAATTAGTTAGAAACTTTAATATTAAAAAAAATCCGCTATAATACTACAGCAATGGGCATTCGGAAACTTTTACTCTATTTCTATATATAAAAAAAAAATATACTAAATATTATACATATAATAGGGAAATTTAAAAAGTTTCCCATTTTTTACCTATTCTTACAGCCACAAGGCTTATATAAGGATTTTTACGTTTTTTAAAAGAATTCTTTTATTCCTAACACGTTGATATAAAGCAAGTTACTCGGAAACATTTTATTTTACAAAAGTTTCCAGCAGCCGAAAAAAGTTTCCCAAAAGTTTCCAAAAGCTATTAAACATGCTTTATTTAGACTAATTCTAAACAATTATTGCTATAAAACATAGAATTATTTTCAAAAACATGACAAAAATCATGGTTTTGGGGTAAAAATGGTTATACCTTTGTATTATCAATTAAAAAAATTACAATTATGGAAGATTTTAAATTTACAACAATAAAACCGCTTTTTTCAAATGCAGACACAATGGATTGGTTTATCAATGAACATTTTTATGAAGTGTTTGCTGAAGATGCAATTTATCTCAAATATGATGATGGTTATGCAGAAGTGATTGATAGTGAAGGACAAAAATGGGGATTACACGCAAGTAGTGATGATGATTTGGTTAGTCACAGAATTAGATTTGAAGCACTAACGAAGTATTGGTACTAACACATGACAAAAGTCATAGTTTTTGGGCAAAAATCACTGTATCTTTACATCATTAACCAATAAAACTTGCATTATGAAAAACGAAAGTTCAAAACAAGCACCGAAGAAGGCATTACGCAAAACCGATGTTAGGCGATGTATTGATGAATATATTGGGAAGCACTTTAGATTTTTAGAGAATTACATAGACGGTGGATATGAAGAGTATGTGCGAGATAACTTAAAGAAAATCACACATATAAACGTTTTTGGGGTAGAAAAAATTAGAACAGAATACAAGAAGATTCACAGCCCGTATCTTTTAGAACAGCGTGTTTTAGAAGATTGTGAAAAAACATTGGAGTATGTTAGGTTATATTGCGCCTAACGTATTGTGTATGGTTAGTGCCTTTGATAAGCACTTACTTAGGCATTAAACATGCTTTATTTAGACTAATTCTAAACAATTATTGCTATAAAACATAGAATTATTTTCAAAAACATGACAAAAATCATGGTTTTGGGGTAAAAATGGTTATACCTTTACATCGTTAAACCAATTAAATTAAATGTATATGAAAAGAATTAACGAAAGAAACATTGGCGACCATAAATTAGATGGTGGTGCTAAAATACGCAAAAAATCAAATAAAATAACTTACGATGAGAAAAAATTGGCGAAACAAGTGTTAGCAAAAGTTATTGATGCAATGGAATACGACAAAGAAATGAGTAATGGGAAAGGTCATTTGAATAGTGAAGCAATATTTACTGATGGTGGTAGAATTACATTATCAATGACCAGAGAGCAATTCGAAATATTAACTGATTTTATTTGCAAACTATGAGAATAAACCATTAAAATTAACGGTCGAACGATTTAGTCGAAAAGGCACTCCAATAAGTGCCTTTTTTCTTATTTTAATTTAGACTAATTCTAAGCTATTATTGCTATAAAACATAGAATTATTTTCAGAAACATGATAAAAGTCATGGTTTTAAGCAAAATCAAGCTGTATCTTTACAACATATTAATCAAAAAAAAACTTACGTTATGAAAACTTATGCAGTAACTTACAGTGGCAATTCAACAAGATTTAAAAATTTTTACGTAGAAGTAAATGCTAATTCAGAAAGAGAAGCAGTTGAAAATGTTTTTAGTCAATATATGGACGAAAACTATTTTCCACAAAATGATGGAAGCATACTTGATTGTGATGGTAATTTATTAGCATATGCTGATGACGTTGTTATAGAATACGACGGTGGCTGTTTTATGGCCGAAGCTATAAAGTGAAATTTTACAAATATAATAGGATATGACATTTCTCAAAACGCATTAGTATGAAAACAAACGAAGGTTTACCATTAGTAAAGTTTATGATGCTATTAAGTAGTATGGCTCCGCTTTTTCTGCTTGTTGGCATTCGTGGTATGGATGGTGTTGTTGAAGACAATCACCTTTGGATTGCCGTATTGTTACTATTGATAATTCCTTTTGTTGTAATCAAGTTGAGAATTCATTTTGCCCGTAAAAGCAATGATGTTTTTGTTTTGGATGTTTCAGAAACCAAGAACAATAAGGAATACCTTTTTACATACCTTTTCACTGTTTTGCTACCACTTTACAGCGTTTCCATTAATGATAATCGTGAATTTGGAGCAATGTTTTTCGCTATCTGTTTTGTCATATTCGTGTTATGGAATATGAATTTGCATTTCGTAAATATTCTGTTTACTGCCCAAGGATACAGAGTTTACACGATTGAGAGTTTTGACTCAGCTATTCTGTTAACGACACGTTCAACAATTCCAAAAAATCTGAACGAAATAAAAGTACACAGACTTAGCAACTCAGTATTCATTGAACTAAAGAAATATAACTATGCCAATTGAAGATTACAGAAATATTGAATTTGGAATTGAACGTCCTGATTTTGATGGTGGTGAACTAAGGTTTGAACTTGTTGAACAATAATGTTTAATTATGACGGTAGAAGAATATTTTGAAAGCTGGTGGCCAAAAGAATTGCCCACAGAAGGTTTTAACAAGACCGCAATGTTAGATTTTGCATTTTTGTACCACAGCCATAAGTTAAGTGTAATGGAACCACCTATTGTTAAGCAGCGCAGAAAACTTTTGCTTGAATTTATCAACTGGAGAAACGATAAAGATAAAACTGGTTTGCATATTGATGCGAAAGAGGTTGATGAGTTTTTAAAAATTAAGAAAATGTAAATTTTAAAACATGACAAAAGTCATAGTTTTTCGGTAAAAATGGTTATACCTTTACATCGTTCAACCAATTAAATGATAAGAAAATGAAAGAACTTGAAAACATAATCGAAAAGCACTACAACAAAGTAGGTTTCTCAGAAATATACCCAGAAGCAAAAACAGTTGTTAACGGATGGTTTGGAAAAGTTGAAAATTGTATTGCTTACATTGAATTACTCGGATTACAAAACACAACCGCAATAATGAGTGATTTGAAAGATTCTGGCTTAAAAATGAAGATATACGGACTTGATATTTACATAATAAAATGAGAATAATAAATGGTTATACCTTTTAAATTAAGTGTATATGAAAGGCTACAAGGTTTTAACAGCAGATATGAAAAGTCCATTTGATAATAAGACTGAATGGACATTAGGTAAAATAACAAGTATTGCTAAAGACAAAAAGTTAAGAATTATAGGATATGGACTACACTTATACAAATCATTAAAAAATGTTTCAATTGGCAAATTTGGGTGTAGGGTATTTGAAGCTGAAATAGTTGGTGAATATATCGAAGACAAAAATAAATTTTGTGCATATGAAATCAAACTTATAAAAGAACTTAACCCAGAAGAAGTTACCGATTCTAAATGGGTATACGAATATTGCATAACTGTAAAAGATGACCCAAAAGTAAGAAAAAATATAACATGTTCCGAATATGCATATCTATATTGCCAATATATCAAAGATGACCCAAAAGTAAGAAAGTATATAACTGATTCGTTTTGGGCATACGAATATTGCATAACTGTAAAAGATGACCCAAAAGTAAGAAAGTATATAACTAATGGTGCTATATTGTCGTTTTAATGCAATATAGGGGAGGGAAATAAAAATGAATTTAGAAGAAAAAGCAATAAAAATTATACATACGGTTGCAAATGCTACCGACAAACCATTATTTGCTGGTAATTCAGGTGGGAAAGATAGTGCCGTAGTTGATTATTTACTGCAAAAATCGGGTATTAGATATACTTCAATATATGCAAATACAACTATTGACCCGATTGGAACAATAAAGCACATAAGAGAAAACTATCCGCATACGGTAATAATGCAACCAAAAGAAACATTTTATCAATTAGTTGAACGCAAAGGACTACCAACACGATTAAACCGCTATTGTTGTGAATTTTTGAAAGAATACGTTTCTGTTGGTAAAATTATGTTCGAGGGTGTTCGTAGTTCTGAAAGCAAGAACCGACAAAACAGAGATTATGTACAATGTGATAATAGAAAATGGCAAAAAGGAGCGCAACACATTTATCCTATATATGACTGGACTGATGAAGATGTTTATAGCTTTATTGATAAGCATAACATAAAACTTGCACCACATTACCAATATTCTAATAGGCTTGGTTGTGTTGGTTGCCCATTGGTGAGCAGAAAAGGTGCAAGAGAAAAAGAATTTGCACTTTATCCAAAATATTATGAAGCTATTAAACGAGCAATTACAAAAGGAATGAGTAAAAATCCACAATGGAAACTAACTTGTGCCACAGATGGAAACGGAGAACTTGCAATGCAATGGTGGTTAAGCGGTAAAACAATGAACGAGTTTTTCCCAAACGGTTTTGAAAAAACCAAAGTGGGGTGGCAAAAAAAAATAAAAAATATTGCACCTAACAAAATCAATTTGAGTATATTTTTAATATTTATCTAAATAAAGTTGGTTATAAAACAGCAAAAAAAATCGAAAAACATGACAAAAGTCATGGTTTTAAGCAAAATCAAGCTGTATCTTTACATCATTAATCAATAAAACTTGCATTATGAAAAACGGTAGAATTAACGAAAGAAACATTGGCAACCATAAGTTAGATGGTGGTGCTAAAAGGGCTAAAGTAGTTATTGAGCCTGAATTAACAGAAGAAGAATACAAAGTAAAAGAGGCTGTAAGGCTTTGCAAAATGCTTTTAAATGATGGTGTAAAAGTTTACGAAACTGTACCTGAACTTGTACAACATTGGATTGATAATGGAATTGCAGAATTAAAAGAATTTGAAAATACTTGCATCACTGCAAGAAAATTTAAGCCTTTTGAAACAAGAGCAATTTTGATTGAAGAAAGAAGAAGTGATGTTGAATTAGTTTTAGGCTTAATGACTTCACTATATAAACTATGAGAAATATGAGTAACGAAATTACAGGCAACGTTACTCGGCTTTGTGCAGGTGGGGCATCAAGGCACGGAAGTTTCAACCCACCATTAAACTTTAATAGAATTACAAATGATGAATTTAACAGATAACCCCCACTTGCACAAAACCGATGTTAGCCGCAGTACTTTATTTTGGGCTGATTGTTTTGATGTTTTTCCTTCAATACCCTATAAAAGTATTGATATGATTTGTTGTGATTTGCCCTATGGTACAACTCAAAACAAATATGATATAATACTTCCTTTTGATAAACTTTGGGAGCAGTATGAAAGAATTATCAAAGACAATGGAGCAATAGTTTTATTTGGACAAGGGTTGTTTTTTGTGGACTTAATAAACTCAAACAGAAAATTGTTTAGATATGACTTAGTTTGGGATAAGCAGTTAATTAGTGGTTTTTTAAATGCTAATCGTATGCCTTTGAGAGTTCACGAAAACATAGCAGTTTTTTACAAACAATTACCAACTTACAACCCACAATACACTAAAGGCAAACCTTTACATTCAAAAGGAAAATCATATCTAAACAAAGAACACAAGAACGAAAACTATGGTAAATTTGAAATGACTGATGATAGCCGTGCAGGGAGTACACAAAAATACCCAAAAAGTATTATATCATTTCAAAAGCCACACCCAAGCAAAGCACAACATAGAACTGAAAAATCTATTGATATGCTTGAATGGTTGATTAAAACTTATACAAATGAAGGAGATATTGTATTAGATAACACAATGGGCTCAGGTACTACTGGACTTGCTTGTCTAAAAACAAATCGGCAGTTTATAGGCATTGAAAAGGAAAAACAATATTACGATATCGCTGTTCGGAGGCTGTCAGAGTATTGCGGCTAACGTTGGCAATATGAAAAGTTGGCTTTGCAATCACTTTCAATTTACCACAGCAGTTAATAGCCAATTTTTTATATTGCGCGTTATAAGCTGGTGCGGTATTATAGCACAGAACTTGAATTGAAAGATGAAACCCTTTTCTTTATGTATGGTGGGGGGGAATAAATTTGAAAAATTAAAAACAAAATAAAATGAGAAAAATATTTTTAATGCAATCAAGACAATCAGGAAAAAAAATGAAAAACATGACAAAAGTCATAGTTTTTGGGTAAAAATGGTTATACCTTTACATCGTTAAACCAATTAAATGATAAGAAAATGAAAACAACAGTACACATATCAGATTTCAAAGACTTTGAAGGGTTACAAGAGAGTTGTTATTATTATAGCAGCTATATAACTGAAAAGGGTAACACTATAATTACATTTGAAAATGTAAATCCTTTTGATAAACTGCAATATTTTAAAGGATATTACAGCGCAGCTTTGAGAATGGCAAAAGAAAATGGTTTTGACACTGTAAGAGTTCAATTTTTATTAGACACATTAAAAAACACTGGTTTAGAACTTATTAATATAATGGGCGCTAAATTATGCTACCCTGAAAATCATATTAGAAGGCAGTTATGAGAATAATACTTGCAATGTTTACAGATAGGCTTGAGGTTTACGGAAGCCTTAAACCTTTTTTTGAGCAATATCCGCAATATACTGAACTCAAAGATAAATGGGTAGTTTTTTCAACTGCGATTGCTTGTTATAAAGAAAACAGAAATTACATAGGAACCGAAAAACTTTTACAATAAGATTATTTTGATAATTCTTTGAGCTTTTCCAATATATCTTTCCAATATTCGGTTCGTTCTTTGTCGTGAACGTCAAATTTAATAAATAATTCAGCCTGTTTTATAGCCTTTGGCAAATTTTCAACTTCAATACGTTTGCCTTCATTATCTATAATATACTGTACCATAGCTTTAATATTTTATTGGTTATTAATGATACAAAGATAAAACAAATATTTTAATTTACCAAATTTTTTGAGAAATTTTTTTTATTCATAGTTATTTTTTTTTCAAATAAAAAAGGGGACCCGATAGTATCGGACCCCCAGTTGTCAATTAACCATAAAACATAAAGCATGAACGTAAAGCAATATTTAAATTTCTATTTTATTTTTTCTTAACGTTAATGTTGAATAAAATACAACTAAAGGTGTATCAATAAATTCAATAAATATAATTCCATGTTCCTTATCATGCCTTCCAATGATTTGTACTTTCTCTCTATTTTTTGAAAAACCATCAACCATAATAAGATTTTTTTTGCCAGTTCTACCAAAAATTCTTGATATATCCAATTTTTTAAGACAGTAGTCTATTTTTTCAAAACGTTCATCTGTTTTCATATGCTTTAATGTTTTGTTTTGACAATACAAAGATAATACAAATATTTTAATTCTCCAAATTTTTTAACAAGTTTTTTCCACTATTTTGTGATAAATTTAATTAAATTGTATATGAAATAAAAAAACCTCGCCATAGCGAGGTACAAAAACACCTAAGTTATTTGTTTATTGAAACCATATAGGACTTTAACCTATCCTTTCGGGCCTTCTGCATGGTTTCACAATATTTTTACATTTACCATTGTTTTATATTTTTCAATTTAACGATACAAAGATAATACATTTTTTTTAATTTTCCAAATTTTTTGATAAGTTTTTTCACTATTTTGTGAGAAATTTAATTATAAATAAAAAAAAGCCCCACCTTAGAAAGGCGGAGCTTTTAATGGTTCATCGGGAATATCCACAATTGGCATTAACTGACGGCAAATATACCCCCGAGTTGTTAAATAATAGTAAAGGGGGTTAAGCATATATTCGGGCTTAGCTCGAATTATAAATGGACCGACAATAGCCACATGAGTAATATAATGGCATTTATCCCAAAAAACTTGTGCCGAAGATAAAACCCCATTTTCGACCAGTCGGTACACCGACTTATAGGAGTTTTTTTTCATTTTTTTCAATGAACCAATTATACTAAATTAAGAGAAACTAAATTAAACGAATCTAAATAAATCATATTTATTTTTATTTTAACGCCACGTTGGGCGTTATAAAGTTCCAGACCTTGCAAGTAACATATATTTTATTTTTTATTAATTTGACAATACAAAGATAATACATTTTTTTTAATTTTCCAAATTTTTAAATAACTTTTTTATACCAAAGTTCTTAACTTTAATGTTTATTCACTTTCAACAGTATAAAAATTAATAATTTCAGTATCAACAATTTCAGCATCATCATGGTTTGAAGTGAAGTTATAATCCATTTCTTGAATTACATTTGAAATTTTAACATTTTCTTCTGCGTTGATAATCAGTCTTACTGTTACATCAACATAAACTTTACGTGCTATATTTTTTTGTTTTTTATTAATTTAACGATACAAAGATAATACATTTTTTTTAATTTTCCAAATTTTTAAATAACTTTTTTTAATAATTTGTAAAATTTTTTTTATTCATAATAAGTGTATCCCCTATATTATACTGTTCACAACCAACTAAAGCCCTATTACTATGTTTTGCAATTCGTTTAGCCTTTTGATTTATAGGACTTAGATAAACAAAACAATTATTATAAAATTTAGCAGGTGTTTTTTCAGTAATAACAAACTTGGCAGATTGACAACTACACAACATCATAACCATCATAACCAATATAACAAATTTCATTCTCATTTTATACACAATTTTATTAATATTCTTTTTCCAATACGTTCAAATAGTCGAGTGCTAAGTCGTCTTTTTCCAAATCTTGCTCTTTTAGCACGGCAAAGTAAGCACCAGCTCCTCCGCCGTTTGAATAACTTATTTTGCTAAACAATGAAATTTTATTATATGTAGTGGGAGTGTAATTGCGATTAAACAACCATTCTTCATAGTATATTATAAGGTCGCCATTTTCTGTTGGTGTTAAATATGGTTTATTATTTTTGTCATATTTCATAGAAAATCTTGTGGCTTTTTCTTTGTCTCTTTTAGTACATACCTCTATATTGGTATATTCATTACCTAAATAAGAAAAAATTTCAGGTTGATTATTAAAGACGAAATAAAAATCATTTATTTCTTCACGATAGCAAATTAGCCAGCCAATGAAAAAGTCATTTGTTATTTTTTTAATTTTTATTTTCTTTTCCATATTCTATAAATTTTAATGTTTGACTTTACAAAGTTAATACATTTTTTTCAATTCTCCAAATTTTAATGATTAATATTTTCGAGAATTTTTTTATACTCTATTAATAAATTCTCATATAATGCTTCATCAAAATTTTTAAGATTATTCAATAAAATACCTATTCCAGAATCTTTCGGTGTAACCTTTTTGGTTTTTATGAGAAACATTTTTGCTCTAATTTGTCTCTCCATTGCTATTAAATAACGTTCACTTGCCATATTTTATTGCTTTAATAATGTATTCAAACATATAACTTGGATATGCCGAACTGTTTGACTGAAAATAAGTTTTAACACCATTTTCATTAATGATTAGAAAATTTGCTCTTGTCATAACTTTAATTTTTTATTGGTTATTGATAATGCAAAGATAATATATTTTTTTTAAACTACCAAATTTTTTTCTCACAAAATTGTGAGAAATTTAAAAAAAAAGTTATTAAAAAATTTGGTAAATTGAAAAATTATTCTTACCTTTGTATTGTCAATTAATTAATGACGGGCTGACTTAAAAAACTAAGTTAGGAGAGTATACTCCAACCTACATAAATTTTATATATCTAAATTTCTATATATGTATTTTTTTATATATGTAAATTATAAGAAAATTCTAAAACTGAATTAAGACCTAAAAAAGATATTCAACAATAAAAAAAAATAAAAAATAATTGTCAAAAAATTTGGTAAATTAAATTTTTTTTAGTAACTTTGTAACGTTATTTGTTCATATTAATAGAATATGAACCAATACGTGCTGCCTAAAAGTGTAGTACAAAAAAATATATATAGATTGCTATGTACATGGATGCTTTAATTTGTTTTAAAGTGTTCATGTATGTAGTTATCTCCATATATCCATAATTCTGGATACATGGTTAATGGGATATCTACATATTTGCATATGTTAATATGCGAATGAATATTTTTTTATCTTTTTCCTATATTACCATTTTTTTGGTGATTATCAGACTAAAATAACTATACTATTTTTATAGGTACATTTAACTAAGGGTTTTTTAACCTTTTATTAAAATTCCTATTCCAAAAAAAAATCACTTTTTATGCTTTTTAACATGTTTTTAAATTTGCTTTTTTAAAAAAATTTTAGTATATTAGAATGAGAATTTATGGAGAACATAGACTTTTTTATTACCTTTTTTAACTTCCTCATTATCAATACTTCCAAAATTACCCATTTTTTACCACAATTTCCCACATAAGACACAAATGTGTATTTATACATAAGGGGGACATATTTTTCTGAATGAGTAATATTAAGATTTGATTTTAGTATTATAATATTATGTATATTCAATTATTTTTTGTATGGTGGTATGGTGGACACAAATGTGTACATAATAGTTCATATAGGGTGGTATGGGGTAAAAATAATGTATATAGGTATATGTTAAAATAGTATTATATATGTTATGATATTATTATGTACACATTTGTGTACATAAGGTATTATGATAGGTTTAAGTATTTCATAAGTGTTATAAAATCGTTTTTAAGTGTAATATTATCTGGATAGAAATAGAATGTTGTATCGCAGATAATAATAGTTTGTGATTGTGATATTTTTGGTAGAATCTTTTTTTTGATAATATCATCAATATCTTTTTGTAATATTGAATGATTAAGTTGTAATTGGTTATTCATAATATTATATTTATTTTATTGTTTTTTTTT